CTTAATTATTCTACTAATCATTATATTAAAAAAGATGGAAGATATACTATTGTAAGTCCACATGAATTTGAATTATATACTTCAGTAACCAAAAATCCATGTTCTGAAATAGTTAGTAGTGAATTATCAATGAAAGATGTAATTGTAAAAACTGCTCAAAATATGGGTTTATTTCAACCTGATAAATTTGTAACAGATGGGTATAAACTAGGACATCATATTTTACAATTGGATCCACCAGTAAAAACTATAGATTATTTTCCTGAAGTTACAGAACTTAATTTTGATTAAAATGCTTTTAGATGTTAATACAGCTATAAAAAATAATAATTTTATAGATTTTTTTAAAAATTCAGAATCTCTTAAAAAAGCTTTAGAAAACCCAGATAAATCTATTTGTAGTTATTATGAAATATTAGTAGAAGATATTCTAATTACATGTGGAAGTGTACGTTGTTCTGAATGCCCATTAAATAGAAATAATAGACATATTTTATTAAAATATCTCCCTTTTATTTCTAATACTTTATTACCAAAACCTATTATATCTGAAATTGTAGATATAGAAAAATATTTTCCAACAATTATTGAATTATAAATTAAATTTTTAAAAACAAAAAAAATGAGTGAAGAAAAAAAATCTTTCGTAGAACGTGTTATTGCATTTGTTAAAGGTGGTGATGATGCTAATGTAATTGCTGTACAAAACACAGCAAAACAACTTTGGACTAAGGCTATTTCAGTTGCTAAAGCAAATATTGCAAAAATAGCTACTAATCTTAGTGAAGAATTGGAAGCACAAGCAGAATATGCTAGTGATGCACAAGTGGCTTATGAAGAAGCATTTTTGAATATTAGTGTTGAAAAACTTAGTCGTGACGAACGTGTTGCTTATGTAAAAAGCGAATGGCAAGGTGCTATTGCTAATGCATTGTACAAAGTTGAAAAAGTTGAATCAACTATTACTTCTTTAAAAGAAGAAGCTAAACGTAGAACTGAAGCTGAAGAAAAAAGTATTGCTACTTATGAAAAATATTTAGCACAAATTGCATAATAAATAAATTATTAACTGACGAATCCAAAGTGTACTATGGTCTGTGGTCGTTAATGCTAACCTTGGAAGAACAGGTTAATAATTTAAAGGTTAAACATTGAATACCTTTGTATGTAGAAGACTTGAGCTAACGCTTTGATAGAAATTGCTATAGTAGGTTAGACCTACAAATACATAAAGATACTAATCCTGAAGACAGGATATTATGCAGGATATAACTGCTTAAATGAATGACTTATTGCTGCTGTAAAATCTGCAATATATCAAGTAATGGAGTAATCCTAGAAGTATTGCAACCTTGAGAAAGTTGTAGAGAAAGTAGCGAGGAAAATAGTTAAACTTCACAGTCTAAAATTAAATCCTAACAATACTAATGAGTTCTCAGCATGACCCTAATTTATCATATGCCATTGAAAGGTAATCCTATTGATAAAAGGGTGCTAAAAAAAATAAATTAATCTATAAATATGGAAGAAATAGCATTTATAATATTTTTAATATATATATTATTTACATTAATACTAAATCCGATGTTATTTTATATTTTAAATAAAATATATCTTAAAGTAAATAATAAAAGACTATATCAAGATGAATATGGAGCTATATTTTCAGTACTTTCTTTTATTGGATTTATTTTATTAATATATTATATTATAGAAATATTACTTATTAAAAAATATAGGAATAGAAGAATAGATAAAATAGATTTTAAAATGGAGATAGATACAAGGCCAGGAACCAATGTATTCTTTTTTAATCATCAATATATATTAAAAATTAAATGTAAGTATTATAATTGTAAAGTTGGTTCTAAAGAATGTACTAAATGTAAATATTATATAAAAACAAATGATATTCCTTCTCATTTCCATAATGGAAATTGTATAAAAGAAGTATTAAATGTAGAATGTTGTATTGAAGGAAAAAATAAAACTAAAATATAATAAATTAAAAACATTATGAGATGTCCTGTATGTGGAAGTCATGATTATTATTTTGATGGACTATGTGATGTCTGTTTAGATGTGATCATTGGCAACGTTGAATTTTTTAAATTAAACTTTAAAACAATATGAAAAAACTAATTATTTTATTATTTTTAATCTCTATGATTTCTTGTTCTCCAGAAATTACAAATTCTTATAGAGGAATTTATGATATACCATCTAAAAATAATACAACTTATTGTATTCGTTTATATAATGGTAATTTTCTTATTAGAGAATGGAAAGGATGTATAGATGTACATTCTCAGAATAATCATTTTACTTTTATATATGATAATGTTAAAATGATAGTTTATGGAACAATTATAGCTTTTAAAGAATAAAAAGTATGAAATTAAAAAAAGAAAGTGATGTATTAGATGATCTTAATACTCAAGATTTTGATGATGATCCTTATGTAAATTGTTTCGGTTATTAAAAATTAAAATTATATACTATATACTCTAAATTATAAAAGATACTATCTGGTAGACTATAACAAGAATAGGAGTCAGATTATATAATTCTATTAAATATGGGAATGCTTGGTATTGATTCGCAGTAGATAAATAGTAAAACAGCTGAGGTAGACCACCCTCGTTAATCAGAGATCAAAACAATAAAAGAAAACGTTAAATCGCTTATTTTTGGTAGTCGCACAGCTTACGCTGTAGCAGCATAATATCCAATGGGGTTGTCAATTGACCTTATTATTCAATAATTGAGTAATAGTCATGTTCCTACTAAGAACAATTGTAATACATCGCCTCCTTACTGAGGGTTGTTAAAGTGTACGTTACACGTACTGGTGGTGTTCTGTTTGTAACCAAACAGTCCCATGTTATTTCAATGTTTCTTTTCAAGAAATAGCAGATAAGCAACTGTAAAAGCTAAGCTGTAAAATTTTATTATGGATTCCTGAGGAAGACGTGGGTTCGACTCCCACCATTTCCACTATACAATCATTTGATTAATGATATAGTGTTTTTGAGTTCGTGAATAAGTCTGCTGTGAAGCCCACTTATTCCATTTTTAAATTAATAAAAAATTAATTATGAAAATATTAAAATGGTTATTTAATACTAATATAGGATATTTTATTTTAGAACATAAATATCAATATAATGGTATTGATTATAAAGGATATATATTATGTCGTGGTTATAGAATGTTTGGATTATTTGGATATGATAAATTAGTTATAGCAACAGATGAAGAAGAACTTAAACAAATTATAAATTTTTATATAAATAAAACTAAATAAAAAATGATCTTACTTAATAGTATTTTTCATATTCATGAATATGATTATCTTGATGCAAAAGGCTACCAACGTTGTAAACATTGTGGTAAAGCTTATTGGATAGGACTTCCACCAATTGAGCCTACTTTTTCTATTCAAGAACGAGTAGAATTTAGTAATAAACGTGGTAAAGTTTATAAAATTACATTTGTACAAAAATGTATAGAAACTGGTGAATTAAAATCATTTTCTATTAAAAAATAAAAATCCTGTTATGTCAAAATAGGTTGAGCATGTATATTCATGTTGGTTCCATTCTTAAAGGTTGGTTATGAATAAGAATATGTATCTATACGTATAAAATAGAATTCTTTTGTAAATTTTCTATCCGAGAAAATCACTATTACAGATAGAAACTGTTGGAGGGATTGACATTCCTATTGATTTAGTGTATTAGTGCACAGACCGACATAGTGTTGGTAAAGCTCAGTTCGAACCTGAGAATCTAACTAATTTAAAAATTAATAAAATGATAAATCCCGCAAAATACGCAATGAAACAAATCATGAAAGGCGACTTTGGCTATGATGATTATGTTTTAATGATTCAGGAGATTCAAGATGATGCATATAATCAAGGTATTGATGATTGCGTTGAAAATGTGGCAATGAAATATGTTCAAGTAGATTATGAAGGTGTTAGAGCTGGCTCATTTTATACTAAAACTGTTATTGATAAAGATTCAATTTTAAAACTAAAGAAATAATGTCAGGAAATAGAATGACTGCCATTAAATGGTGGAATATGGAATTATCTTTGAAAGAGCGTGAACTGAATACTAGATTGATTATGCCTTCTTATAGAAGACAAGATTCATTGGTAGGTAGTGAAATTGAAAACATGTGGGATATATTTGTAGGCCCAGAGAAGCAATTATACAACAAAGAAGAAGTACTTCAATTGTTAGTTGAAGAACGACAACGTGCTATGGATATTGCATTGGCTTTTTATAATACTAATCAAGCAGAATACGAAAGCCGTAAGAAAGCTGGAAGTGCATTAAAAGAAATAGCTTATGTTAAAAGAGAATGTGCTGATACAGCACGAAAGATTGGATGTGCTATATCTGGATTAACTGGATTATCTTCACCTGAAGATACTATAAAACAACTTATTGAAAAAAAATTAAATACTTAAAATAAAATGAGAAAGCATTCATTATCAGAAAAAGGATTGAGTATGTCAGAAGCTCAATCAATATCTAATCTTTGTAATCAAAGAGCATTAGATATTACAAATTGTTTAAAAAATGTAAACACAGCATCTAAAACTATAGTAATTGGTACTATTACACATACTTTGCAAAAAGGAAATGTAATGCCGGTTAATGTGATTGAAATGTTGGAAGAAAAAGGATTACTAACTGGTTGTCAAGCTTTTTTGATAGAAAATCTTAAAACAAAAGAACGCTTATTGATGGCTGCTAAAAATGAACAACCTGATTTAACTATTGTTGAAATAGTACCTCGTCCTTTATATTCAATGTCTCATTTACTTAATAATGTAAATGAAGAGTGGGGTTGGGAACAACTTTCAGTGAAAGAAATGAATGAATTTTATCAAGTTGAAGCACTTGCTGCTCATATTGGTCAATTTATTCATAAAGGTTCTATTCTTGAGAAATTAAGAGATGAATTAAATAAACTTCCTTCAATTGAATGGATTGATGTTGTTGCCGGAACTAAGAGTCCAGTAATTATTACTGCTAATCATACAGCTGAAGAGTTACAATCTTTACATGAAAAATTATCTATTATTCATCGCAAATATGAACAAAGAACAAATTATTTTAAAGCTAAAGTAAAAACTATAGTTACAACTGAAAATGCTCGAATAGCTAAATTAAATGCCGATGAAACTTTTAGAGTTAATGACATTAATAAAGTTTTAAATACTGACTACAATGATGAAATGCGTGATTATAATGATGCATGTTCTAAAATTGAATCAGAATTTGAAATTGAACGCCAAGAAACAATTAAGAAATTAGCTGCTTTACGTATTACTGTTGATCCATTGTTTCAACCAATCATTGATAAATTTTTAGTTAAAGTTACTGTATAATGATACTTAAAATTTATTTATGTAAGTCTAAAGCAGGTGATCCAGACCATATTCGTATGGTTCAGGATTATCTTGCTGGATTTGATTGTGAAGTTCTTGAATTTGAAGGAGGTAAATATTCTTTTGATACTCTTGATAAAGCTGATTATATTTTAGTTATTCCTCCAAATCATGATTTTGATGCCGGAGATGATAAAGTATTAGTAGGTAAAGGTCAATGGACAGAATATGATCATTATTTAGATACTAACCATGAACATATTTATTCAGCTTCTTATATTCCATTAATTGTTGTAGATTTTCAAGGAGAAATACCTATAGTAACTGAATCAGATACTTATGAAGTTATTTCCGAAGATTGGAAAACTAAATATGCAACTCTTAATATTTCTGATGATAGTGGTGATAATGATAGAGAACTTGCAATTGCTCTTGATTTAGTACTTAAAATTAAAGATGCAGAACCTGTACAAGAACCAATTAAGATTGAGATTGTAGTTGATTCAGCACCAAAAAAACTTTTTAAATTTTAATTAAAGGTAGATAAGTGATAAGCATAAGCCGATGCACTTATCTTTTATGTTTAATAATAAGAACCAAATTCATCCCCTCGTGGGATATCTACTCAATGCTGCATAAGCATTACCTTGTTAAGGTAACAATAATGATAAAATAATCAAAACTAAACCGCTCTTTTACGAACTTTATAAAATTCAAAAAAAACGTCATAGGTATACCTATGATAACTTTGTGTTTTGTCTTTGCCTTTGTTGTAAAAGAGGTCTTTGACTTTAACTTTATTTCTAGCATTAACTATATTTCTTATTATTAAACAACTTTTTTTTGGTATTATAGCTCAATTGGTTAGAGCACGTTAAACCCGCAAGGTACGAGGTTGAAGGTTCGAATCTTTCTAATACCACAATTAATAACATAAAATAAATTATTATGATTTTAACAAATAAATGTATAAAATATATACCAGAATTAACTTATGATATTTTTCTTTTAATTTGGGATAAACTCGAAAAAAATGGATATGATATTTCAATAACTTCTAAAACTATTTATAATAATTTAAAAGAAAATTGGCCTTATTTAGTAACTTCTGATGCAAATATACTTACTAGATCACTTCCTTTAGGACAAGAAATTATAATTCAAGAATTTTTAGGATATGATCCTTTTAAATTTATACTTCCTACAAAATGGTGTGTAAAAGTTGAAGCAAATAATAAACCTGAAGAAATAGCTGTTTGGAGAAAAACTAAAACAAGTTCAGAATGGATTAATCCTGGTTATTTAGATTGTGATGGATGGCATACTAAAGAATTTAATAATAGTTGTATTGAAATTACTTTTGATCAATTTAAAAAATATGTATTAAAAAGAACTGAAATAGTTTTTGAAGCAATTAAAGTTCCAGAATTTGTTTTACCCTTTAGGTGGTGTGTTAAAGTTACTGAAGAAAATTATAAAATACTTAGTGATTTTAAAATTAAATTAGGACGTAACAATCTTAAATCAGTATCTACTTATTCATATGTTGATAATAATGGTTTTGGTACTGGTAAAACAACTTCTACTGTAATTACATTTGATGAATTTAAAAAGTATGTATTAAAAGAATCAGATTCTTCCGAAATTATTGTTCCTTTTATATACCCTGAAAAATGGTGTATACAATCTACTTTTAATAATAAAGATCAAATTAATGAAAAATTTAATAAATTAGTTAAAAGAGAAGTCAGTGGTTCATCAGATAGTTATTGGCATTATCCTGAATATGGAATGAATCAATGTACTAGTAGTCAAATAGAAAATTGTTATACACCAATTACTTTTGAACAATTTATGAATTTTGAAAAATCTATAAATATTTCTAAAGAAAAATTATTAGCTAAAGCTGCTAAAGATTATCCTATAGGCACTAAGTATGTAACAGCTGGAGAAGGAAATGAAGTATACACTGTTGTAATTCCAGTTCAAGAATTTATTAGTTTAGATTTAATTTATGGAGAAAGTGGTAAAGGATGTTTATATAAAAAAGGCAAATGGGCTGAAATACTTGAAATTACAAAAGAAGCTTATGAAATGCAAAAATTAAATTCTTTGTCTATAAATGCAAATAAAAAAGTAAAAACTAAAGAAAATTTAGAATTTGCAATAGAATGTAAAAGTCAAGAAGAATGGGATTTTGTTTGTAAATATAAAGGATATCAACCTGAGGAAAATTGGTTTTTAAGTTCGCAATATGGTAAAGGTATTTCATATTGTATATATTCTTATGCATCATATACTGTTGAAGAATGTAAAAAATATGATTATCCAATTATATCTTTTGATGAATGGTGTGAAAAGTATAATATTTGTAAACCAAGAAAAGAAAGAGTAACAAATGCTTATATTCAAGGAATACAAGCTCATATAAATTTTTATGATTTTTTAGGAACAAAACCTTTATCAGTAAAAAAATCATTAACAGAGCAATATTTTCCAGAAGTAATAGAATTAAACTTTGATTAAAAATATGGAAGAAGAATTAAAAATTTTATTGAAAAAATACAAAGCAATACTTACGTGTTCTGATGAACAATTCATTGAAGAATGTAGAGAAATAATTATTAATAATGTATTAGAAAATCACACTATTAGTCTTAAACCAATTGAAAAGTGTCAAAATTAACTAAATTTTTAGAAACCAGAACAGAATTACTAATAAATTCTGCTTCTGGTTCTATTTATTATCGTATCGGTAATAAAAAAATTCGTATTGCTAATCATTTATCCGCTAATAGTTCTCAATTTGCATTGAATATTTTAGTACCAAATAATTCAAATACTCAATATATATTAGCTATAAATAATAAAGTTTTTATTTATAATACTTTTACAGAGTTAAAACCATTTCTTATTAATTGGTGTATTATTATGCAAAGTGCAGCTGATATTTCAGAAATTGGAAATAATACTAGAATGCAGGAATTAGAAAAAGAAGTTATAAAATTAAGAAAAGAAAATGAGACTTTTTCAATAGTAAAATCATCTAAAAATAATTTTGATATGACTATGTTTACTTCAGGGCAACAACTTCAAATTAAAAATTTTATTAAAGCTCAAACTGAAAATAATAAAAAGAAATGAAACGTTTTATAGTTTTTTTAGTTAGTTTATGTATATATGTAAATATATATTCACAAGCTAGAATTGGTTCTTCATTGGATGAAATTAAAAATGAATTTACCAATAATGATATGAGATACTCTATTATAGAGAAAATTCCTTGTTTAATTGTTATATATTCTAATGTAGATGTATTTTATTATTTAAATAATGCAGGATTTTGTTATCAAACTTCTATTGTTACTAAAAATCTTACTTTGGCTAAAAATATTATAGATATTTATAATAAAAATTATATTATAAAATCTAGAATTAGTTGGATAATGAATAATAATTTTAGAATTGTTACTATTCAATTTCAATATATAACTGGAATAGGTTATATTTTTACGTGGAAATAAATATTATGTTATTAAATAAAACTTCAAAAATCTTACTGACCGTGCATATCGGAGGTGAGTTAGGTACTCCGGTATCCTATAAATCTACTAAAGAAGTAGTCTCAAAAATTAATACATCTCCAATGGAACTTCAAATGACTGATTCTAAAGGATTACCTACTGGAATGTATTTAACTCCAAAAGGACATTATTCCGCACCAAATGATTTTAAACCACGTACTGTTCAAGACTGTACACAAAATTTAAATATTAGTGGAAGTGCTGTAATGAATTTTATTTCAGATGAATGTCCATCCGGAATTAAAAAAAATGTATGGCTTGAATTAAATGAAGAAGCTCGTATTCTTTACCATTTAACTCAATTTGCTGGAAGTAATAAGTTTACTTTTGAAATAATTGAATAAAAGATAAATTGATTTTTTACAGGCCATCTACATATCGTAGGTGGTCTTATATATTATGGAATTAGAATTTAAAGAATATAAAGAAAATAAACATTTTCTTTTAGATGAGGATTTAGATGAACTAACTTATGAACCAGAATGGTGTGAACATTGCAGTGCAATGGCCGAAGAAAGTGGTTATGATTATGAATTTAATGTTACATGGGAATGTGGAATGTGGCATTGTGATGATTGTGGAGGAGGATGTTAATGGAAGAACAAGGATTACGATATAATGAGGGAAAACTTCAATGGTCATTAATGCATTGGAAATCACTAGAACCAATGATTCAAGTACTTATGTATGGAGCACATAAATATAGTATATTTGAAGATGATAAAGGGAATAAAATTAAAGGAAATGAAGTATCTGTTGTAGATTCTAAACAACTTAAATTAATATCTAGTGGAAGAGATAATTGGAAAAAAGGATTTCCAGAGACAGAATTATGGGACAGTTTTTTACGCCATACTGCTGCAATTTTAGATGGAGAAGAATTAGACCCAGAAAGTGGTCTATCACATATAGGACATCAATTTTGTAATCTTATGTTTATATCTTATGCACAAGCAAAAAAGAAAAATGTAAGTAATGAAATTGATCAAATGTTATCAACAATATAATGAATATAGATCAAACAATATTAGATCAAGCAATTGCTAAATGGGGATTTAATTCACAATTAGCAATGTTACAAGAAGAATGTATGGAACTTGCTATGGCAATTCATAAATTTAGAACTAGAGATGATTCTAAAGAAAATTGGATAGAAATTAATAAAGAATTTGCTGATGTAATGATTATGTCACAACAGTTCGAAAAATTAACTGATATGAACTATGTTCAAGAACAAATTGATTTTAAAATGAATAGACTTCAACAACGTATAAATAAAAATGAAAAAATTTAAATTAATAAAAAAATACCCTGGAATATTTTCTATATTAAATATTGGAGATATTGTAACTCAAGAAAATATTAATGAATTATATAGTTTTAAAACTTATTATAGTTCTAAATGGAATGATGCATATTTTGAAGAATATCCAGAATATTGGCAAAGAGTTAGTGCATTATTTTTAACGGAAGATAATGTAACTATTTTTTCAGGAGATAGTTGGTGGTATGTAGTATTAGCTACATTAAATCCTCCTAAACAAACTAGTAATTATACTGTGGCTAGTAATTCTGAAGTTAAACGTTTCTCTACAAAAGAAGCTGCTTGGAGATTTATTAATAAAAATAAAAATCCTGTTTTATTTATAACAGAAGATGGTAAAGAAATTCGTAAAGGTGGTACTTTTTTTGGTGTAAGATTATATGATTTTAAATTAATGCCAGCTACACATTTTGATACTACTTTTTATAGTAGTCATATTAAAGAATTTTCGACAGAACAATTAGCTCAATTATATATTGATCTTAATAAACCTCAATATTCTTTACAAGATGTATTAGATTGTCAATTATTATGTTCTGTAAAATATAATTCAAATGCTATTGTTATTGATATTAACAAATTAACTGGAAAATGATAGTAAATAATTTTAAACAAATAGCATCTTTATTATCATTTACAACAAAAGATTCTTTTTATCATTTACAAATTCTTAAACGTAAAAAAGATTGTGCTGAATTCGATAGAGGACGTAATAATAATGCTCGATGTATTAAGACTTATTATATAAAAAGTATAGAAGATTTTCAGAAACATGAACAAGAAATTATTCAACTATGTGAAATATTTACTGCTCGTGCATATATAAATCTTAATGAGAAAAGTATGGAGAGGGCTGCTTATGAACTTAATTGTCAATTAGCAGATAGGTTAAGGTTTAAACAATTTGATTATACTTATAGATTATTTGATACTATAATAGGTGGAGGATATTTAGAAGATGAAGAAGATGGTAAAGGACCTGCAACTGAATTAGAACTTGGATCAAAAATTAATATCGGACAGAAACGTTGGATTATTGATGTAGATGAACCAGAAATTTCACCCATAATGTGTGCATTTATTGATTATCATTGTTTACCTCAAGTAGTAACTACTGAGAATGGGAGTGCTGTTAATTATATTAAAAGTAAAATAATTGCATCAATCCCAACTAAAAGCGGATGGCATTTGATTACTACTCCATTTAATTTACAACAATTTCATGCTGAATACCCTGATATTGATATTCAAAAAAATAATCCAACTGTTTGTTACTTTAATCATAAAGAAGAATGATATATTTAATAATTTATATAATTGGTATTGTTATTAGTTGGTTTTTATTTGCTTGGGTTAATGATAATAATAATGATTCTATACCTGCAGGATTTATTTTTTTAAGTTGGATTAGTGTATGTGTAGTTATTTGTTTATATATTAATTATTTATGGATTAATGCAAAAATATTTCACCCTTTATTAAAATATTTTAAAAAAAAGAAAAAATGATAGAAAATTTTATAAAAAATGATGAACAATATACTATTCAAGTTATTATAACTGATAAAAATGGTATTACTGATCCTGAATTAAATGAAAAAGTTACTAAAATGGTTGAAGAACTTATTAATGGACTTTCTCAACAACAAAGTAAATAATTATGTTTAATTTTTTTAAAAAAGAATTAAATATTATACAAAAAGAATCTTTGCAATTTCCTATTAAATCTATTATAGGATATGATTTAAAAATGCAAAATTATATTTATTTTAAAATAATTAATATTAATGAAATATCTAATTATATGTATAATTCATATAAATTTAGTTATTGGTGCTATATTTTAGATGGTAGTATTGTATTCCCTAAAAAATCAAATTGTAAAAAATTATTTATAAATTATGTTTAAATTCTATGAAGTAGGTGGTAAGATTCGAGATGAATTTCTTGGATTAGTAAATAAAGATGTCGATTATGTTGCTGTTCCAAATGATATATTACTTGCTTCACATAGTAAAGCTAGTGATATGTTTATTTTATTGGAACAAATCTTAAGAAGAGATATGTTTGAAATATTTTTAGTAACTAAAGATTGTTATACAATTCGTGCTAAATTTCCAGTAGGACATAAATATAAAGGTGTTGCTGATTTTGTAATGGCACGTAAGGAAATTGGTTATATACCTGGAACTCGTACACCTATTATTGTACCTGGTTCATTATATGATGATCTTGAACGTAGGGATTTTACAGTTAATGCTATGGCTAAAGATGAAGATGGAAATATTATTGATCCATTTAATGGAGAAGCTGATTTAAGAGCTAGAATTCTTAGAACACCTCTTCCATGTAATGTAACATTTAATGATGATCCCCTTAGAATTTTAAGAGCTATTCGTTTTGCATTAACTAAAAATTTAGCTATTCCAGCAAATATGCAAGAAGTTATTGAGAACTATGATTATGAATACAAAATGGGAGTTGTGTCTGAAGAACGTATTCGTGAAGAGTTATACAAATGTTTTAAGTTTGATACATTTAAAACTTTAGAAATGTTGTGTAAATATAGGGATTTAAAGTTGTATATTTTTAAACATACCAAACTTTGGCTTAAACCAACAAATGAACAGTAATTAAGAAATTTTAAATAAAACTTGATTTTAATTTTTTTATGTCGAAAAAATGTTGTATCTTTGCATATTAAATAAAACAAAGGAAAATATGCAAGAAATTTGGAAAGATATACCTACATTTGAAGGATTATATAAATGTAGTAATTTTGGTAATATATTATCATTAGGTAATAATAAAGCTAAAAAAGATAAAATATTAAAACCATGTGGAACTAATTATTTATCTGTAAATCTTACAAAAAATAAAATTAGAAAAAGTTATTGTATTCATATTTTAGTTGCTATGTCTTTTCTTGATTATATAGTAAATAAAAGAACTACTGTTATTAATCATATTGATGGGAATAAATTAAATAATTATTTAGATAATTTGGAAATTGTTTCTAATAGATATAATGTAAGTGATGGGTATGTTAGAACTAATACTTCATCTCAATATACAGGTGTATGTTGGGTAGAAACTAGGAAGAAATGGCTATCTAATATATGGGATTCAGTATTAAAAAGAAAAATATTTTTAGGATATTTTATCTGTGAATTACATGCTGCTTATGTTTATAATCAGTATTTAAAAAATAATGTATTCTAATAAAAATAGAAAAAGAATTAAAGTTTTGTACAGATTAAGATAATTAAATAATAAAAAATATTAAAATATGGGTAAAATTAAAACAAAACCTGAAAGTTTTTTTGGAACAATAGTTTCCATAGGGACGATGTCACATATCAAACATTTACAAATCCAAGGAGCAAGTTCTGGTATTAAACATTTAGCATTAAATGATTTTTATCAAGAAGTTCCTGAAATTGCAGATAGATTAATAGAGGTTTATCAGGGCTGTGAACAAAAAGTAGTAGAGTATGATCTTAGTAGTTTAATTTATGGATATAAATTAACTGCAACAGAGTATCTTGAGGGTATAAAAGAAATGATCTATGAAAATAGATATGATGTTATAGATGCAAAATACACACATATGCATGCTATTCTGGATGATTTACTAGAAGCAATTGATGGTACTTTATATAAATTATACCTACTACAATAGGTATAATTTTCACATCCCTATCGAATAATTGGTTAGAAATATAAATATTTAACTCGTGTTAGATATTTATATTTTTGATTAACTTATCCATTAAACTTATTTTTAATTAATTTTGAAATTCTATTGTCCTAACCAAATATTTTTATTATCTTTGTACTATATAAAATAGTATAAAATGAATATTTGTGAAAAATGTGGACTAGAATTTTCTAATAAAGGCGGACAAATTGCCCATCAAAATGCATGTAAATTAACAGCATTAAATTTGTTAGATATTAAAAATAAATATATAGAATTAAATTATTCTATAAATGATATTAAAAAAGAATATGATTTATCTACTTGTATAGTTCAAAGAATTTTAAAAGGACTTACTCGTTCTTTTTCTGAAGCACGAAAAATTGCTTCTAAAAAGTATACATTACATCATTCTGATGAGTCTAAAGAAAAAATAAGAATTGCTAGACTAAAATATATGAAAGAACATCCAGAGAATACAGCTTGGAGAACTTCCACTATATCTTATCCTGAAAATTTATTTAAAGAAGCCTTAGAAAGATTTGAATTAGATAAAAAATACTTAATTGCAAGAGAATATAGTGTATTTCCATATTTTATTGATTTTGCGTTCATTAATGAAAAGTTAGCTATTGAGATAGATGGTTCTCAACATTTGTTAGAGGAAAGAAAAATTAAAGATGGCGAAAAGGATTTGTTATTAAAAAACAATGGTTGGAATATTATTAGAATTGCTGAAAATCAGATTAAAACTAATATTGATGAAGTTATTCAAATAGTTTTACATTCTCTTGAAACAAAAGAAATTATTTATCAAACGATAGGTATTGTTACAATGCCTAAGATTAAAGAAAAAGTATTTCGTGACGAAAATGGTTATTCTGAAAAAGAAAAACTAAGAGCTTTAAATCAAAGAAAAGTTGAAAGACCCTCTAAAGAAGATTTATTAGAATTAATTAAGATGAATTCTTTTTTAAAATTAGGAAAGGATTTTGGAGTAAGTGACAATACAATAAGAAAATGGTGTAAATTTTATGAATTACCATCTAAACAAAAGGATATTAAGTTATTAAAATAAAATGATCGGTTAGTGCAGTGACCTAGCACACTTCACCTTCTATGAAGTAACATCGGTTTGAATCCGATACCGATTACAAAAATAGTACTGGCGCATAACGATTGGTGCACTCGACTGTCTATCGAGATTTAGTGGGTTTGATTCCCATCAGTACTGCAAATGATTTAGATATGAAACAAGATATTTATTTAAAGAACGGATTATTATTCGCAAATGAGTTTTTATCTTTCAAAGATCCTGAAAAATTGGATTTCTAATTAAATATAGGCGTATTTCAGTTGGTAGAATGCATGCTTTGGGAGCATGTGGTCGTGAGTTCGAGTCTCACCGCTTATACAAAATATAACAGATGCGAGGGTGGAGCAATGGTAGCTCACTGGGCTCATACAGGTTTAAAAGTCTGTGAAATGTTCAAACTAAAATTTATTTTAGAATAGAATAAAGCTATAACCCCGAGACACGGTTCGAATCCGGCGCTCGCAACAATAAAATTCAGATTGAAGCAAACAAATAGTGGAAGCGTATATAGTGGGCTATTTACTTAGGCATAAGTTAGTTTGTGTAAATATAATAAATAGGTGTAACTCCCGTACAAAAAACTAATTAACGTTTATTATTTCTTATGCAAGAACTGAATTTTTAAATGCTCATATGGCGAAGTGGTCTAACGCGTTGGTCTGCAAAACCAATATTTCCTCCGTTCAAATCGGAGTATGAGCTCAAATTATTAAAATGGCGGACAGTATTAATTAATAAAATACATCCAAATGACAAGAAAAGTTTTTAAAAGTTTACCAAGATTATTAAGTAATAAAAGAATTTGTTGGATTATACTACATAAATTAAAACCTAGTGGTATGAATGAGTATTATCATTATCCAATAGATGTTGTATTTGAAGGAGAATACATAAATTTTGTAATGAAAGATTTTAGAATATGGAAAGATCCAATTGGACAACCTAATACATCTAAAAGATATGATAATTATAAAGTATCTATTCATAGAAAAGATATACAATCCATAGATTTTTATATTCCAATATTTAGAAAAATAATGGGGATATAGCTCAGTTGGTTAGAGCGTCCGGCTGATACCCGGGAGGTCATAGGTTCAAGTCCTATTTTCCCCACTGTGATATAGTTCAATGGTAGAATGTTTGGCTCATATCCATTTGATTCAAGTTCAATTCTTGATATCGCAACGGTTCTTTTTCAAGGTATTTCTTCCTAGAAGTAAAAATCTTGCTTGACCTCTTAGCTCAGTTGGTAGAGCACTAGATTGAAGATCTAGGTGTCGCTGGTTCAAATCCAGCAGAGGTCACAATTAATGAGAGCTTATAGTTCAATGGATAGAACACAGGATTACGAATCCTGGGATATAGGTTCGACTCCTATTAGGCTCACACAACAGTTTAATAAACTGCTCTGCTACATCACTTAGTATAGAAAAAGTACGTTTAATGCTAATCACATTATCTACTTTTATGTGAAAGATACAATTAGTAAAAGTGATTCTTTTCAATGCATGTATCATAGTTGGTGATTTGCCTATTCCAACAAACTCGCACCGCTAGCTCCAATGTAGAGCTCTCGGCTTTTAACCGATAGGTTCCCAGTTCAAGTCTGGGGCGGTGCACAAAATAATAATAATAATGGAACAAGTAGAAGAAAGAAAACTATACGTATTAATTAATAATAGATTAAATAGCGTATATGGATGTGTCCAAGGAGCACATGCAGTAGCACAATTCCTCCTTGATAATAAAGAAACACAAGAATGGAATAACAACTATTTATTCTTTTTATCAGCAAATTTAGATGAATGGATTCCAAAGTTAGCAAACAATGGATATACATTTTCTGAATTTCATGAACCAGATTTATGTGGCACAATTACAGCCATAGCAATAGAAAATAATGGTTTAATCTTTGATAGATTACAACTAATAAAATAATTTAATATTATAGTTTCTGTAAAATGGAAATAACATGAATTTAGTCATGATGTGTATAAGGGAGCTCGCTAAATGTACAATAGAAAACCCCTGATATAGTATTAAATTAAAATGCGATAATAGCTCAATTGCTTAGAGTGCCGTCCTTCCAAGTCGGAGGTTGTGGGTTGGAGACCCACTTATCGCTCAGTTATAGTAACCGACTATAGACCTCTTCGGATGAAGCGTTGATGCAGAAACAACGATAATGGTAACTGATGTATTTTTGTAATTTTAACAGTGAAGCGATGGTAAGCAAAAATTATAAACTGGGTTGTTAGCTCGAAGGTCGAGCAGTTGACTGTTAATCAATAGGCGTAGGTTCGATTCCTACACTTCCCGCTCAAGAATATAGTAGTGTGATGAAATACAATTTATTGTATTTCTAATGATGATATTCTTACAATATAAAGGTAACGTGTGAGCAATTCTTCCATCCTCATGAAGGTATTCGTATACAGCGATACAATTGAATTGAGACTGTACTGGTGGGTTAAGATATTCAGTACCTTTAAATTAAATTTTTCTAACCAAGATTAGTGCCAGATTAAATGATTCTGATAGGTATGATAGGCAAGTCTAAGCACTTACTGCATAGAAAAATAATATTGTTCCATAGTGTAGTGGTCTAACACATTTGACTTTGACTCAAATAGCTCTAGTTCGAATCTAGATGGGACAACAAAGAACGAATGGTTCTTAAAACTATGATTATATATAAAATAATCAATTAATACCCGTATGGTGAAATGCTAGACACACTCCTTTTAAGCGGGAGCGCCTAAAAGCGTGCAGGTTGGACTCCTGCTACGGGTACTATTTTTAATATATTTTAACATAATTCGATTTGGTAGACTCAAAATTATTTAGTACCTTTGTGTATTAAATAATTATAAAAATGAGAACTAAGTACACAGAAGAACAAATTAGAATTGCAGTAAAAGAAAATTTATCTATTGCTGGAGTATGCCGACAAATAGGATTAAAAGCAGTTGGAGGAAATTACAAAACAATTCATGCTAAAATTAAAGAATATGATTTAAATACAGATCATTTTACTGGGCAAGTATGGAATGTTGGATTAAGATATACACAAATTAAATTTGCCCAACCAATTGAAGAAATTTTAGTATCTTATTCTACTTTTTCTACATCAAAATTAAATAAAAGATTATTAAAAGAAGGTATTAAGGAATATAGATGTGAAAAATGTAATAATACTGAATGAATGGAAGAACCTATTCCTTTAGAATTACATCATATTGATGGAGTAAATACTAATCATTGTATTGAAAATTTACAAATGTTATGCCCTAATTGTCACGCTTTTACTGATAATTATAGAGGTAAAGGTAAAAAAGAAGAAAGTCTTATTGTGAATGAAAATATTATTCCAATTGAAATAATTAAAGAAATTAAAGTTAAAGAAATTAAAGAAATTATTCCTAAATATTGCTTATACTGTAATAAAGAATTAATTGGTAAATCTAGAAAAAATAAATGTTGTTCTCAAGAATGTTCACACAAAATTAATGGTAGTAAAAGACCTACTTCTGAAGAACTTATATCTAAATTTAAAGAATTAATTTCATTTGTTGCTGTTGGTAAATTTTATGGTGTTACAGATAATGCTATAAGAAAATGGTGTAAATTTTATGATATTTTAAATATAGTTAAAAAATAATATTCTTTCTCCAGAAAGACTAAAATCCTATATGTATCAATATAGGTTGACTTTAGAGGTTCAAAGCAATCTCGTTAATGGAAGATGAATTGCTTAGGTAGCAAGACAGACTTGAAATCTGTACGGACGGAAACATCTTGGGGTCGGGACCTACTTCTTCCGCTTAAATTATTATATGGAATATACATATTATGAAAAAGTACTTTTTGATTTAGGGTACAAAGTTGAAAAAGATGGTACATGCATTAGTAAATCTGGAAAAATTTTATTAGGCACAATTAATAATGGTTATAAAACTATTAGTACAAAATTACTAGGTAAAACTATTAAAGTTAGAGTACATAGATTACAAGCATATCAAAAATTTGGAGAAGAAATTTATAAAGAAAATATAATGATTCGACATATGGATAGTAATTCTTTAAATAATTCTTGGGATAATCTTAAAATAGGTACACATAGTGATAATATGATGGATCAATCTAAAGAAATAAGAATTAATAAAGCTTCTAATGCACATAAAAAATATTCAGATGAATTAGTTATAGAAATTAAAGCTGATCGTGACTCTGGATATTCTTATAAAGATTTAATGTTAAAATATAATATTAGTAGTAAAGGTACACTTAGTAATATTATAAATGTAAGATAAATAAAAAGAGATAAATAATAGTCAAAATTAAAACAATGAATGAACAACAAGTAAATCTTGATACAATGTCATTAAATGATTTAAAAGCATTAGCTTATGATCAAATAGTTACAGTTGAACAAGCACAAGCAAATTTAAAAGCAGTTAATACTAAAATTGCTGAAAAAATTAAAGAAGCTAATACTCCGGTACAAGCATAATTTTAAAGAATACTGGTTTATACAATACTGCTTTGCCGTTAGGATGAATTATCTAAACAGAATTTAAAGGAAGTATGACTGATAGGAAAGACTATTATATGGGATGTTATACCGTAGGGGTAGCGGGACTGCCTGTAAAGCAGTTGTCTTCGGACTCGGGTGGTTCGACTCCATCATGTCCCACTTTTTATATGGTGATTGTAGCCGGTAAGGGATGCCGACCTGATTGTGAATCAGGAATGTTGTAATGACTAATGTGGGTTCGAATCCCACCTTTCACCCAAAAATTAAATAATATGCAAATAGTTCAAGGAAGTTTTCATCAATTATGTAATGATGTTATAATTAATTGGCAGTATTTAAAAGGTAAAGAAATATGTATTAGAGATTCCACCAATGATAAAATGTATGCAAGATCGTATAATTATATTGGGAATGGAGTTTGTATAATTGAAGATAGACCTATTAATGCGGTTTATCATATGGAGATGATTGGAAAAAAAAAGAAGGTCACTTATGAATATTTATGATTGAAATTAAATATCATGGTCAAAAACGTAAATTAAAAAATAATGTTTAAAATAGGAATTGGAATTATTATTGGAATTATAATAGGGGCTGTTTTAGTTTTTGGATGGTTGATTCATAAATTTGCAAGAAAAATATGATAGTTAAATATTGTATTGGTATAGATATATTAAATTTTCCTATATATGTTATTCATCACATATTAGAAGAACCTGTTTATAACTTATTTGCTAATAGTAAATTAAAACAAAGTAAAGTTGATTTGAGAGTTAAACACTATCATATGCAACATAAGTAATGTATTGGAGAGTTGGCAGAGTGGTTTATCGTGCTAGTTTGCTAAACTAGTGGCCTGTAACAGGGCACATCGGTTCGAATCCGGTACTCTCCGCAAGATATATAGGTTTTCATTAGTCTTATATATTTAAAACTATCTGGTAAAGAAATGTAGTCCAGTCTGAATTTCAAACACGTGTACGAATAAGAAGAAACAACATCAAAGAGGTTAATAGTGACCCTCTAAAATTGCCGAAGTAGCTCAATTGGTAGAGTATCTCACTTGTAATGAGAGGGTTGTGGGATCGTGCCCCACCTTTGGCTCAAATGCGTATATGATGGAATGGTAGACATATCGGGTTTAGACTCCGATGCTCGTAGGGGCGTGCAGGTTCGAGTCCTGCTATATGTACAAAAATTAATAATATGTATGAAATTGTATTAAAACCTAATAATAAATATAAAGATATTTATTATTATATTACTAAAAATGAAGCAGGTCAAATTCTTTTTTTAGAATTAGAATGTGATAGTACTAATAAATGTGATTGGTATTATGTTAAATTACAAATTGGTAAAAGAAAAGAAGGTTATCAATTTTTAAAAGTAACTGGAAAAGATGGATTAAAGAGTTTAATATGGGCAAAAAATTGTATTAAACATTTTATTGAATATATTAAAAATAAACCAAATTATTGGATTACAGATAAAACTATAAAATCAAAAATTGTAATTCATTGGGATGATACACAAAGACAAAATGTTTATTTGAGAGGATTAAAAAATCTTAAATTTTATTATGGAGTTTGTGAAAAAAGAAAAGCTTTAATATGTGATATTAATTAAAATAGGTATATGATTCAATGGTAGCATAAGAGTCTCCAAAACTCCTGATCTAGGCTCGAATCCTAGTGTACTTGCTAAATGCCTGGATAGTTCAACTGAATAGAACAGTACACTTTTAACATAAATTAACTAATTCAAACTATTTTATATCAAAAATTATTTGTACCTTTGTAGTATAAATAATTAATAAAAATGGAATATATAAAAGAAGAATTAGAGGAGTTAATTTTAGTACAAAATATCCCTTATAATACAATTGGTTTAACTTATGGTTGCACTGGTTCAAATATAAGAAAAGTTGCTAAAAAATTTGGAATTGAATTACCACAACGTAGAAAGATAAATGAATCTGAAACATTTAGAAAAGGTGTAAATAAATATGCTGATTTAGTTTGTGTAAATTGTGGAAAACCTTTAGATACAACTACTCAAAGAAAATATTGTGGAATTACATGTCAAAAAGAATTTCAATCTAAAGAATTATATGATTATTTTCTTACTTCTCCAAAAGAATATCAAAGAGGTAATTATAGTATTACTACTGTAAAACCTTTTATTCTTAAAGAACAAGGTAATAAATGTGCAATTTGTGGGATGGATTCTGTATGGAATAATAAACATTTAGTTTTAATATTAGATCATATTGATGGAGATGCAGCAAATAACATTAGAGAAAATTATAGGTGTATTTGTCCTAACTGTGATTCTCAATTAGATACATTTAAATCAAAGAATAAGAATAGTGCAAGAAATGAATTTCGCTATCCTAAAGATAAGTAATATGTGCTTGTAGCTCAGGGGATAGAGCATCGGTTTTCTAAACCGAGTGTCCTGCGTTCGATTCGCAGCTTGCATACTAACGTTCAAATCCGAGTTTGATTCTCGGCCCGGGTACAATAAAAATATAAAGAGCCACTTCTTAATTGAGGTGGCTTTTTTTCGTCTAATTTAAAATATAAAATATGAAAGATATTGTTATTGATGGAAGAAAATTCCAATATGAAATATGTACTGATGAATATTGTTTTACTACAACTAAGTTTTATGATGATACAATTGAACGAATAAAGAAACAATTTTTATTATTTGGAAAATTAGTTACATCTGTAAAATCAAATTTTGTATTTGAAGTTCTCGGTAATATAGAAAACTCTAATCTTGGAAAGAAAGATGTAAAAAATCTTATTTTAAAGAGTTTAATTAGATATGACAGACAAATAGAAATTGATAAAGGAGAAATAATATGAAACATTTAACATTGGAAGGTGATTTAGTATTTGAAATATTTACTAAAATTGAAAAGAAAAAAGAAATACGTTTATGTAAACGATTATTACATAATGAAGATGTTATAATAACATCAGATTTAGAACACTATGGTGAACCAATTGAAACTGAAATAGATAATCAAATTGTATTTAATGCTTATGTTTATTATTATGGTGGTAGTAAAGTATATAATAAATTAAAAGAAATTGGATTTCAATTTGAATAAATGGAGAAAACAATAAATATAGAAGAAATAATTAAAGATATAGCTGTCCATGATTATATAGATGATGATGGTGATAATATGATTAATTTATTTAAATCACATTTAAGAGAATCTTATATAGATTTTGGAAAACAACTTCTTAAATTAGCTGCTGAAAATGCTAAGTCTAAAATGTATAGTGGAGATGTTACAGACTTTTCAGTAATTGATAAACAATCTATTTTAGATACAATTAATCAAGTTATATGAAAATATTAGAACCTAAATCAAAAGAAGAATTAGAAAAATTACCTACACCACGTTTATTAGCTTTATATAAAGTTGAAAGAAGAAAATTCAAATTATTTAATTATAATTGTATTTGTGAATGTTGTGGTGAATATATGTGGGATATTAAATCTATTGATTATTCCAAAAATAAAGAAGAGCTTTCAAAAAGAAGTGCTTATGTAACTTTAATTAAAGACTTATTATCATTAAGAGAAAACGTTGAATAGTTATGAAAGAAATCATAAAAATAGCTGTTAATAAAATAACAACAACAGTAAATACAATTGAAAAAGAAGTTGATCTTCCAGATGAAGCTGCATATTATGCATATACAGATGATGGATGTTTTTTTGCAGAAGGATTAATTCTATTTGCATTTATTCCTAGATATCCTGGTGGACATACTTATGATTTAATTCAGGTTAGGCAAAATAAACAAGATTATACTGATTTTCATCCAACAAGTGATTGTAAAGATGATTATTTTTTAGATTATAAAGGTTTAAGAAATAAAGGATTAGATATTCTAACTAGTAAAAATGATAATTTCAAACTTATCACTAAAGAAGAATTTGATACTAAACGTATAGAATTATTAAACTATTATCAAAAAATTGACTAATGAATGAATTTTTAAGTAAATATTATAAACTACCATTTAAAGATTGGGATCCATATATCTATGATAGTGAAAGTAATATGTGTTTGATGTGGATTGGCCGTGTAGATGAAAAATCTAAAACAGTACTTATACAAATCTTAAATGGAGAAAAAGGTTTAGAATTTAATTTTAAAAATCTTTTATTTTCTATTAAAGATGGTGAAATATTTTATGGTGACAGAAAAATTATCCTTGTAAAAGGATGGGGTAGATTACAATACATTAAAACAGATGATCCTGGATTAATTCAAGATACATTTGGAGAATGGGTTGTAAATACATTAAATAATTATAACAACAATTAAAAAATAAAAATTATGTGTGAAAACAAAAAAATTCTTATTGAGTATTTGTATAAAACAAAACTCGTTCCTTTTATTGATTATACTAAATTAGGTCCAGTTGCTAAAATTAATGAAGTTAAAACTGCAATAGGTGTAGTAGTTGCTACTGGTCCAAGTGTAATGGGTTGGGCATTGTGTGACAAGAAAGATAAATTCAACAAAGAAAAAGCATTAGAATTAGCTTTATTACGTGCTGATTTAGTTGCTTGTGTTGATGAAGATACACTAGAAGATTTCTATCTCAAAGCAGTTCCATTCAGTTTAGGTGATCTTTTACTGAAAATGAATGAACGTTCATTGAAATATTTTCAACCTGATTTCTTTGCTGAATAATTATGCAGATACAAATATACAATGAAACAGGAGAAATTAACTTAACTTCAGAAAGTGCAATCTATATCAACTATTGTGGATATGGTGTAGGCAATTTTGGTAGACAATTGAAAGAATGTTTAGGAGAAGTAGTTAAAGAGAAAAATTCTTATGTAAAAGTTTATAAATTGGATCAAAAAGATAAATTCTTCAAATTATTAACTGGATGTTTATCAAAACGATCTCAAGGTAGATTATTTGTAATTATGCAATCTAATCCTAACTATACTATATCATTATGGTAAAAGATCAAGTTATTGAGTATCGTAATACTTATAAAGAAGCACGAGTTCTCCTGGGAGTTGTCCTGGGAGAATTTGAGAGAGTTGAAAAAGCTCCTAAACGAATAACCTCTATTACAGATGATGAATGTATTGCGATAATTAAGAAATTAATTCAAAGTAATATTGAATGTCATGTAGAAGGTGAAAATGAAATTCTTGAGATGTTTATCCCTAAACAATTAACTTCTATTGAAATTGAAGCTATCTTAATACTTCATAAATTTAATGAAATGAAAGATTGCATGAACTACTTTAAAGTAAAATATCCAGAACTTTACAATGGTAAAGAAGTATCACAACTTTATAAAAAAGTAAATGGCTAAAACAAATTTAATGATAGACCTTGAAACATTAGGTAATAAAGCTGGATGTGTTGTAACTAGTGTTGCAGCTGTATTATTTGATCTTAAAACCGGAGAAACCGGAGATGAATTCTATGAAAAAATAGATATTCAATCTTGTCTAGATAGGGGATTATTTATACAAGGAGGAACATTAGAATGGTGGTTTGGACAATCGAAAGAAGCTCAACAAGAACTTTTTAAAGATCCTAAAAATCTTACAGAAGTTTTACATAACTTTAGAGATTTTATTGCAAATTTAAATCCTGCTAATCTTAAAGTATGGGGTAATAGTAATAGATTTGATTTAGGTATTCTAGCCCAAGCTTATTATGTTGCAGGTTATAAAGAAATTCCTTGGAAATATACTCTTGAACGTGATGTTAGAACTTTAGTTAGTTTTAAACCAGAAGTAAAAGAGAATCATGTTTTTATTGGAGTTCCTCACAATCCTATTGATGATTGTAAAAATCAAATTATGTATTGTTCAGAAATTTGGAATAGTTTGAGACATGATTAATATATATTCAGATGGTGCTTATTCATCTTCGAGAGATCAAGGTGGATGGGCATTTTATATTGATATAGAACCTCGTGTTCTTAAATATGATGGATTAGTAAGTACTACTAATAATCGTATGGAAATTTATGGCTGTATTAAAGCTATGGAATATATTCGTGATAATAATATAACTGAAAATATAACTATTTTCACAGATTCAATGTATGTTATAGGTACTATGACTAAAAATTGGAAAATGAAAAAAAATATTGATCTTTGGCCAATTATGTTTAAATTAGTAACACCCAATATTCGTTTTGTTCATGTTAAAGGTCATGAAGGAAATGTAGGAAATAGTCTTTGTGATACATGGGCAGTATTTAGTAGTCATTTAGAAGGATGTGAAATTGATATACAACCTGTTAGTCAAGTTCCAGAATAAATTAAAACAGGTTTTACTTTTGATTTTAAATAATATGCTGAAAAGTTTAATAGGATTCCTTAGGATAATAATTGGATGTGTAATCTTACAATTGTTAGTACCAGAATTTGTAATATTTATGAATACTCTTTCCATTTGGAAAATAATTATTATATTTTTATCTTTCTGGTTTATGTATACTCGTTTTGATAAATAGTTATGACTACATTTTATGGATTAGATTGGATAGTTATGCTACTCAATTTATATTCTTATTACTTAATAGGTTGTAAGAAAAAATTTGGATTTATATTAGGTATAATAGGATGTATTGCAGGTTTATTAATGTTTTCATTATTAACTTTCTCATTTCCTATGCTTATAATGTATATTTCCTTTAGTATTTTAAACATTATAAATTATTTAAAATGGAAGAAGAATTAGAATATCTAAATAAACTTAGAGATAATATGTTATCTGATGTAAATTCAATTGATAAATATAATTATGAATTAACTTATGAATTATATCGTGAAATTGGATTTATGAATAATATTATAAAGATAGTTCAAGAATATGTACTTATTACAGAATAATTATGAATCAAGAACTAATATCTTTAGCTAAAAATAAACCTTTTGAATTTATAGGATATTTTTATAAAGAATGGGTACATCATTCTAAAGAACCATTAAGGTGGTTATTCTGGATGACAGAATTACAACAATGGTTAAGAGATACTTATGGTTTAAGTGTTGAAGTTCATGGTAATTCAGTTGATGAATTATATGCATATAAAATACATTTCATAGGTCAAGTAAAAATTTCTACTGGAACATCACCAATGTATGATGATTATGAATTAGCATTGGAATATGCATTAATAAGTACATTAAAATTAATAATAAGATATGGGATACATAATTAGATTTATTATTTGGAGTATATTTTTTATATTTAAACATATATATAATATATTATATTTTATGTTTAATTTTATAGTTTGGTTTCAAAAAGATTATCCTAAAAATACTTATTTTTATATATATCATATATATAAATATTATGGGGATACACAATTTTGTGATCATTATTGGTATTATGAAACATATTGGGATGCAATAATTAATAATAAAATAGTTAAATATGGATATTAAAACAACAGATGTAGGAGTTATAATTGGAAGATTTCAAACTAATGAGCTACATAGTGAACATATTAAATTGATTAACTTCGTACTTAGCAAACATGATAAAGTTATTATCTTTCTAGGCGTTAGTCCTACAATAGGTAATATGAAACATCCAATGGATTTTTTAACTCGTAGTTTGATGTTAAAAGAGGCATTTGGGAATGATTTACGTATTGCTGGTATATTCCCTTTGAGAGACCAAAAGTCTAATGCAGTTTGGAGTAATAAACTTGATGAAAAAATTAGAGATATCTTTAATATGGAATCAGTAACTCTTTACGGAAGTAAAGATTCATTTATTCCTTTTTATGAAGGTAAATTTAAGACTCAGGAATTAACTCCTGATACTTTTATCTCTGCAACTGATATTCGTGTTGATATATCTAAAAAGGTTAAATCTTCCTCTGAATTTAGAGCAGGTATAATTTATTCAGTTTATAATCAATATCCAACAGTTTACTCAACTGTAGATGTAGCGATTTTTAATGAAGCAGGTGAATTATTATTAGGTCAAAAACCTAATGAAAAAGAGTGGAGGTTTGTAGGTGGATTCGTTGACATTAAAGATGAATCAGACGAAGCTGCAGCAAAACGTGAAGGAAGAGAAGAAACAGGACTTGAATTATCCAACTTTGAATTTGTAACTTCAATGAAGATACAAGATTGGAGATATAGAGGTATGACAGATCGTTCTATTATGACTCATTTTTACAAGTGTAAATCTTTGTTTGGATCTCCACAACCTCAAGATGATATAGCTGCCTTAAAATGGGTTAAAATGACTCCAGAGGTAGAAAATATTTTGGTCGGAGAACATAAAAAACTTTTTAAATTTTTATTAAAATGAAAAATATCTAATATGGAAATTAGCGAAATAGTAACTATTAATTTAAGTGTTGCAGATATTAAAGAAATAATTGCATATCATTTGAAATCTAAAGGATACCATGTAAATACAACTGATTTTTCTTTAAAAGCAATCCCAGATCCAGAAGATAGATTTAGAACTAGTTCTTATGCTTTGAACAAAGCAACTTGTTCTTGTACTAAAATTTAATAGTATGTCAATAATCAAATCAATCGAACGTGCTTATTCAGTAATGGATGAGCGCAATTGGGAGACTATTTATTGGTGTATTGATCTTCATGGTGTATGTTTAAAAAGTAATTATACTACTAATCAAAATGAATGGATTAATAATGATGCTTTAGAATGCTTACAATTAATTAGTTCATTACCTGAATCTAAAATTATTTTATGGAGTTCGTGCTACCCATCTGAATTAATGCGTATTAGACAAATGTTTAAAGAAAATAATATAACTGTTGATTTCTTTAATAAAAATACTGATATTCATAATACTAATACTGGTAATTTTAATAGAAAGTTTTACTTTAGTGTCCTTTTGGATGATAAAGCTGGATTCGATCCAGAAACTGATTGGAGAGAAATTTATGAATATTTAATTAATAAACAATGGTAATACCTGATATACCAACAAAAGAAACGGATTTAATTTGGTGTCCTAGATGCCAAGAATTTAAATGCTGTCCTCGTGGTTCATGTGAAGCCGAAGTAGTAGGTAAAATTCGTACAGAATATATTATTGGAGAATTTGTAGAAGAAAATAAATAAATATTTAAAAAAATAAATAAGAGATATGTGGAAAAATAGTGTAATAGATACTGATGCTTATAAAATAACTCATTGGTTACAACGTCCAGCTGGAATTAATCATTTTTATTCATATGGTGAAGCTCGTAAGGGTGGACAACATGCAGAAATTTGTTTCTTTGGGATGCAATATATTCTTAAAGAATATTTCATGCAGAAAGTAACACAGGAAAATATTGAAAGAGGTGCTGCAAGATGCAAACGTGTCTTTGGTACTGATAAATACTTTCCTAAAGAAATTTGGGAAAAAGTTAAAAAATTAGGTTATTTCCCATTGGAAATTAAATGTGTTAAAGAAGGCACAGTTCTTCCAACAGGTAATGTTTGTTTCACTATTGTATCAACTGAACCTTGGTTTGCTTGTATGGTTAGTCATTTTGAAGATTATTTAATGTGGAATTGGCAATCGTCTGGTGTAGCAACTCGTTTATTCAATATTAAAAAAGGGATTCTTCCTTATTTTAATATGACTTGTGATAAGCCAGATTTAGCATTTGCAGTGAATGATTTTGGATTACGTGGTGCTGTTTATCGTGAGGGAGCAGTATTAGGTGGAATGGCTATGTTAATATTCTCTAATGGTAGTGATAATCTTCCAGCAATGGAAGGTATTGAAGAATACTATACTGATAATAATATTGGTCAATCTGTGTGGGCAACTGAACATTCAGTAGCAACTGTATGGGGTCAAGGTCGTGGTGAAATTGATTATGTGTTAGCACAGTTAGAACGTGCTGAACCACATTTACCAATTAGTATTGTAATGGATAGTTATGATGCTGATGGTTTTATTAAAAATGTACTCGGTGACCCAGAAGTTAAACAGAAAATTATTGATAGACCTGGTAGAGTTATACCTCGTCCTGATAGTAATGATCCTTTAACTAATGTAATTAAATATTCTGAACAATTAGGTAATCTTTTTGGGTATCATTTAAATCATAAAGACTACAAAGTGATTAATCATAATGTCGGTTTACTTCAAGGTGATGGAATGAATGAAAAAAGTATACCTAAAATTTATGAAGAATATATTAAAACAGGTTGGTCTTGTGAAAATTTTAATACTGGTTCTGGTGGTGGATTACATACAGATGGTTTATGTAGAGATACTGATAGGTGGGCTGTAAAGGTTTCACATGTTGAAATTGAAGGTAAATCTATTAATGTACAAAAAACTCCAAAATCAGATATGACTAAAGCAAGTAAAGCAGGATTATTAAAATTACATAAAGCTGGTAATGGATTTATGACAATTCAAAGTTCTACTGAACAATTTGGTGAAAATAATCCTTATATAGATGAATTACAAGTAGTTTATAAAAATGGAGAATTATTTAATGATCAAAAATTTACTGAAATACGTAAAATTGCTGATGAATATTTACAAATTGCTTTAAATAAAAAATAATGACATATAAAGAAATAGATGGTGATTTAATCAAACTTGCCTTACAAGGTGAGTTTGATGTAATCGCTCATGGCTGCAATTGTTATTGTATAATGGGTGCTGGTATTGCTGTGGAAATGAAAAATACTTTTGAGTGTAATACATTTCCTTTAGAAGATATGGAGTACAAAGGTGATGTAAATAAACTTGGTCAAATTGATTATGATACATTTACTTTATCTAAACATGATTTAGGTGAAACTAAATTATTTTCGCATAGTAAAGTAAGAAATCAATTCAAACAATGGACTGATTTAAAAACTTTTTCTGTTGTTAATGCTTATACACAATGTCGATATGGGACTTCTGGTGGAGCTCCTGTTGATTATGAAGCAATAACTTTATGTATGCGTAAAATGAATTATATTTTTGCAGGTAAGCATATTGGTCTCCCTAAAATTGGTTGTGGTTTGGCTGGTGGTAATTGGGACATTATCAAAGAAATAATTCAAGAAGAATTACAAAATTGCGATGTTACAATTGTAAACTATAAAAAGTAATGATTGTACCAATGATAATATCTGTTTTTCTAGGTCTATTAATAGGGTTGGAAAGACAACAACATCATAAAGCAGTAGGAGTTAGAACCATGTCATTAATTTGCCTTGGTTCTACACTCTTTACTTGTATGTCAATTCATTTTATTAATTCAGATCCTACTAGGATTATAGGTCAAATTGTAACTGGAATTGGTTTTCTTGGTGCTGGTATTATCTTTAAATCTGGAAATCAGATTATAGGTTTAACAACAGCAGCAACAGTTTGGTGTGGTGCAGCATTAGGAGCATTAGTTGGACTTCAAATGTATCCTGAAGCATTTATTGCTACTTTTTTAGTATTATTTATTAATTTAGTATTTAAATATTTAAAATAATGGAAAAACTAGGTAAAGATCCTGCATTTGGATTTTATTATGAAAAAAAAGGTTTTTCTACATTTTATCATCCTGAAGGAGTTCCTCATAAATTTAATGGGGTTTCAAAAAGATTATATATTGCTACTCAATTATTACAAGGAATGTTAACATATCATGGTAGATATTGGCAAACACTTTCAAATAATGATCCATCTGAAAATTTAGGAGGATTATTACCTATTGAAGCTGTAAAAACTGCATATGAATTTACTGATGAATTATTGAAACAAGAAAATGGAATATGATGTAACAGTTAATGATGAAATATTTATTGTAAAAAATGTAAATTTAAAAAAAGCTTTAGAAATAAAATCTGAATTTGAAACATCTTTTAATAAATATCGTAATTATTTATTATACAAAGATATTATTGGTTATTATGCTGGATGGGATTGTATAAACCATAAAAGTATTTATTGTGGAACACGTAGTGAATCTACTAGTTTAAAACAAATTAAAGAATATGCAAAAAATGTGGGATAAAACATGTAATTTTTGTGGCTGTGTCATAAGAGCACCTTATATTGAAGTTACTACAGTAAGTGGAGATATAAGACATTATTGTGGAGATAGTTGTAGAAAAGCACATAGTAATAAAAATGTTAAACAAATTAATTATATAAAATGAAATATAAAAAGAAATTAGCAAGACTTGAAGGTCTTAAACGTTGGTGGGATAATTTACCTTCTTCTACTCAAAAAGCAACTACTCGTCCCGGATCTGTTAAAACAATCTAATTATGGGATTGAAAATAGTAGCAATTAGTGATCTTCATGGTTATTTACCAGAAATTATTGAATCTGCTGATATAATGCTGATTGCAGGAGATATAAGTCCTTTAAATATTCAATTTAATAAACCAGAAATTAAAAAATGGTTAGAAACTGAATTTGCTTATTGGATTAAATCTCTACCTGTAGATAAAGTATATCTAATAGCTGGAAATCATGATGCTTATTTTGAAGGAATTAATTCTTTAAATATTGCAGCGTTAAAAGAACAATGTGATTTTAAACTAATTTATTTAGAAAACAATTATATTATTCATAGACATGATGGAGAAGAATTTAGAATATTTGGAACTCCTTATTGTCATATATTTGGTAGTTGGCCTTTTATGAGAGAAGATTTATATATGGAAAAGAAATTTTTAGCTATTCCAGAAGAATGTGATATAATTATTTCACATGATCCTCCTTATAATATTGGTAAAGTTGATCAAATACTTGAAAGTACAAGATGGAATAGAGGAACTCCTGAATCTGTAGGAAATCCACCATTAGCAAAACAATTAGCTAAAACTAAATTTAAATTGTTAGTTTGTGGTCATATCCATAGTGGGGATCATAATATATTTGAATTTAATGGTGGCAAAGTTGTTAATGTATCTATTAAAAATGAAAATTATCAACCTATATATGAACCTTTTTATATAACAATTACAAAATGACATATATAGATAGCGTAAAAGAAATACTTAAAACTTGTCAAGTAGAATATGATTTAGCTAAACAAGCTTATTATGAAAAAGGTCAACGTTTAAATTTAGCACATGCTGAATTACAAAGAGTTTGTCCACATACTGAGACAGAAATAAGAAGAATTACTGAAGAAGGTAGTTATTATGATCGAACAAAGTATATTAAAGAAACTTATTGTACAGAATGTGGTTTATTTTTAGGTAGTACTTTTAGAACAGGAGGATATGAATGATGACTGAAAAAGAAATTTTAAAAGGAAATAAACTAATTGCACAATTTATGTGTGACTGGAGTAAAGAAGACAATAATTGGGTTTTTACATCACCTATAACAGAGCAAGGAATTATCTGGTATAAAGAAGTAATTAAAAATTCTGAAAATAATCTTAAATATCATTCATCTTGGAATTATATTATGCCAGCTTATTATAAATGGGATAATTTTTATTCACTTGATAATAAAATATTTGGTCATTATTCTGGATATGAATATTTATGTGATGAATTAGATAATGCAGTAACTAGATATGATATAGAAGACATATTTAAACAATTAGTTATTAATATCGAATGGTATAATATTGTAAAATAAAATGGCAAAGAAAGAAAAAGAAGTTGATGAAGAAATCATCGAAGAAGTTGTAGAAAAAGAAGGTGATACAAAAGGTAAAATTGTCATTGAAGAAAGTGATTTTAAAATGATCTCAAGTCGTCCAAATGATATGAGATTTTTTGATCTTTATCTAATTCACATTGTTAATAAAGGAAAACCTACGGAACGTTCTGAATTTAAATTAGTAGGATATGGTATCCAATTAAAAAATTGTTTAATTCGTATTGCTAATGTAAGAGCAGTAAATGACCCAGATCAAACTCATTTTACAAGTTTTAAACAATTTGTAGCACATTATAAAAAGTATGTTGACGAAGTTAAATTATTATTTGATCAATTACCTCAAAATTTAGATTAAATTATGAATAAAAATAAAGAAAAGGTGTCCGAGGGTACTATACATAATGTATGGTTTACCTCGGACACGTAGTAAACACATTATGGGCACATAAACATATGTAAAGCTGTAACTACTTGGGATGATGCAGATATCTCATGTCGAGATTTTCCATCAATAGAAGCAATGAACGATGGTATTGTTCATGCAATAAACTCAGTAGTTATGGAAGATGATACTCTTTATCACTTAGGTGATTGGAGTTTCAATGGAATAGATAATATATGGAATTTTAGGAAGAGAATTAACTGTAAGAATATACATTTAATCCTTGGTAATCACGATGAACATATAAAGAAAAACAAGGAAATTAAAATTCCTGCTGATGAAAGATATTTGCTTGAGAAATTAAATATCTTAGAAGATTATACTAAACGTTTTGAAGGATTTAGTCATATCAAATTACAAGATCTATTTAGTTCAGTACAATTAATACTTGAATTAGAAATAGATAAAAAATTATTAATTTTATCACATCACCCATTTGAAGAATGGTTAGAGATGGATAGAAAAAGAAGTTATCATTTACATGGACATAATCATCATAGATTAGATTATACTGATTTAAATATGTTTTATAGACGTAAAGATGTTGGTATTGATAATGATGAATTTAAAGTTTATTCATGGAATGATGTTAAAGAGTTAATGAAAGATATGGATGTTAAAATTCATAATTCTTAGATAAATAAATTATAAATTATTAAAAATTACATTGGAATGAAAAAAATTATTGAAAAAGAAACCCAAAAAAATCTTAATACTATTTCACAAACAAAAACAGATCCACCCTCCCCAATCGGACCTATTATTCCTAAAAAAAATTCTTAAAAATTATGAAACCAGTAGGATTATGCATTAAATTTATAAAATGGTTTCCTATTATTTCTACAATAGCTATAATAGTATCTTTTATTTTTGCATTGTTTAATATACCAGTAATAATAAATATATTATCTTATCCAGTATCTAGTCCAATTTCTACTTGTATTTTATTATTGCTTTTTTCTAAAGTATTTAAATTTTGTATGTGGCATAGAATTTTAATTATTAATTTATTAATAATTGCAATTTTTTCATGGATTAATTCTTTACATAGAATTACTACAGATATGGAAACTATTTGGATTATTTTATTAATAGCAAGTATTTCTGCATTATCCTCACTTATAATTTATTCACAATATGGATGGTTTAGAATTCATTTTAACAGAAGCTTTAGATTTATGTAAAAAAGGTAAATGTAAATATATTACTCCGGAAGAACTTATTATATTAACTGAAATTGTTCATAAACCTGAAACTATGGGTAGAGAAGATGCAGCTAAATATTTAGGATTATCTCTTAATAAATTTCATGAACTTAGATCTTCTGGAGTAATACCAGAACCTAGAAAAAGAAAAGGATTTAAAGAAAAGGAATATTACACATCTGACCTTCGTAAGTATCTAGAAGCCAATAAGTTATAAAGTTTTAAAATTTGTTCGTATAGTTTTTAAAAATGTAGTACCTTTGTACTACAAACTTTAATTATTATTACAAACTTTTAAAAACTTTAAATTATGGCACTTACATTAGATGGCATGATCCCAGCAATGGGAGGAACAGGAACTTCAGGAGCCGCTTTAGGCACAGGAGGTGGAATTTTAGGCGGGGGAATCGCCGGATTATTAGGTGGAGCGTTAGCAGGTGGATTACTTGGTGGACGTGGTGGTTGAGGTGGAGGATATGGAGCAGGATATGTAGCTCCAGCAGCAACAGCAGTAGCAACTGATGTAGTTCTTAATCCAGCATTTCAATCATTACAATCACAAATTACTAATTTAGGATCTCAAGTTGCTTCTGGTGACTTAAATAGTATCTTAAATAGTGAATTTCGTAGAGTTAATTCAGCAATAGATGGTGGAGCTGCAAATATTCTAAATTCTGTAGCTAATTTATCAACAGCACAAGCTACATCAGCTTTTACTACTTTACAAGGAATTAATGATTTAGGTCGTGACATTACTGCACAAAGTAATCAAAATGCATTACAACAATTGAATTCATTTAATAACCTAACAACTACAACGTTACAAGGTTTTAATGGAGCTGCAATGCAAACACAAAATGCTACTAATCAAATTATAGCTCAAGGAACTGCAAATGCTGCTGCAATGGCTCAATGTTGCTGTGAAATTAAATCATTAATTAATTCTGACGGAAATGCAACACGTTCATTAATTAATGACTTAAATGTACAAAATTTAAGAGATCAATTAGCTGCTGCTAACAATCAAGTTAGTAACAATGCTCAAAATCAATATCTGTTAAGTTCAATCTTAACTCATATTCATCCAACAGTAACAGGAACTACTATTGTCTAATTTTAAGATAGGGGAAGTAAAATCTCCCCTATTTTTTAAAAAAACTTAAAATTATGGCAAGTCCTTTAGTAGTTGGAACAACATCCGTAGTAGTAGCTCCTATTAATACTAGTAGAGCTAGTCTTCAAATCCAAAATACATCAGCAACACAAACTATTTATATTAAAAAAATTCCTATTTCAGGTTCTTTTACTGTAGTTAGTGCAACTGATTATGAAATGTTATTAACACCAGCAACAGCAACAGCAGCAGCCGGAGATGCATTTGTTACTAATTCAGTAGCATCATTCATGGCAATAGCTTCAGCAGCAGGTGGAGCAGTAGCAATCTACGAAACTAATAAAGTATCGTAATGGAAGAAGAATATATGAAAATTAGTTTTACTAAAGTTATTGACTTAGTATTAAATGAAGAACGTATGAAAATACGTAAATTTTATTATGATACACTTGGTAAAGCTACAGCAGATATAATGGATTCATACGTTTGTACAGAATCAGAAATTATGAAACTTTTAACTAAGTAACAACCTTAAAAAGGAGAGATATTTATATCCCTCCTTTTTTTATACTATATATTATGACACAAGAAACCCCCAACTACATAACTTTACTAGGATTAGGTGGAGAAAAAATTAATTGATTAAATGTAATCAATAGACCTACTTTTCTTAGTCAATTTGTAAATGATTTAAATCTTGGCTCTGGAGGAGTTCAAGTAAATTCAGATTGAAATGCCATTTCTGGAGTAGCAGAAATACTTAATAAACCTATATTAGCTCCTGTAGCTACTTTAGGAACTTATGCCAGTTTAACTGGTAAACCTATTATACCCACTTTAACATCACAATTAACAAATGATAGTGGCTTTATAACAAGTGCTGCTATTCCAACTTTAATATCAGCATTTACAAATGATGTTGGTTATATAACTAGTGCAGCTATTGCAGGAAAAGAAGATATATCTAATAAAGTTGTTTCTATTTCAGGTGCATCAACAGATGTACAATATCCAAGTGCTAAATTATTATATGATCAATTACAATTAAAAGCAAATATAGGATCATATTTAACATTAGATCAAACAGTACCACAAACAATTATTAATGGTTATCCAACTTTTAATGAAGGAATTAAACTTGGAAATGCACCACTTGTTGGTCCATTTGACCAAGGAAGATTATATTATGATGCTCCTAATAAAACAGCAGCTATAATGATTGCAGGAAATGTTACATTACAAATAGGTCAAGAAACAACAGTATTATGTTTTAATAATACAGGTTCAACTATTCTTAATGGTCAAGTGGTTTATTCTACTGGTCTTGTAAGTGATACTAGTACTATATCTTTAGCTATTGCAACATCAGAAGCTACATCCACAGTTCTTGGGGTTGCTACTCAGGATATTTTACCTGGAGATACTGGTTTAATTACTAATATTGGTGTAGTACATAATTTAAATACTTTAGGTTTTGTATCTGGAGCTAATGTATATTTAAGTCCTACAGTAGCTGGAGGACTAACTATGACTCCACCAACTGATCCATTACAATATGTAATTAGAGTTGGTAGAGTTGGTGTTATTAGTGCTACAGCAGGAACTTTATTTGTAAGAGTTATATTAAATAATGAATTGACTGGATTAAGTGATGTAACAATTACAGCTCCTGTCTTTGATCAGGTACTTAGATATAATGGAACTGAATGAATTAATGGTACGCAAGTATTGTATGGAGAAATGTATCAATATGAAAATGCTATTGCAACTAATATAACTAATATAAATCTTTATCATTCTATTAATAATTTTGGTGCTGGTTCATTACTTGGATTTACATTTAAAATTGGAGCAAGTGCTTCAATAGCAAGTGTAGCCAATTATAGTGGAACAATTCCTGGTACAGTATTAATAACAACTACAACACCACATAATTTACTTACAGGAGAACCAGTAACTCAGGTTGGTACAGTAGATTATAATGGAGTTTATACTGTAACATTTGTAACTATAAATTCATATTATATTACACATGCATTTACGTCAACTAGAACAGGATCAGTTAGTAGGGGAAGTACTCTACAGGTTAATCCAGGTTCAAATGCAGCATATGTTTTAGCATTTAGTGTTACAGCATTCCCATCAAATTCCACAGATACATTTAAGTTTGAATTATTTCAAAATGCAACGTCATTAGATAATATTGTAGCATCTAGAAGATTTCAAACATCAACAGATTATTCTGGAATGTCATCATCTGGGATAGTAAATGTTGCAGTAGGAGATTATATTTGGTTTGGTTGTATGAATCAAACAAGTACTGGAAATGTTACAGTTAGACATTCAAATGTTAATTTAAATAAAATATAAAATATGGAAAATCAAGGAATACAATTATCTGTTGCAAAAGTACCGGCATCAGAAGCAATACAAGGTACAATACAAGAAAAAACGGATACAAAACCTATAATATACCCAATAGTAGAAGAAATGACTTTTAGGGCGGTAATTAATAGTAATGAACAAGGAATGGCTTTACTAAGAGCTGTTCAGATTATAGTAAATGAATTTGGAGCTCAAACTTTAATTGAAATTATGGCTAAAGTAGAAGCAAAACCAAGTTTAATGCAAAAAGCTAAATCAGCTTTACCTTTTTTAGGAATGTTATAATGGAAATAAAAAAACCGTTATTAGATATAGCAGTATTCACTTTTTTACAAGATACTAATACAAACGGTACAACTGGAAAAAGTGATGAAGATGAAAAATTATCAATTACTATGGAATCAGTTTGTGGTGGATTAGATACTGAAGGTGGATTTTATGTTCTTAGAACAAAAGGATGGAGTATTAATGAACCATCTGATTTGTTAGATTTATTTGAACAAATGAAAAATATTAAATATGAGTAGAAAAATTAATGCAGAAATAGTAGCAGATAGTATAAATGAATTTGGTAATAGAATAACAACTTATTTGTTAACATTTCCAAGATTTATATTACCTGAATTAAATACACATCGGTTATTTACGCGCAATAGTGCAAGCAGTCGAGCCATTCCATTTGAAAAGATGGTAGCAATGGTAGAAACAGATCCATTTATTCCTATTGCATGGCAAAAAGATCACTCTGGTATGCAGGGTACAGAATATGTAACTGACGAAAAGCAGATAAGATTTAGACACGGTCAATGGCTTAATGCTAGTAGAAAAGCAATTCAATGTGCAGATGATTTACATGACTCAATTATTAAGAAAACATCAGTTGAAGATCCAGGGGAAATTATTTCTGAAGGAATAACTAAACAACTTTGTAATAGATTACTAGAACCATTTATGTGGCATACAGTATTATTAACAGCTACTGAATATGATAATTTTTTTGAACTTCGTTGTCCAAAATTTCATACTCCAGTAAGTGGAGAAGGTTTTTATTTTAAAAGTAAAAAAGATTGTATTAATAATCATAGTAATAAAGTAAATTTAACAAAATTAGAAAATTTTTCTTATTATGATTGGCAAAATATTAATACATCAGGTGCTGAAATTCATATTCAAGCATTAGCTGAAAGTATGTGGGATGTAATGAATGAATCTACACCTAAATTATTAAAAGCAGGTGAATGGCATGTTCCTTTTGGTGATAAAATGAATATAGAATTAATGTCTAATGTTGCTCCTTATGAACAAACAGAGAATACTATTATTAAAATTGCAACTGCACGTTGTGCACGTTTATCTTATATGACATTCGATAAAGAAATCAATTATCAAAAAGATATTGATATGCATGATATGCTTAAAGCAAATAGGCATTTATCTCCTTTTGAACATTGTGCTCGCACTATGACAGAAGAAGAATATTATACTTTTACTAAAGGTCAAGGTAAATATATTGATGATGAAGGTGTTAGTTATGGAGTTCAATATTTTCCAGAATCAGCTAATGGTTGGTGTAATAATTTTAAAGGTTATATTCAATACCGTTATCTATTAGAAAGTGCAAACTAAAGAACAATTAACTGAAGAAGTTTCAAATGATATTTTAAAACTTATGGGAGGTTTAAAAGATAAAGTTTCTTATGATTGTTTATCATATGGAATAGTAAAAGATGCTTTAAATACAATTGGATATTATGATAATGATGATTATGATACTAATGGTTGGCAAGTAGATTATTGGAATACTTTTATCTATTTTAAAAATCCTACTGATATTTTATACATTAGTGGAAGTATGTATTATGGTAATTTAACTATATCAAGAGAAGAATAGAATGGAAAATTATAATATAAATTTATTAAAGACATTAGAAAATGGAAGATTTAAATTAATATTAGAAAGTGTTAATTTAAAAGAAGAATGTTTTAATTGTAGTTATTTTAATGAAAATGCAAAATCTTTATATAGGTGTGCAGTTATGCCACAATGTATAGGAATATCTTTATCATCGCAATTAAAAGATTTTTTATTAATTTATTTAAAATAATGGAACACTATCATAAATATAACGATTTACTTTTAAAAGAGTACCCTGCTTTTATTTATGAAGTAGAAATTTTTAAAAGAACCCAGGATTCTTGGAATTTAGAAGAATCAAGTATGTACAAATCCACTACGATTATAAAAGATCTAGTGGATTTTGTTATTTATACCTATACAGACTATCAACTATTTAAATATACTAATCTTCTTGCAGCTCCTTCAAATTGGTTAAAAGAAAATGCTATTTATATAGAAGTAGAAACTGCGAAGGAAAAACGTAAAAGAATTAAAGAAGAAAAAGAATTAAAAAAGGAATTAAATGAGACTTAAAGTAGAATTAGAAATAGACATTGACAATGATGAATTATTAGAAGGGCTTAATAATCTTGTTCATGATGATGAAGAAGATTATAGTACTAATTTAGATAATTTTACACAAAAACAAATCTTTGATTGGTTAGATACAACTAATTATATTGAAGAAGAAATTGTAGATTATGTATCTTTCATTGATTACAAAATAACAATATTATAATGAAAACAAATTTATTTGATGTAAATGGAATTGAAATCCAAATTGGAGATAAATATATAGTAGAAGGATTTGATACAATATATACAGTTTACTTTAAAGCTGGATGTGTATGTGGAGGTATAACAGAAAAACTTTGTTCTCCATTAGCTTGGGAAACTGATCCATATGATGAAGATGAATTAGCTGCTACAGAAGATTGTACTTGGTTAGAAATAATTATAACTAATGAAGTATAAATATGAATAAACCTATAAATGAAAACTATGCAGCAGTTGTAGTAAAAATTATTGCACTCGTCCCTCTTGATGGATGTGATAAAGTACAGGCCACAATTATAATGGGAAACCAAGTAGTTGTTGGATTAGATGTACATATGAATGAAATGGGATTATATTTTCCAGTTGAAACAGCCTTATCAAAAGAATATCTTAGTGCTAATAACTTATATAAAAAAGCAGAATTAAATAAAGATTCTACTAAAAAAGGTTATTTTGAAGAAAATGGACGTATTAAGTGTGTAAAATTTAGAGGACATAAATCTGAAGGATTATATATGCCTTTGAATTCTTTAGAGTTTATTACTAAAGGATATGCTGCAGAACTTCCGACAATTGGTGGATCATTTGATGAATATCAAAAAGTTCCAATTTGTTCTAAATATGTTATTAAAACTAATAAAATACAAGGTACACCTAATAGTAAAAAAGGTAAAGGAAAATTAGCAAGGGAATCAAAATTAATTGAAAATCAATTTAGATTTCATGATGATACTTCTATATTATATAAAAATTTACATAAGATTCATCCTCATGATTTAATTTCTATTACATATAAAATGCATGGTACTTCTGGTATTTCTGCTAAAATTCTATGTAAGAAACCTTTAAATTGGTTTGAAAAACTTGCTAGTAAATTTATAAAAGTAGTTGATACACATTATGACTATATTTATAGTTCACGTAAAGTTATTAAGAATCCAGATTTAAATCCTAATGCTGTTCATTTCTATGATACAGATATATGGGGTAAAGCTCATGAAATGGTTAAAGAGTTCTTATCTGATGGGATGACTTTCTATTATGAAATAGTAGGATTTTTACCTTCTGGTGGATATATCCAAGGTCCATTTGATTATGGTCAAGAAGAGGGTAAATTTGAAATCAGAATCTATCGTATAACTTATACTAATCCATCTGGAAAAGTATTTGAATTCAGTGCTCACCAAGTACAAGATTTCTGTAAAGAAAAAGGTCTTTTGGCTGTACCAGAATTGTATTATGGAAGTGTATTTGATTTTATGTTTAGATATGCTGAACTATCAGTACAAAATCCAGAAAACATGGAAGATTTCTTAAGTGTTTTAAAGGAAATGTATAATGAAAAAGATTGTTATATTTGTAAGAATAAAGTTGTAGAAGAAGGAGTTGTAATAAGAATTGAAAAAAATGAATTCGAAGCATATAAATGTAAATCTTTTGGTTTTTATGAAATGGAGAGTAAAAATCTAGATAAAAATATTATTGATATAGAATCTGAGAATTAATTACTAAATAAAAAAATAAAATAATGGAAAAGACTATAAATGTTTCAAAAATAAAATTCAATCCAATTGAAATTTCTATAAATATTAAAATAACTTCTTTAGATGAATTAAATGATTTTATTAAATTTGAAAATAATGGGTCAGAAATATGTGATTATGATGGAAATAATTGTAACACTCTTACTACTTTAGTAGAAGATATTTGTACTGCAGTTGTAGAACAATTATAATATGCAAGAAGTTCAAAAATTAATATTAACCCAAGGTATTCCTGCTTCAGGAAAATCAACGTGGGCTAAACAATTTGTACTAGAATCCCCTTTAACTCGAGTAAGAGTTAATAGGGATGATATACGAAATATGCTAGGTAAATATTGGGTTCCACAACGAGAAAATTTAGTTACTTATATAGAAACTAATTGTGTTATAGAAGGACTAACAGCAGGTTATACTGTAGTATTAGATGCTACTAATTTAAATCAAACATATTTAAATAAATGGATTAAATTTGCTTCAATATATGAAATTAACATTGAATATAAACAATTTCCTATTAAATTAGAAGAAGCAATTTTACGTGATTCTTTACGTGAAAATCCAGTAGGTGGCAAAATTATAACAAATTTTTATAATAAATACAATGAAAAATTTTAATAAATATATAATTCATGTTGAAACTGCTTGGTGTGGTGAATATAATGATTATGCGGCAATAGCTGAAGATGAAATTGATTTACTTAATCTTGCTGAAGAATTATCTTATAATAATTTTGCAGATTTTAGTGGTTTTGAGCAGGTTTTATCCGATTTATTTGCAGAACAACTTGAAGAAGGTGAAGATTATACTGATGAAATGATTAGTATTGCAGAAAATCAAGAATATGATTATTATTCAAGTTCAATTTCTTTATTTGAAGGAACTGATGAAGAGTGGGAAGATTATGAATTAGTTTATGATGCAAGTTTAAAAACAGAAAGCAATGGAGTTGATTAAAAAAGGAGATTTAGTAAAAATAGAAAAATTATCTGATGATGTTTTTAATGGAGAACATCCAAATAAAATTAATAAAGGATACACTCAAATTGGAATTTTACATAATAATGTAATAGTAGGTGATTGTGTGTATCTAGGAGGTTTAAGAACTTCACCAGTAACTGAAATTATTTCTAATTCTATTTTTAAAACAAGAAATTCTACATATCAAATGACTAAAGATTTAACTGATGGTCGTATTGAAGCAAATTCAGAAGTAGAAGAAGCAGAACGTTTTATGGAAGAAATAGGTAATCTTTATATTTCATAATGTTAACTTATTCTGATAAACGAAATGCAGCTAATGTTTATTTAGTTAATCAGTATTTAGAAGCTGTTACTATGGCTGCTGAAATTCGAGATGCATTTGTATCTGGTTCAGAATATACTGAAGCTCACTATAAATGTGAAATAGATATTTTAAAGCAAAGAATAGAAAACCTAACTAGTCAAATAGGTGAGATAATTGGCGGAGTTCTTCAAGGAACTTATCAAATAAAAAACTAATGGCAAAAACAAAAGATTCTTTACAAGAGTATTATATTTATAATGCTGACGGAGAACTAGAGGATATTGTTACTTTTACTAAACAAGCTGCAACATTATATCAAAAGAAATTTCCAATGTCTCTTATTGAACTAGTAGATTGCGATTATACTGAGTATAATGATTGAAACAGTAAAAGGAAAATTAGTCGCTAAAAAAGTAGGAATTTATTTAGTATATGTATTTGAATTAGGAATAGATAAATATATAATGTGCACACAACTTCCAAATTGGGATATATCACAAATTACTATTGGTGATATAGGGTATATTACATATGAAGATGCAATTGCTGGAGATAAATATTTTGATCCAAAAACAGGACAATTTAATATTTATAATTTTACTAATACATATATTAGAGATTTTGTTAAAGATATGGAAAAAAAAGATATAGAAATAAAAATAATATAGATAATGAAAGAAACAAGTAAAATAAAACTAGAATCTTATATTTGGAAAAATAAAAAAGATTTAAATAGTGCTGAACAAGTTAGTATAAAAATGATTGATTTATCAGAAGATATTTTAAATGAAAAATATACTCATTGTAAAACAATGCTTTTAAATACATCTAAAGAACATCCTGGTAGATATGTAGTTCTTGAAGAAATAAGTAAACAAATTAATGACTGTGGTGCTGAATTATTAATAAGGTGGTTTGAAGCTATTGATTGTAATCCAAAATATACAAGATTTACTTTACTTACTGAAATTAGAAATTCATTATTTAAAAATCAGGATACATTTGCTGATCAAGAAGTAAGAATGCAAAATTTATATAGTGGTTTACCACCACAATTAAATGGTATAACAATTGCTTCTGTATTAAAAGGTTGTAAAGATACTTTAGGTAAGTTTAATAGAAAACATATAACAAAAACATTTATTATTAAACAAGGTTTATGGTTTACAGCTCAAGAAACTAAAGAATTTACAGAAATTTCACAAGCCAAAACTATGTCTGAAAAATTAACTGTTGTTAAGGAAAGACTTGGAATTAATACTGCTTTAGAAATTCCAGTAAATGCAGCAGGATTAAATTATGTACAATTTCGTGCAATGATTTTATTAGGAGTTAGTAAAAAATATTCTGAATTAACTACACTTCAATTAGAAACTTTAAGATATAAAATTTTATTTGCTTTGGAAGAAGAAGTATTATTTCATATTAAAAAGTGGGTTACTTTAATGGAGCAAATTGAAGAAGTTGCAGAATTTAAAAACTATAAATTGGTATAATGTTAAGTGAAGTATATGATTTAGAATGTTTATCTAATTTATTTACATATACTGGATATTGTCGTCAAACAAAAACGTATCATCAATTTGTAATTCATAAATTGAGAAATGATTATGAAGAATTAATACATCATCTTTTTAGAGATAAATTAATTCAAATAGGTTATAATAATGATAATTATGATTATCCATTATTACATCATATTATTCGACATTATCATGAATATAAATATTTAGATCCAATGACAATTACTGCTAGGATTTATCAAAAATCTCAAGAAATAATTGCAAATCAATTTTCACAAGTTGCAGATTGGAATAAAAAAATAGAACAAATTGATTTATTTAGAATTTGGCATTATGATAATAAAGCTAAACTTACAAGTTTAAAAGCATTAGAAGTTGCAATGAATCTTCCTATTGTAGAAGATATGCCATTTCATCATACTCAATGGATATCTACTATTGAAGATATTAATAGTATTTTAGCTTATAATAAACATGATGTTGAAGCAACTAATGAATTTTTGAACATTACTTTAGGTAATACTGAAAATCCATTATATAAAGGTAAAAATAAAATTGAATTAAGACAAAAAATTCAACGACAATACGATTTACCTTGTATGAATTATAATGATATTAAACTTGGAACTGAATTAATTCTTAAATTATATTGTGATAAATTTGGTTTAAATATCAATGAAATTAAAAAATTAAGAAGTTATCGAAAAGAAATACAATTAAAAAATTGTATGCCAATTTGGACTAATTTTAATGATAAAGAATTTGATTTATTAATAAATAAATTTAATTCAACAACTATTTATGATGGTATACTTAAAAACGTATTTTCATTTAGTGTAATATATAAAGGAACTAAACTTGATTATGGTGTTGGAGGATGTCATGCTTGTATAAAATCTGGAGTATATGATTCAAATGATGAATATATGATTTTAGATATTGATGCTGATGGTCTATATCCATGTCTTGCTATACAACAAGGTTTATTTCCTGAACATTTAGGAACTGGATTTTTAGATATTTATGATGGAGAAATTGTTAGTGTAAGATTAGCAGAAAAGAAAAAACCTAAAAAAGAACGAGATTTTGTTATTGTTGAAGGATTTAAACTTGCTGCTAATGGAAGTTATGGTAAAACTAATTCAGAAGATTCATATTTATATGATCCTTTATATACTCTTAAAACTACTGTTTCTGGTCAAGTTATGATTAGTATGTGGATTGAAAAATTACATAAAGCTATAAAAAATTTAGTTATTCTTCAAGTTAATACTGATGGTATTACTTTAAGATTTAAAAGATCTGATTATCAAAAAGCTATTGATGTTACTACTGAAATGACTAATATTACGGGATTAACTTATGAATTTAATGAGTATAAAAAAATGATTATTAGAGATGTTAATAATTATTCTGCTCAATATATGGATGATCATATAAAACCTAAAGGTGCTTTTGAAATTAATAAAGATCTTCATAAAGATCCATCAATGAGAATTGTATCTATTGCTTTAGAACAATATTTTTTCTTTGGAATTCCAATAATAGAAACATTAAGAAAACATGATAATATTTATGATTTTTGTTTACGATTAAAAGTTGATAGTAGATTTGAAGCCCAATGGCATTATCTTGATGAAATAATGAAAATTAAAAAATTAAGTAAAACTACTAGATATTTTGTATCAAATCATGGAGGTGCTTTATATAAAAAATCAACTGATGGAAGTGGAAAAATAGCTGGAGTAAGTGTAGGAGTTGTAACAACTATATTTAATAATTATGAATCAAAAATTATGTCTGAATATGATATTAATTATGATTTTTATATTAAAGAATGTAATAAATTAATTAATTTAATTGAAGATAAACAATTGTGTTTATTTTAAAATTTTTATCAGAATTATAGTTTTTATATAGAAAAAATTTTGTATCTTTGTATTATAATATTAAATAATACAAAATGAAAGTATGCACAATTTGTGGAAAAAATGATACAGAAACTAAGTTTTATAGTAATCATAAATGTTCCAAATGTAAAAATAAAGAGGAAAGTAAAAAAAGAGCTGAAAAAGCTGGAAGAGAATATATACCTAAAGAAACAGTAGATATTCCAGAAGGACATAAACAATGTACCAATTGTAAAAAAATATTATTATTAGAAAATTTTTATATTTTAAGTGCTAAAAATAAAGATGGAAAAAATAAAATATATTCAAGATGTAAAGAATGTGAAAGACAAATAGTATTAGAACATCCTAACAGACAAAAATATATTGAAACATGTAATGATAATAAAAATATAAAACGAAAAGAAGATTCTGAATATAATGATTATTTAAATAAAATAAGTAATGATTATTTAAATACAGAAAATGGTATAATAACTCATATGTTATCTGCTGCTAAAAAAAGAGCTAAAAAAAATAATTTAGATTTTAATTTAGTAAAAGAAGATATTATACTTCCTACACATTGTCCAATTTTAGGAATTGAATTAATTAAAGGAACAAAAGATGATTATTCTAAAACTTATTCTTTAGATAGAATTAATAATTCTAAAGGTTATATTGTTGGAAATGTTCAAGTAATTTCAATGTTAGCAAATTCAATGAAAAATTCAGCAACAGAAGAACAATTAATTTTGTTTTCTAAAAACATAATTAATTATATAAGTAATGAGTAGTAGAGATGATAGACAGCTAGAAGCTGTAGAAAAATGGATTAAAAATAGATGTAATGGAACCTGGGAATTTTGCACTGGATTTGGAAAAACTACAGCAGCAATTATTGCTATCAACAGATTTATTGTAAAAAATCCAAGAAAAAAAATTATAGTAATTGTACCTACTGATTATTTAAGAGGTCAGTGGATATCTATATTAGATAAAAAAGGATTAAGTTTTAATGCAGAAGTTAAAATTATTAATTCTGCAATAAAACAACCTTTTTTTTGTGATCTCTTAATACTCGATTAGTAACTTTGTCGAGTCTAAATTCGTTTAACTGCGGGAATAACCTTAGAGTCTTTTTAACCAAATTATAGTAGTAATACATATAATGGCTTTCAGTAATGATGAAAGATATGGTAAAATCAAAAAGAATTGGTCAATCCGCATCCAAGTTTCCAAATAAATTTTGGAAAAAGGTTCACAGACTATCCCGTAAGGGAGTACATTTAAATTTCAAAATATTTTGGAATTCATTTGGAAATGGCGAAAATTTTTGCTATCTTTGCATATTATTAAAAATTAAAAATATGCAAGAAAAAATTAAAAAATATGTATTTTATACATTAAGTAGTGAATCAAATTTGCAAGATGTTAGATATGTTGGAGTAACAAGTTGCACTTTAAAAAGCAGATTATCACAACATAAATATACTGGAAAAAATCCTTTAAAAAGGGTTACTCCTGTTGCAAAATGGATTTACAGTTTAATGTTAAAAAATGAAAATGTCATTATTACACAAATTGATGAATGCGATGTTACAGAATGGGAAAATCTAGAAATAGACCTTATTCAAAAATATAAAGAATTAGGATATAAACTTTTAAATATTGATAAAGGTGGTAGAGGATCTATTACAAAAGAAAAAAGAGTTATTTCGGGAATTCAAAGATCTATTTCTGCGCACGAAATAAAAATTGTACAATTAGATTTACTAGGTAATTATATTAAAACATATGATTCAATTGTAAAAGCCTCTAATGAACATAATTTTTCAAGTTCCGGTGCAATTAACAATGTTTTAAAAAAAAGATCAAATACAGCTGGTGGGTATTTTTGGTTATATGAATCTGATTTTTTAAATAAAAATTATGAACTTATACCTACAAAAACTACTAAAGAAAGTAAGGGTTTTAAACATTATCAATATAATAAAGATACTTTTAAATTAATAAAAGTATTTTTAAGTAAAAGGGATGTTATATCTGAATTTTTAAATAGTGGAGATTCCAATGCTGGTAGTTTAGATACAGCTATTAAAAATAAAACTATGTGGAAAAATTCTTTTTGGAGTCTTAGTCCTATACTAGATTTTACTGATTATTTTGATAATACTTTTAAAATTTTTGAAATAGATTCAATTGGGTCTATTTTAAATAAATTTAAAACTAATGTTGAAGCAGCTCTTTATTTTAATTTAAAGGATTGTACTATTAGTAATCAAATTCGTAATAACACAAAAACAAAAAATAATACATATTTAATAAAAAACACAAAAATTAAGATATAGTCGGACTTATAGTGAAAATTATAGGATAGCATGGAAGTTCATGCGTATGCTGCTGAATCATTTTATACTATATTTGATGTATGTAAACCTAAAATGATATTAGGATTAACAGCAACATTTGAAAGATTAGATGGTAAGCAAACATTATTAGCTAAATATTGTCCTATTATTGATACTATTACAGTCAAAGAAGCAACTGCAAAAGGTTGGGTATCTCCTTATAAGGAATACAAAGTAATGATTGATGTTGATTTAACTGAATATAATGCAGCTAATTTAGAATTTATGGAACATTTTGCATTTTTTGATTATCAGTTCAACACAGCAATGGGTTGTATGGCTGGTATTAGAAAAGGTACTGAATTAATATTAACTAGTAGACAATGTATAAAAGCATATGCTAAATTTATTCAGCCTGATCCAAAATTTGAAAAACAAATTATAGCTGAAACTGCTGCTCATGCATTTGCATGGGGTAGGGCATTGAAAGCACGTAAGGAGTTTGTAAAAAATCATCCTAAGAAAATTGAAATTGCAGAATTAATTCTAGCACATAGACCTGATTCTAAAGCTATTACATTTAATGCAACTATTGCACAATGTGAAAAATTTAAAGTAGGTTTAGTAGTGCATTCAGGTAAAACTAAAAAGAAGAATAAAATTACAATGGAAGAATTTTGTTTGCAAGATACTGGAGTAGTTCATACTAGTAAAGTATTAAATGCAGGTGCGGATATTCCAAAATTAAATTTAGGTATTATTTTATCTAATAGTAGCTCTTCAACTGAAAGAATACAGAGAATTGGTAGGATTATTAGAAAAGAAGCTAATAAAAATGCTGAAGTATTTTCATTAATTCTAAGAGGAACAATGGAAGAAAATTGGTTTAAAAAGAGTTCAGTTGGTTTAAGTCATTTCGAAATAAATGAAAATGAACTAATGAATATCTTAACGAATCAAGAATTAGTAAAACAAGAAGTAGTACAAGAAAAACAACAATTTTTATTTACATTTTAATATGACAAAAAAAGAAATTATAGAAGTATTTGAAAATGCAAAAACTGATTATGTAGCCGAAATGAATAATACATTTATCGGTTTATCTATTATAGCTAAATATTCAAATTATGTTGTTCAAGGTGCGAATCATGATATGATTTGGAGTGAAGATCTTGATAATTTAATTGATGCAGATATTACAGATGAAGATATTATGGATTTAACATCTTTAGGTTTTTTCATTGAAGATGGCGAGTATTTAGCAAAATATGTATAGTATAAATGAATTTCGAGGAGAATATTATTTTTTAAGTAACTTTTATGAAACTCCTGTGGTATTTGAAGGAGTAGAATACGCTAATAATGAAGCAGCTTTTCAAGCTCAAAAAGTATTAGATAAAACTATTCAAAAAGAATTTATATTCTTATCTCCAAATCTTGCTAAAGCCAAAGGTAGAAAAGTAAATCTTAGAGCTGATTGGGAGAAAGTAAAAGATTTATTAATGTACAGAATAGTTCTTGCTAAATTTACTCAAAATCCAGATTTAAAAACTAAATTATTAAATACGGGAACATGTCAATTAATTGAAGGTAATACTTGGAATGATAGATATTGGGGTAAATGTAAAGGTACTGGTTTAAATAAATTAGGATTAATATTAGAATCTATAAGGCAACAATTAAAATAATTAATATGGATACAAACTTAATATCAGATGGTTATCATACATTTGGAGAGTTATATGACTTTAGAAAAGTGTATAATGCAGCATTATTTAATGAATGGGCTCAATATGATATTCCTAAATATAATGTACATAAATCTTGGAAACATAGCGATGGAGAATTATGTTTTGGAGGTGGTTGGTTTATAGTAATGGCTACATTACCTTCTGGACAAATTAGTAATCATTATGAAGATAAAGATTGGGATTTATTTAAAATTCCAGAATATGAATTAGCTGATAAATTTGATGGGCATACACCTAATGATGTAATAACAAGATTAAAACAATTAAATCACTGGGGACAGTAATAAAGCCGTAACTGGTACAATAAGTAGTGGTTAAGAAAACTTAACCAATTTGAAACAAATAGAATTATCAATAGATAGAGAACTTGACTTTATGATTAAGTACCAACTATTTCCTGAAGAATTTTTAATTATTCAATTAATATTTTTAGCACAGGAAGATCATAGTGAATATTTAAGCAAATATTTTAGTCAAATGCCTCTAAAAGGTGCTCCACGAGATACTCTCTTAGCCTTACAGGAAAAAGGAATTATTAATAAATCCTATAAAATTCCTGAAAAAGGAGCAACATTTAATCCACGTGATGTAGATTTTAATAAAGTATTTCTAAAATCCTTCAATCAACATTCTGGGGATATGGGAATGGAATTATTTATGACTTATCCAAGTTTTGTAAATATTCAAGGTCGTCAGTGTTCATTAAAGAACATTAGTAAACTATTTAAGAGTATGGATGATTTTTGTTTTGCTTATGGCAAAGCTATTAAATTTAATCCAGAAATGCATGCTAAAATTATGGAATTATTAACTTTTGGAAAAGAAAATGATCTTATCCATTATGGTATTACAGAGTTTGTAATTAGTATGAAATGGTTAGAAATTGAAGAACTAAAATTGTCTGATAATATTAACGGTTATAATAATTCTGAATTGTTATAATATGGGAGTTAATAAATTATACAAAAACGTAAAACGTGGTAAGGAGGGTAAGAATGTTGGAATTTCAACAGGAATGCCTAAATTAGATTCCGTTATTTATGGTATTCAAAAATCATATTTATACACAATTGGTGCTGATACTTCTGGGGGTAAAACTTCATTTGCATTAGATGTATTTGTATATAATTTAATTAAGAATGCTGAAAATATACCTATATCTATTTTATATTATTCATTTGAAATGGCTGCTGATGTACTATATGCTAAATTAATCTCACGATATATCTGGGATGAATATCATGAAATTGTAACTTATGAAGATATTTTATCTTTGACTAAACCAATTTCAGATTCTCAAGAAAATTTAGTTAATTTAGCTAGAGGATGGGTAGAAACTCTTTCAGAGCATTTAACTATTTTTGATAAAGCATTAACACCAAATGGAATTTATAAAACTTGTGTAAACTGGTTAAGTCAATTTGGCACATTTGTACAAGTAGATGAACATACTGAAAATTATATTAGTGATGATCCATCTAGATATAAAATAGTTCTTATTGATCATGTTGGATTAATTTCTGGAAGTGATGCTAAAAAAATAAGAATTGATACAGTTGTTGATACTTTTATTTATCTTAGAAATAAGTGCGGTCTAACTGGTGTATTTATACAACAATTAAATCGTAATGCAAAAGGGATGGATCGTAAAACTAATGGATATGAGCTTATTCAATTAGATGATTTTAAAGACACTTCAGGAACTACAGATGGTTCGGAAGTCGTATTAGCTCTCTATTTTCCTTATAGAGAAAAGATAGCTACATGTGAAGGTTACCCAATACAGAATGTATTGAAAAAACGCTTTAGATTAACGCAAATCCTGAAAAATCGGTATGGACAAGCTGACCTAAACCTTGGAACTTCGTTTTTTGGAGAAATAGGAATGTTTAGAGAAATGCCAAAAGCTAAAGAAATTGGCGATTATGAACCTTATTTAGAGTTAAAAGCTCCTAAAATAGAACATAAAATAGATGATACAGAACATGTGGAGACACAAATAGATGAAATAAAACATCAATTTCAATTATAAAAATGGGATTATTACCAATGGCTAAAAGCCAAATTAAAACTTCAAATCCAAAAAATTTAATACTTTTTGGTTTACCAAAAGTCGGAAAAACAACAGCATTATCGTTCCTTCCTAAAGCTCTTCATATTGACCTTGAAGATGGGACAGATTATATCTCAGCTTTTACATATAAAGCTAAAACGTATATGGATTTGTATAAAATTGCAATGGAGTTGAAAGACAATCCAGGACAATTTGATTTTACAATTTTAGATACTATTACCGCATTAGAAGATATAGTTCTTCCATATGCAAATAAATTATATAGAGAAACCTCTATGGGTGTTAATTTTGATGCAGAAACAAGTGTATTAACATTAGCTAATGGTGCAGGTTATTTGTATTTAAGACAAGCAATGCAAAGAGTTATTGGTTGGTTTGAAAAAGTCTCTCCAAATGTTATTTTAGTAGGGCATGTTAAAGATAAAGCATTAAATGAAAATGGTACTGAATTAAATGTAAAAGATTTAGATCTTACAGGAAAAATTGGTCGTATTTTAAGTGCTGGAAGTGATGCAATTTGTTATGTTTATAGAGACATAGAAACTACAGATTTAATGGCTAATTTTGGAGATATGAATTCTGTATTATGCGGTGCTAGAATGCCACATCTTGCAGGAAAAACTATCTTACTTGCTCAAAGACAAGAAGATGGAGGTATTAAAACATTCTGGGAAAATATTTATCCCTCATTAACACAAAATAAAGAATAATGATAGCAGTAAAAGTAACATTTAATTTCGATCCAGAAACAACATCCGTATGTGATGTAGTATGTTCTGTAGGTGATGTTGTTGAAAAGAAAACAACTACAAAAAAGTCAACAGTTAAACAAGTTGGTAAAGCATTAACAGGTTTAACAATAGTAAGAGAAGAAGGAAAATTAGTACTTTCTCCAGAGTTAATTACACTTTTAGGAGATGAAGATGAAATTAGAGTATCTATAAGATATGATAAAGTTGATGGTGTAATTACTCCATTCTTTGGTAATGACTTAGCATTCGGAATTAAAGGCGGTAATAAACTGGCTAAAGCTGGTACAGTAGCCTATAGAGGCAAGGCTAATGAAATTTTAGCAGAATTTGGTGAAACATTCTCATTAGAAGAATCAAAACCAGGAATTTATATGTTAGTGGGTGATAAAGTATATGTACCTAAAGACATACCGGTTAAAGAAGCCGTAGCAAAAGTGAGAGATATAGAAGTTTCTGGAAATGAAACAACAGAGTTGACAGAATTTACAGATTTTAATTTATAAAAAATAATAAGAAATAATGAGTGATTTTAATTTTAATGAAACAGCCGGTGCAGCTCAAAGCACAAGTCGTCCACAACTAAAAGGAAATGCAATCTATGATGTTACATTTGACGGAATAGAAATTAAAGATATGGCTGGTAAAAAAGATCCAACCGCAATGTATAATGTATTGAATATCAAATTCTCTAATAAAGAGGGTTGGTTTTCACATACAATTTTTGAACCAAGAGAAGAAGATGGTAAACGTAGAGAAACTACTTTTACAAATGATAAAGGAGAAGAAAATGTTGTTCCTCAATTATCTAATAATGAAACTATGATGTTAATTTTTAAGCATTTAATTGATGCTGTTAATCCTGAATTAGGTGCATTAATTGATAAAGGTGAAGCTGGTAATCAAATGAAAATTACTGGTAATGATTCTCATTCTACATGGTTATCTTTACGTAATGTAATGAAAGCAGCTACTGAATCTGGTATTGGTAAAGAAGTAAAATTGAAATTAATTGTAAATAAGAAGGGTGAAGCAGTTTTTCCTTATTTTGCAGCAATTGATAAAGAAGGTAAGAAATATATGAAATTCAATTTTATCGGAGAAAATGTATTTTTTAATGCTAAAGAAATTGCAGCTTTAAAAAAAGTAGCTGGTGCAAAACCAACTAAAATAGGTGAATCATTTGATTTATCTATGGCAGGTGAACCTAGTACAGGTGCTGGATCAGAAGCTGATATGGATTTTAAATTGTAAAATAAAATTGTGATTTAATGTTTGAAATACCTAAAAACGAAGAGCGAATCACAAAAGAACTTTTATTAAAGTATAATTCAGAAGAAACTTATATGGAAACTTATCTTGGAATCCCCGTAAAAAAGGGACTCCAGATAAATCCTATGAGAACTGATAAACTACCAACTGCCTCATTCTTTAGAAATCAAAAAAATGATTTAATATTTCATGATTTTGATGGATCATTTTATGGTAATTTTATTTCAGTAGTAATGTATCTTTTTAACTGTAGTTTTTATATAGCTTTAAAGATTATTGCTAATGATTTTGGGATAATTAAATCAAATAATTATACACCTCATATAGCTGAAATTAAAATATCAGATATAAAATTTACAGAAAAGCAGTCAACTAGTAATATTCAAGTTGCAATTAAAGAATTTACCCAAAAAGAATTAGATTGGTGGAATTCTTTTGGTATATCTCCAAAAACTTTAAAAAAATTTCATGTTGTGTCTTGTGCACATTCATTTTTAAATGGATTTTATTTTTCATCTTCTTCTGATAATTCTCCAATGTTTGGGTATTATGGAGGAAAAAAAGATGAAATGGAATTATGGAGAGTATATATGCCAACAAAGAGAACTTATAGATTTTTAAGTAATTGGAAAGGATCTTTTTTACAAGGAGCTAAACAATTACCAGTAAGAGGTAATAATTTATTAATTACTAAATCTATGAAAGATGTAATGTCTTTATTTGAACTCAATATAAACTCAATTGCACCAACTTCAGAAAATGTATTAATGTCATATGCACAATATGATAGATTACATAAGAAATTTCCTAATATTTTTATATTAATGGATAATGATTTAGCTGGAGTACGAGGTGCACATAAATACAAAAAAGCATTTCCTGGATTGAAATGTATATTTATTAAACGTAAATATTCAAAGGATATCAGTGATATGTGTAAGAAAAAAGGACTAGCACATTTTTTAGAGTGTAGTGATGAATTACAACATATATTCGATGATGAATATATAAAACAAACTAAACACTTTTATGTGTTTAAATAAATAATCATAGTATGGCATTTCCAAAGAAAAAAAAGAAAGATGTAGCGGAATTACCATTCTGAGCGTCTTCTCCTGAGCAATTAGAAACACATGTTCCTCAAAAATCAGGAGGAAAAAAGAAAGTCAGTTCAATTAAATCAGAATATGATGGTATTAAATTTGACTCTCAATTAGAAGTATATTGCTATAAAGCATTACAAGCTGCAGGATTGTGGTTTGAATATACTCAAAAAACATTTACAATATCTGAAGCATTTAAATGTATAGGAGAAAGTTATGAACCAGATAAAAGAAAAGGAGATGGGATGTATCCTAAATCTAAATCTTTGCAGAGTGTTAAATATACCCCGGATTTCATAGGAGAAGAATTTATAATTGAAACTAAAGGAAGGCAGAATGAAGCTTTTCCTATGAGATGGAAATTATTTAAACGATATCTATTTGAAAATAATCTGAACTATGATTTATATATGCCAAAAAATCATAAACAGATTGATGAATGTATTAAAATGATTAAAGAAAAAATGTAATAAAAAGGATGCCATATGGTATCCTTTTTTTATGAAATAAATACTAATATGGTAGCAGAAGAAGCAAGAAAACAATCATTAAATAATGAATATAATTATATTTTACAATTAATTGATAATCAGATAAATCAAGGTAGATTATATCTTGATTTAAATTATATAATATCTAATATAACAAAAACTAAGTTATTAGAAAATCATTATGAAATTAATATTTGTGGTGGTTCAGAGAGACAACCATTTTATACACAGATAGAATGGTAAAAGGAAAAATATATATAAATAAAAGTAGAACTATAGTAATGTGTACTAAAATAGATTCTAGTAAATATTTTGAAGGAGTAGTTCTTTATAGTGATATACAAAATGATATTGTAGGAATATACTCTAAATTTATGATTAAAGAAGAATATACTGAAATGGAGGGAATATTAACATTAAGTAATTTACATATTAAAGAATAATGGAAAAAGAAGATTTAACAGAACACTTAACTACAATTTTAAGAATATACAATATTGAATATAGTCAAGAATTGTATGATGAATTAGTTAATATATTAGAAATGGCCTTTGAACAAGGTTATGATCAATGTGATCGTGATAATGATAATTTATAAAAGAACAATATGATTATAGATATAATAACACAAATAACACTATATTTTGAATTTAAAGAATATAATGATTTAATAGAAGAAATCAACAATTATTTAGAAGAGAATGGTTCAGATTTTAATGACACTTTGGAGATTATTCAAGAAGAATTATTTTCTACTGAAAAACAAATTTCTCCGTATACAATGATGAGTACTTTATCATTTAAATATGCAGGAGAATTCTTTAAAGATATAAAAGAAGATATTGAAGAAATTGATAATGATGATTATCCATTACTTTGTAATTTATTAATAACAATAGCAAATAGTATTTAATGGTAATTGAACAAGAATTAAAACAAGGAAATCCAGAAACTGTTAATGCAGGATCAGAAGTAGTAATTAATGAAAATAAAAAAGTAATCTTTATGTCTGGTAACACAAATTTGACAGAAAAACAATTTTTAAATTATTATGCTGTTCAAATTTCTGAATTAGTAAAAGATCCAAATATTTATTTTAATATAAGTGATGATAATGGTTGTGCAGTAATGCTACAACAAATATTTGATCGTTTATTGGAAGATAAATCAAGGGTCAATGTATTTCATACAGGTAAAACTCCAAAAAATATTGCTGCAAACTTTATTTTAATTGGTGGATTTACTTCATTAGAAGAACGTGATGCAGGTATGACATTGTCTAGTAATTTAGATTATCATATCATAATACCAGGTACAGGTCGTACTTTAGTTGAACGTAATATCTGTAGACGTAATACTCCAGAGTATAATTATAATCAACATTGGTTAAAAGGAAATAGACAGTTTTGGAATTTATTTAAAAAACAAGAAGAAGTAAAATAATATGAATTTAAGAATAGGATTAGACATAGATGATGTCTTAGCAGGCTTTTTTGATATGTATAAAGTAACATTTACCAAACCAAAAGATATGGTAGATGCTAACATTACCAAAAATGTATTAAAATTAAAAACTAATAGAGAATTTTGGGTAACACTTCCAAAATTAAGAGATATTGATTTTGTTCCCGCCATTTACTGTACAAAAAGAATTTCACCAAAAACTTGGACTAAAGATTGGCTTGCTGCTAATCATTTTCCAGAAAGAAGTGTATATCAAATGTACTATCAAAGGGGTGATAAATCTACTATGATAAAAGGTAAAGTAGATGTATTTGTGGATGATTCTATTAGTAATTTTATGAAAATTAATAAATCTGGAATTCCATGTCTTTTAATGGATGCCCCACATAATCAAGGATTTGAAACTCCTTATCGTATTTATACGCTAACTCTAGCGGAAATTAAAGAAAAATATAGTGAATTTAACAAACTATAAAGTTAATTTTTTACTTGAAACAGTAAATAAAAAAGAAATGTCAGATGTAGAGTACTTCTCGGATGCCTATAAAGGGTATTCGAGTAACTCTAAATTATCTTATATTAATCCTGCACAGGATGGTTCTCCACAAAAATATAGAGATGGATTGAAATCATCTTATAATTCTTCATTTGATTTTGGATCAGCAGTACATGCTTTATTTCTTCAACCAAATGATTTTGTATTAAGTGATTATAGTGAAAAACCTACTGCTAAATTAGGAGTATTTGTTGATGAATTTAGAAAGTTTAGATTGAAAGGTTTAAGTCTGATCGATGCATCTATAGAAGCTTCTGTAAGTGCTGATTATTATAGTGGTAAGTTATCTGATAAAATTATTAAAACAGCTATTACTAAAAGTCTACCATATTATCTAGCAGTAATGCATGGATTATATGAAGATGCGCAAGGTAGAGAAGTTATAGTACTTAGTAGAAAACAACAAGATGATTGCAAGTCTTGTATTAAGAATTTAAATAGTAATCCTAAATTAAGATATGCACTATTTGGACAAAATTTCTTTGATTCATGTATAATTTATAATGAAGATGCTTTATTTGTAGATGTGAATGTAACTTTACCTGATGGCAGATCAGTTATTATACCTTTAAAAAGTAAATTAGATAACTATAGAATTGACCCTTCAGAGAAAACTATACATCTTAATGATTTAAAAACTAGTGCTAAGAATGTTGATTATTTTATGGGTAATAATATTCCTGAATTAGATGATAAAGGAAATAGAAATGGTAATATGTATTGGATTGATGGTAGTTTTCAAAAGTATCATTATGCAAGACAATTAGCTTTATATTTAATAGTTTTACAAATGTATTGTAAATCATTAGGATATGATGGGTACTCTTATAAAGTAAATGTAGCAGTAGTACAATCTCTTCCAGATTTTAATACTCGTTTACATAATGTACCACAAAAATTTATTGCTGCTGGAATGACTGAATTAAAAGAATTATTATGTAGAGTAGCATTCCATGAATTAAATGGATATGATGTTGTAATAAATGAAGAAGAATAATGAAAGAACAAATAGAAAAAATTATTATTAATGCATCTTATGATGATAAGAGGACTTTATATTCCTCTTTATTTACTATGGGAAATCAAACCTCAGGTAAATTAGTTAATAAATTAGACTTAATAACATTAATTTGTTTAGTTAGTCAAAAAATGTCTACTGATAGTAAAACTGTTACAACTAAAGATGTAATTGAAAAAATAGTAGGTCATGTATTAAATTATAATAATGCATATGATAATTTCCTAATAGGATTAAGTATTGTATGTGATGATATGATGTTTGGAGTAGATGATATTAGTTCTTTAGGATGTACGTCTTCTGGGGAAATTATTAAACGTATTAAAGAACTATTAGCTGAATGGTTACCTTTTTAAAGTATGAGTGATACTAAAAAAATAACTATTAATAGTTTAGTTGCTAGTGGAGAATTAGAAAATTCAGATGTTGAAAAATACTATTTGGAAAATAATTTTTCTAGTTGGATTTATGAGAAAGGAAATTATTATCCTGCTATTGAAGTAGAAGTAGTTAAGAGAGTAAAGTCTGGAGTTTATAAATTAGGAGTTCTTGGAGATAAAGTTACGTGTATTCCACAAAAACTTATTTCAGATTCTTTATATTTATTACCAGATTCTCAAACTATTACAATTCTTCAAGAATCAAAGAAATTTTGGGAGAGAACTCCTAAATTTGCTGAGTATGGGATGATACATAAAAGAGGAATTCTATTGGAAGGTCCTCCAGGTACAGGTAAAACTGCCACTATTACTTTATTAATAAATGAATTATTAAAGGAAGATGGAATTGTATTTTTAGTAGGTTCTTCACAAGATTTCACAATAATATATGATTTTTATAAAAATATATTAAGAAAAATTGAACCAACTCGCAAAATAATCACTGTCATTGAGGATATTGATAAAATTGCAACAGGACCAATTGAACCTCAATTACTGGATTTTTTGGATGGTAAAATGTCAATAAATCATCATTTAGTTATTGCTACAACAAATGATTCATCTGGATTGTCAGATGCATTATTACGTCCTAGTAGAATAGATATGAGAGTTATTATTGATTTCCCATCTTCAGAATCTAGAACAATATTTTTTGAAAATAAAGGTGTTGAAAAAATTGATATAGAAAAATTTGTAAATAGTACTACAAAATTCTCTATATCTCAATTAAAAGAATTATTTATTGGAACTTATGTTTTAGGTAATAATTTTGATCAAGTTATTGAACAGATTAAAAATCCTTTAACTAAGAAACGATATGACAGTTTTGAACATAACAAACCTGTATTAGGATTTTAATCTAAATAAAAATTAAAAAAATGTTGTGTAATAAAAAGATACTTTTTTTGAAAATATTTACCAAAACATTTGGTGAAATGGAAAAAAAGCAGTATCTTTGTATAACAAAAGGAGATAATAAATACAATTAGATATAAAATATTAATGAATTAATAAGTAAAAATTAAAATTATGAATCAAGTAAAAATTAAAGAAGCAACAGGATTTACCAAAGTAGAAGCATTAGCAACAGAAAAAATCGGATTTGATGTATTAACATTGTCAGGTTCAAATGCTACACAAGCATGGATTAAAGCTGGAAAACCTGCAAATGGTACTAGTGCGTTCAAGGTATTCGCTTCTGAACAATTAAAAAAGAAAACCAAATTTAAAGAAGGTCTAGGAGCTTATGTAATTGTTGAATCAGGTATTGCTGATACTCGTGAACGTCCTTATAAAGTTATTTCTGTTATTACAGATGGTGCTCGTAAATTCAAACGTACTCACCAAATTGTAGAAGCTGAATTAGCTACTAAATTAGTTAAAGTAAATGAAACTGATGCAGAAGGTATTGTAACAGTTAAAGAAGTTTTAACTGCTGAAATTATTTCTTTAGGTTCTGTTGTAGCTACTGCTGATAAAAAATCAGAAGCATTAGACGAAATGAAAGATTGGATTTCTGCTGAAAAACGTGATTATGTAACTATAATTGCTAAAGAAGTAGTAGAAGGAAGTGCAATTGCAGCTTATGGTGTTTATACTCCATCTATCTCTGCAAAAGAAGGAACTTATGTTGCTTTTGGAGTTGAATTGTAAGATTCAATACGGAATCTTCTACCGTTAATAGGAAGCTGAAACTCTATTGGATATTGAGTCGAGTAATGTCGTAAGTCATTTACTGAATACAGTATAAAAGTATAAAAAAATAAAGGTCGGTAGATTAAATTCTATCGGCCTTTTTTCATTAATACACGAATTAACGGGGTACAACCCATAAAAAATTGAAAATGAATAAAGAAGAAAATGTAGAAAAAGTTGGAACAGTTAATACAGTTGAAATTACTAAACCAGATCTTTCTGATATTGATAAAGACACTATTAGAAGAATTTGTAAAAATGAAGAATATACAATTCAAGGTAAATTAGATATTTTAACAGATCATTTCAAAGTAGAATTAGATGTTATAAAAATTTGGCTTGAATCTTTAAATATTGTATTATATCCTACTCAATTCTCAGCAGCTAAACTACATACATTAAAAAAGAAAAAAAGATACATAATTTCAAGTGCTCAAAATGCATCTCCAGTAAATATAAGTTTTTTAAATAATATAAAAGCTTATGCAAAATTTATTGATGCAGAAATTGGAATTATAGTTTCAAGATATAAAAATCCTACTTCAATATGGTGTGAAGGAAGGGATGTCTGGGCTAAAGAAGTTCAAGAATATTTAATTGCAACTAGACAATTTCTACATAATGATTTAGTAGTATTGGCTGATTTAAAAATACAAGCAACTTGTCCTAGTCCAACTAGTGGAATTGAGTTATTTGGAGGACATGCATCTTGTATTGTTGGTAATCCTAAAATAGAAATGCGTTCTGTAGCAGTTTTACCAGGTCAAAAAGAAAAATTTCTTTTTTCAACTGGCAGTGTAACTATGCCTAGTTTTACTGATACTGTTGCAGGTGGTAAAGCAGCTGAAAATCATTCTTATGGATTTATAGTAGTAGAAATTGAAAGTGATGAAGTAGTTCATACTAGAAGTGTATCTGCTAATGAATTTGGAGAATTTAATGATTTAATTTATAGAGTTCAAAATGGAGTAGTTACAAAAGAAGCAGTAGAATGTTTAGTTTGGGGGGACAGTCATTTTGCTCAAAAAGAAGATCGTGTAACTAATGCTTTTCGTAAATTATGCTATGATTTAAAAATTGAAATGTCAGTCTTACATGATGTTTGGGATAGTCAATCTATAAATGTTCATAATATTAAAAACCCAATAGTGCAATTTCAATTAATGAAAGAAGGAAAAGATGATTTAAGGAAAGAATTAGATCAAATGAATACTGAATTGAATTGGTTTAATAACAATATGAAAAAAACTATAGTAGTAGGATCAAATCATGATGATATGCTTGATAGAGCAATGTATCAAACTACTTGGCAAGAACATATTAAAAATGCTGAATTATTTGTAGAAATGTTATCATTAACATTATCTGGTAAAGCTAAAGATGGTATTATACCTTATTATATAAATGATAGATTTAATAAAATCACTGCATTAGGAGTTAATGATTCTTATATTAAAAATAATATAGAATTAGCATTACATGGGCATAAAGGACCTAATGGTTCTAAAGGAAGTATTAAATCATTTGCTCAACTATCATCTAAAACAATTATTGGTCATTCGCACTCACCATCAATTGTTGGAGGATGTTATCAAGTAGGTATTTCATGTTCTAAACAACATGGATATAATAGTGGATTATCTGGCTGGGCATATAATGGAGTAACATTAAATAAACATGGCAAAAGACAATCTATTACATTTAATCAATTTACAATGTCTTATACTACATTATACTAATGAAAACAATAGAAGTAACAATTAAATCTGAAAAGATTTATACAGTTGAAATAGATGAAACAGTAATTAATCAAGATTTTATTGATCATTTCTGTAAATATTTTCATGATGTAAAACAAACTCCAGCAGGTTTATATAATACATCATATGATGATGAAGATATTAAAGAAGAAGATTATCCTTATTTAAACTTTGCAGAGGATATAGCTTATATGCAATCTGAATATGATTCAGATGTAGAAGGATTACCTTTACTACATAATAAATTTTATACTTATAAATTAAAGAATGGAGAAATTCCTCCTATTCAATTTATGGAAGAAAGTGAAGATTTTGAATATGAATTTAATTTAGAAAATTGTAAATTATGATAGTAAAAATAAAAAGCAGATATACAATCCAACTTAATAAATTATTTAATACAGATATTGAATTTGATATTGAGGAATTTATTAAAGATAATGATATAGATATTTATAGTAATTATGAACTAGAGAGTTTTATACAAGATTATATAAATTATCATGTCAATAAAGATTTATTATATGATCCTGAAGATTTAGAAGATACAGATGAATATCCAGAATTAGAATTTTTAAATTTAGATGAATTAGTTAAACAATATAGTTATTTAATTAAAAAAAGAGAATTAAAAATAGTTAATTGTTGTGATGATGCAAAATTTAATGAACAAAATTATTGTCCTGAATGTGGAAAAAAAATAAGTTATTAATATGAAAGAAAATATAAGAGAATTTTTACTTGAAAATTTCGAGTATGAAGAAGATGAATTAGTTGAAGAATTATATTCTATTTTTGAAGATCAGTTAGCTGAAGAATATAATTTAGCATTTGCTGATGGTTCTGCTGAAGGTTATGATGAAGGTTATGATAGAGGTTGTAGTGAAGAATCTGACAGGGCATATGAAAATGGATATAAAAATGGGTACGAAAATGGATATAGTGAAGGTTATGATGAAGGTTTATTATATGCAAATGAAAATAATAATGATTAATAATGGCAAATGAAATAAGTATAGCAGAATTGCTAAGAGGGAAGTCAACCCTTATAAAAAATAAAGAATTTAATGCAACTAAAAATTATGTAGAACCATTTTTAGAAAGAATGACTGCTTTTACAGAAGATTTTAGGATTCAAGTAAAAATGCCTGATCAAATGACCACAAATACAGAGAATACTGATATAACTTTTAATAGAGTTTTAATTCAAGCAGTATTACCTGAGAAATACAGTATTGATTCTCATGATGAAGTTATAGGATTTTTATATGGTATAGATGTAAAGAAACCAGTAGTTAAAATCTATAGAGGATATTTGAATCAAGCCTGTACAAATTTAACAGTATTTAATCCTCAATGGTTAAATGTACAAGATTTAATCCCAGGAGATCCAATTAATTTTAAACCAATTAAGGATTTAATGGAATATACTAATGACTTTGCTATTAATATGGCAAAAATGAAAAGTGAATTCCTTAGTAGGGATATGCGTAAACAATATCTTGGAGAATGGGTTGACTACTCTTTAAGAGAATCACAAGACTATGGTTTTGGTAAAGTAAAAATTGCAGTATCTACTCCAATTGATGCATATAAACAATTATTTATTAATCAAGAGAGTGAATATTTTATTCCAGAAGGTCATGATCCTTCACTATTTGATGTATATAATGCATTTACTCAAATAGTAACTGATGATAAAAAAGATATTATGAATAAGTTTGAAAAGACTATGATTATTAACCGTTTATTAGGAGTTACTAATGATTAAAGAAGAAGTTATTATATTTGGTAAAGAATTCATAGAAATTCTAGATAATGAATCTGATAATTTTGAAATAGTTGAAGATTATAAAAAATTATTAGGAGTTGATCATGACCTTTGGGAATTTGAAGTAATTCTTCAAAGAGCTACTGATGATAAGTTCTTTAGTACAAGTGCTTTTTATAATTATAATTGTAATATGTCTGATTATACTGAAGATGATGAAGAATTTATTTTAATGGAGGTACAACCAAAACAAGTAATGACTACAATCTATGAATAGAGAAATAATTGATAAATCCCAATGGGATAAATATAATTTTGATCAACTTACTTATTTTGAAGATATTTATATAGATGATGATTGTGATGATGATTCAAAATTACTTTTTGAAGTAGTTGACTCTACTATTGATAGTTATGATGAAGGTCATGGTGGTTCTATAACTAGAGAAACAATATTTAAAAGGATTTCAGATAATAAATACTTTTGTATGATTAGTATACATGGTTATGATTATTTTGAAATAGAAGAGATAAAGGAAGTATTTCCAATAACAAAAACAATAGTAGTATATGAATAATTTAGAAAATGTAGAGGAAATAATCCTTACTGAAGAACAACAAGTAGTAATTTTAAAAATTGAAGCTTTAGAAGAATTTCTAGAAATAGATAGTGATGATTTAGAAATTGTAGAGTTAGATGAAGATAGTGATGATGATAATAATTTCAAAGCTACTTATAATGATGAAGATGAATATAATTATTTAATTTATACAGCAACAGAAATGCATAATTTAATTAAATATGAATTATTACCTAATGAAATTTATAATGCAGAACAAGATTTAAAATATAATATGAGAAATTCAAATTATATGCCATCCACTTTTATAGTAGATGAAGATGAACTTGAAGAATATTGTTTGAATAATTATGAAGATATATTAGATACTGAACCAAGAGAAATTTACTATTATAAAGGTGTAGATTATATTTTTTTAAAAAGAAATTAATATGTTATCAAATTATCCACCTGGAGTATCAGAACATACAGAAGATGCACCTTGGAATCAAAATACTCAAGAAGTACTAGTTGAAGCTTGTATTACTAAATTTATTACAATCCCATCTGATATAACAGCAGAAGAATTGAGTGAGGTGTATGATGAAGAAAATGAGAATCTTATTAAAGAATTATTACATGGAGATTATGAAATAGATTATTTATCTATTAATGTATAATTTTTCATTTTAAACATTTAAAATTAATTGTAATACCATTATTCAGTTTTGGTATTACAATTAATTAAAATGATTTTAAATACTACTCACAACTAAAAAATATTATATGAAAGAAATAATTGAGAAAATTATTAATAATACTCAAATGACAATAGGTGAGTTAAATCAATTTATTGTAAATGTTACAGACTTATTTGGACGACAACAACCAACTCCTGTAGATTTACAAAATATAGTTCAACTAATAAGAACCCATCAATTTGATTTATTATATGCAGTAAAATTATCATGTATTAAACTAGATATTCCATTAACTATCTTATATGATAAAAATGGACAAATAATTAAATATTATATAGAAAATGAGAGTAATTAAATTAGTTTATAATAATGAAACAAAAGATAATGTTTTTAGTATATTAGATAAAGTTACATATCCTATTTATTTAGAAACATATAATTTTGATAATTATAAACAACGTAAAAATGCTATTCTTTTAATGACTAGACATGGGGCTAAACAATTACCTATTTTAATATTTGAGAATGAAAATGTGGTCGAATATGCGGCATATTGGCCTGAAAGTAAAAAGGAATTAACACCTGAGTTAATCCAAGAATTTTTAGATATGTAATATCTATAAACATATAATATATAGAGAGTTAACATTTTTTAATACTTGCGAGAATTGAAAAATTGTTGTATCTTTGTATACAATTTAAAAGAATAAATATGATAGAAATTGAAGATTACTTCAAAAACGATGATTTAGCACGAAAAGTGTGGGTTGATAAATATAGATTAAATGACGAAACTTTATCTGAGTTTTTTAATCGTTTAGCATCAGAATTTGCAAGAAAAGATAATTTTATGAATATTAATAAAATATCTCCTGAAAAATATGCGGATTTATCAGATTATGGAAAAAAACGAAATGATCAAGATTTTAAAGAAAAATTATTAGAATTATTTACTGATTTTAAATATATAATTCCTGGTGGTTCTGTACTAGCAGGATTAGGTAGTGGAAAATTAGTATCATTATCTAATTGTTTTGTTACGCCAACAGATGATTCTATTGCTGATATTTTTAATACAGCAAGAGATATGTCGCAGATTTATAAACGTAGAGGTGGTAATGGGACTGATTTATCTCCTATTAGACCTGCAAAAGCTTATGTAAATAATGCAGCAAAAACTACTGGTGGTATTGTACCATTTGCAGAATTATACAGTAAAGTTACTGAAACTATTGGACAAGATGGTAGACGTGGAGCATTAATGCTTTCATTAAGTATTGATCATCCAGATTCTCCAGAATTTATTTTAGCTAAACAAAATTTAACTAAAATTAATGGGGCAAATATATCTGTAAGATTAACAGATACATTTATGAAAGCTGTTGAAGCAAATGAAGATTATATACTAAGGTGGCCAGTTGATTATGAATGTAATGAATTACTTGAATCTGAAATGGAATTTCCTTATAATATTTTAAAAAGTATTAAAGTAGATGGTGTATTAGTTGCATATGCAAAGAAAATTAAAGCAAAAGAATTATGGGATTCTATAATTCAATGTGCTTGGAATACAGCAGAACCTGGTATTTTATTTTGGGATACCATCATTGATAATGATCCTGCAAGTGTATATCCAGAATTTAGAGCAATTAGCACAAATCCTTGTGGAGAGATTCCACTCTCACCTTATGATTCTTGTAGATTAATTGCAGTGAATTTATTCAATTTAGTAGATAATCAATTTGAAGACAATGCTACAATTAATATAGATAAGGCTTATAAAGTATTTTATGAAGCACAAGTAATTGGTGATATTCTTGTTGATTTAGAACTTGAACATGTACAAAGAATAATTGATGCAACAATAGGAGATGAAAAAGTCCTTTGGGAAAAAATTTATGAAGTAGGTCAAAATGGCAGACGTACAGGAGTAGGTATAACTGGTTATGGAGATTTATGTGCTGCATTAGGTGTAGATTATGGAGATGTAGCTATCACTAAACAAATCATGGCTCTCAAAATGAAAGCTGAATCAGATGCAACTATTGATTTAGCAATTATTAATGATCCATTTCCTGTTTATGATAAAGATTTAGAATACCCTTTAGATGGAGATCTTGAGTCGGCAGGTAATCAATTTTATCAATTTTTGAGAACTAATTTTAGACCTCAATATGAAAAAATGAAAAAATATGGCAGGAGAAATATTAGTTGGAGCACAATTGCACCTACTGGTACTATCAGTATTGAAGCAGGTACAACAAGTGGTTGTGAACCATTATTTATGGCATATTACAATCGCAGAAAGAAATGTAATGGAAATGAAACTCCTGATTTTATTGATTTAAGTGGCCAAGGTTATACTAATAATAGAGTTATTCATGGTAGTTTTAAGAAATGGTATATATCAAAAAATCCATTAAGTACTATTGAAGTATTAATGAAAATGCCAGATGCTGAGTTAGATTTCTTAATTGAAAACTCTCCTTGGTATAATAATATGGCTGAAGATATTACTCCAGAAGTGAGAATTCAAACTCAGAGTTTATTACAAAAATATACTACTCATTCTATTAGTTCTACTATTAATTTAGCAAGTGATACTCCTAAGGAAACTATAGATACTCTTTATAGATTAGCATGGAAGTATGATTTAAAAGGGACAACTGTATATCGTGATGGATGTAGAGCTGGTATTTTAACTAAAACTGCAGATGTATCTTCTGACATTCTAGAAGAAAGACCTATTGAATTAGAATGTAAAGTTGAACAATTTAAAAATGAGAAAAAAGATTGGGTTGCATTTATAGGAATTATGAATGATTTACCTTATGAAATATTTACTGGCCCTAAAGATATGGATGTATTTCCAATTCCATCTTTTGTAACTAGTGGACAAATTATTAAAGTACAACAAAATGATGGAACCTCAAGATATGATTTTAGATATATTGATTCTTATGGATATACTAATACATTAGGAGGATTATCTCGTATTTTTGATAAAGAATTTTGGAATTATGCTCGATTTGTATCAGCATTATTAAGACATAAAACTCCTATTGAACAAGTTATTAAAGTTGTTGGTGGATTAATGTTCACTAATAAAGGAATGAATAACTGGAAAAATGGTATTGAAAGATCATTAAAACCATTTGTAAAAGATGGTACACAATCTCATGGAGAAATTTGTACAGAATGTGGAATGGAGACAATTGTTTATCAATCAGGATGCAAGCAATGTCTTAATTGCGGTAATTCGAAATGTGCATAGAAATGGGGAAGAAAAAGTTTTTTGTAGGAGATGAAGTTTGGTTTACTGAATGTGGTGATCTTTATACTGGGTTTATAGTAGGATTTATTGAAGGTTGGGTTAATAAAGGAGAATTCAAATTCAATACAGATAGAGAATGTGTGATTGATACTAATGATGAAGATGGTGAATATAGTTATTGGAGTGAGGAACATCTAGAATCAATAGTAACAGTTCCATTAGATGAAGTATACTATGATAATTAATAAAAAATAAATGATACAAAAATTATTAAATGAAGCAATAATTAGTAAGAGTATGAAAGGAGTAGTTGAGTTCATTGTTATTAATTCAACTACTGCTACGGTTCTTCTACAAGAATTATGCATAGGTATTGAAGAAGATGGTACTAGATTAAGTAGTTATAAACACTATGAAATATTAATTAGTAATACATTAAAAGACAATGAGTTTAGAGTCGGATAAAATAGAATTAAAAATTAATAAATTAAAAACTATTAATATAATAGAGAATAAATGGATTAGTATAAAATTCTGTCCAGTAACTAAAAAATATGTTGAATTAGAAAAAGTACTTGAAATAATACAAAATAATGGAAAAGAAACTGGATTTATACACTCTTAAATATATTGAACTTCATTTCAGTATTCTTAGTGATATGAGTACTAAATGCCAAGGTTATTATAATCTTGTTGAGTTAATTAAGAAATTAGAAAAAGAAAAAATAAACGATGAAAGTAAACGTAATAAATGATGGAGGGAATGCCCTCCCAACATATGCGAAACCCGGAGATTCAGGACAGGATCTCCGTGCTAACTTTACCAATGGCTTAAATTCTGAATATATGTTCGGAGCAGCATTTGATGAAGAAAGAAATACATTATTAGTATTCAGTGGTGGTAGAGTATTAATCCCAACAGGATTATACACTTCATTTCCTCCAGGATATGAACTACAAGTAAGACCAAGAAGTGGTACTGCATTAAAATTTGGGGTAACAGTATTAAATACACCTGGAACGATTGATAGTGATTACCGTGGAGAAATTGGTGTTATACTTATGAATTTAAGTGATGATGTATTTGAAATACAACAAGGAGATAGAATAGCTCAATTAGTTTTAGCTAAAGTATCTTTAATTGAATGGAATGAAGTAATTCATTTAGATAAAACAGACAGAGGTGAAGGTGGCTTTAACTCAACAGGAACAAAATAATGAATACAGAAAAAACAATACAAAAGGTATTTGTAGAATGAAAAATATAAAAGTAAATTTTTATGTAGCAACAGGATGTCAAGGTTCAGAAAGAGAACATATTAAAATTATATCTATACCAGATGATTATGATTGTGATAAAGATCCAGATCAAATAATTCAAGGTGAATATGAAGCTTGGATGTGGGAAAACATTGATTCTTGTTGGACAGTAATAGAATAATAAATTATGAGTGATATAGAATATCATATTGGTAAATTAAAATTATTACCAAGATTAAAATTTGAACCATTAGATGAACAATGTAAACGTATTTATTTAGAAACCCATGATTATCCTACTGAAGAAGTAGAAGATTGGATTGATTATTTAGTATATGAAGATAGTTATGAAACTTATATGGTTCATAACAATGATCTTTATTGGATATTTGATCATTCGGAAGTTAATGATGATGATTGTAGTCTAAATCCATTAGGAAATGATATGTATGAATTTAGAGTGGGTTTTTATAATGGTGGAACTTGCCTTGAAGAATGTATTGGTTGGGAATTAGATAAATTAGAACAAAATAAAAAAATTTAATGGCAATAGTATTTGAAAACTACTTAGTAAGTAGAAATGTTAGAGGTAAAGTACAAATTGTTCATACTATTTGTGAACAAAATACTACCTCATTTGAAATAAAAAGATTTACAAGTCAATTGGCTGGAAAGATAACTCCTCAACCTGTTATTACTATAACTAGTGGTAAAGTAAAAAGAACTCCAATCCAACAAGCTGAATTAGAATATAAATCCATATTAAAAAAATATATGGATAAAGGATATACAAAAATTGAAGATTTAACTGAAATCTCTTTTGAAGATTTATCAGATTCTGAAATTGATGAATTAGTAAATACTGACAAAGAAGATCAAAATGGTGTACCAAAACCCATGCTTGCAGTATCTTCTGAAAAGTGTTCTTCAAATATATTTGAAAAAGAATGGTATTGTTCAAGAAAACTTGATGGAGTTAGATGTTGCCTATTTCTTAAAGATAATGAGATACATAGTGCAAGTCGTGGTGGTGGAGAATATAATATACCAACTACTAAAATTAGAGCTAGTGAAAAATTAATTAAATGGTTTATTGCTAATCCAGATTTAAAATTGGATGGTGAATTATATAATCATGGTACTTCTCTTCAAAAACTGTCTGGTATGGCTAGAGTTAAAGAATGGGAATCTAAATGTGATGTATTAAATTATTGGATTTATGATATATATCATCCAACTTTAAATTTTGTTGATAGATATGAATTATTAATGGAATTACAAGAAATAATGAAAGATGAACCTAAAATTACAGTTATAGATCATTATTTATTATCTGGATATTTAAAAATTAAAAAAACTCATGATCAATTTGTAAGAGAAGGTTATGAAGGTTTAGTAATGCGTAATCCTAATAAACCATATGGTATTGGAAAGCGTTCTAGTGTTCTTATGGTTAAACTAAAAGAACGTATGGAAGAAGAATTTGAAATAATAGGTGTATCAGAAGGACTTCGTGATGAAGATTTCTGTTTCACTTTAAAAACTAAAACAGGGAAGAGTTTTGATGCAAAACCAATGGGAACTAGGGAAGTAAGAGCAGAATATTTAGCAACATGGGAAGACCTAGTTGGTAAAAAAGCATCTGTTACATTTTTTAGTTGGTCAGATGATGGTATTCCAAGTCAACCTGTATTTAAATGCGTTCGTGATTATGAATAGAGATGAAATAACAATTACAATGCCTAAATGGCAATATGATCAAATGTTAGAAGAAAATAAAAGACTAAATATAGAAATAAATAAAAATAAATTTTATACTTATATTTATTTTAAAACTGATAGTTATTCATGTAGATCTATAGATTTATCTCCTTTTAATAGGGAGATAAATTCTACAGAGTCAATACAGAATCAGTAGAAGCATTAGAATCAAAAATTATTGAATTATTACTTGGTATTAATCAAAGAATATCAATTGATAACAATAATAAAGAAGAATTTAAAACTCAATTAGAAAATAATTTATCCAGAAAATCTGCCTGGAGTAAACTATTTTCTTAAATATAACGTGTAGTACACGTAAAAAATACTTTTTTGTTTATAAAGTAGTGAAGCCTAACCCCGTCGTGATGATGTGGTTAGGCTATTTTTTTTTATTTATATTTTAGTATTTTTTATAGGTTTTATTTTGTACCTTTACAAATTAAATAAATCTAAAAATATGGACTACGATACAACAAATGATATAAATCAATATGCAGAGTATATGAATAAATATAATCCAGGAGAAACCTCTGTACTTTTACCTTTTGTACAATATACAGGTGCACCTATTTATACAGCACCAATAACTAATATACAAACACCAACTCTACCAAATTATAATATACCTGATGTTATAAAATCTACTAGTCCTTTATTTTCAACTTCTACACCACAAATTGTAACACCAATTGTACCTAAAGAAACCCCAATTACTGCTAATATAAAAATTAGTAAAGGACAAACAGGTGTAGCTAAAGATATGGTTTCTTTTTTAACTAATAAAGGTTTATCTAAAGAAGCAGCTTCTGGTGTAGTTGGTAATTTAATGGTTGAATCTGGATTAAATACCACAGCAGGTGGGGATAAAGGTACATCTTTTGGGTTAGCACAATGGAGAGATCCAACTGTAGGTCAAGGAAGATGGACTAATTTAAAAAACTTTTCAACTGCAAGAGGATTAGATAATACCTCTGTAAATGGTCAAATGGAATATCTATGGCATGAATTAAATAATAGTTATAGTGGTGTTCTTTCTAAGATAAAAGAAGCAAAAACTCCAGAAGATGCAGCTGAATTATTTAGAAAACATTTTGAAAATCCTGCACCAAATGCAAAAATGGAGAGTTTAAGACGACAATATGCTCGTAAATTTTATAATTCTTAATTAAAATAATAATAGCCCCTATGTATCTTAACCGATATATAGGGGCTATTTTTTTAAATATTGAAATTTTCTAACATTGTAACATTCTTTTTAGCATAGTTAAGAAGATCTCCATCACCAAAAATTACATTTTGAGCTCCAGTAACTACATTTGTAACTTTAGTAGCAAATGCTGGTTCCCAACTAAATCCACCAAAAATATTTGATACTGGATTAAATTCACCAAAGGCTTTTAATTGGGATTTTTCAAGTAATGATAATGAATTTTGTACTATAGTTAAATCTCCACCATTTTTAGTTGGTTTTAATGGATCAACTGTTGTATCCATTCCCATAGCTTCTCTAGCTGCTCCGAACATTAATCTTGCAATAAATGCATAAAACATTACAGCAAGTATATCATGTAAAGCTTGTTTTGATCTATTATTACGTTTAGTATCTGCAAATGCTTCTTTAAAATTACCTCTACTTAAATCTCTAAAAGTATGAGTTAATGCATAAAATAATCCAACATGTGGATTACCTTCCCAATATTTTACTGGTTCCATTTTACCATCATTCTCAAATGTTTCTTCTACATGCTCTATAATACCATTTTCATCTTTAAATTCACGTTTAAATACTGTTTTCTTTATACCATCAGTAGGATCTATAACTTCTTTAGTTTTTCACATACCTTGACTATTTTCTGTACTTCCAGGTTTAGTAAACCATAAGGCTTTTTTAGCAGTCCAGAATGTCATAAATTGCATAAATACAATACCTGTTGCAGTTTTATTAAACATAGATTTACGTTCATGATCATAAAAACCATAAGCTAAATCAGCAAAAGATTTTAAACTTTCTTTATCTTTAACTGTATATGCTTGTGGTAATGCATCTCCTTCTGTATACAAGGAACCATCTTCTTTAGTATAACCTTCTGTATTAAATTGTTGTAGAATTACTTTATAGAGAGATTTTTGATCTAAAAATGCTTTTGAAGTATAATTTTTAGAGTTTTTATGAGCATTATATTCTGCAAATCTAGTATCCTTTTCAAAATCATAAATTAAATGCCCATCTTCATTTACAGTATGAGCATCTCATACACCATCATGTATCATTTGTGCAATAAATAAAGTCATTCTATTTACATAATCACCATGTCCTGCAGTAAAATACATCCATTCATTAAATGCATTTAATGCCCCAACTCTATCTGTTCTTGTTTTATTAACAAGTACATTCATATCTAAATTTACTACACCATAGGCATTATTAACAGCATCTACTTTATTAAAATCTCTTGAAAATTGTTTATTAGATCCTATCATAACTTTATATGCTTCTGCTAAATGTTTAATATTAAATGAATTTTCTCCATAAATTTGTGTAAAAGCTCTTGAAACATTAACAATTGTTCCCATACTTAATTCTTTTACTAACATTGCAGGTCTAAAAGGCATAATTAATTTACTTGTAAAACCTTTTGCAGCTTCTACTCATTTAACTACATCTTGTAATTCTGATGAAATTATAGGTTCATTATATATATTTGATTGTATGTAATCTTGAAAATATTGAAGAGTTGAAGATATATCATCCCCAGATTGTTTAGCATAAAATTTAAGTAAATAAATTGCTGAATTCATTTTACTTAATACATTATTCATTATATTTTCTTTTATATCAGCATATACATATTCTAATGTTATTCTATCAAGATTAGTCTCAAAATATTTAACTCCTTTATTTGCAATCATTTTAGATCTTGAATTTTCAGACATTCTAAATTGATTGTACATATTTTGATAATTATTTTTTTGTTTAACTACATTAATACGTTGTTCTTCAGTTAATTCTCTAGGATCTATATAATCTCTAACTTCATCAACTTTATTTTTTATAGATTCAAGAGTATTTTTAAGTGTTATATTATGCAATTTAGAAGCATCTGTACCCCTCATTAATGGTACTTCGAAATATTTATCACCAGCTTTTATAACTTTCTCTAATTTATCTGCTTTTTTATAATCGGTTTGTTTTTCTTCTATAGATAATCCTAAACGTCTTTTATTTATTTCCCATAACATTCTCATTAAATAGTCTCTTTGAGGCACTAATAAAGATTCATGTTCATCATATGGATTTTTAAACATCATTGCTGGATCTAAAGTATCATCTGACATTCTTTTATAAAAATTATCATGTAATGGATATGTGTTACCAATTATATGTTGATAAACTTCAGAATATCCTGAATCTTTATAATATTTTTTAGTATGTGGTATAATTTCAGTTAATACTTTTTCATATTCACCTCTAATTCTTTGATTACCAATACTTACTAAATTTACAATACTATGTAAATCTTTAGAAGGTAGTGTACTTGCAGTTGCAAATGTTAAACCTCCAAGAAACCCTACAACTTTATTACCTTGTTTATCTCTTGAAGTTTCATTATAAGTAAATGGTGACTTTAAAACATCTACAGTATTAGCACCACTTATTCCTAATTGAGGGATAATATAATCTCCATTATTAGTAATTCCAGAATAATAGGCAATTCCTAAACTAACTAAATATAATGCATATTCTTCTTGTGTATTAAAATTAAGCATTTCATTAGGAGATTTATTTTTTAAATAAGCTTGATTAGGCATATCTAAAATCTTTTGTCTTAATTCTTGTAAAGTTTCAAGTTTTAATGTAATTAAATCTTCTCTCTCAACAGCATTAAAAATATCTGTCAATGCAGCATTTGTACTTACTTTAAGAATTGAATTTAAATTATTATATATATAATCTAATGTTTCAACAGGTTTAATTTTACTATTTTTAAAATTACTTTCAATACCTCCTTTTTCAGCTAATGCATTAAAATTTCTAATTAATATATTTAAATCTTTAGAATCAGCTTTACCTTCAAGATAATTTAGAAATTTTATATCTCCTAATGTATATCCATTAAAGATTTCAGGTATTGAATTTAGTACAGTTAATACTTTCATTAATTCAATATTACTAGTAGTTGCTTCTAATACTTCTGGAAAGAATTCTCTTGCTTTTTCATTATTAAGAAATTTACCTAATAAAGAATTACCTTCTGGTAATTTATAAGATATATTTTTTCTATTAGTTGAAATAACCATGAATTCTAGCATGCCATTTTCACTTTGAAAACCTAAAATACCAGCAGACATTAATGCATCTATTTTAATAAGATTCCATGTACCATCCATGTATTTATCAAAATTATATGAAATAGCTTCATTTAAAACTGCATTAGTATTTTTACCAAATAAATTTTCAGGCTTTTGTCCAGTTTTTATAAAACCATCCAATTGTTCATATAAACCCTCAATAACTGTATGTTTTTGTTGATCTAAATCTATAACATACTGATCAATTTTTTCTTTTAATTCAGTTTCATTTTTTGCTGTAGTACGTTTACCTTGTAATTTATTATAGAATTGAAATTCACCATTTGAATTTTTAGTTTTAGATGCGTTATTAAATAATTCTTCTGAATTAACTTTAATTTGTTGAGATTCAAAATTAAATTTAGGAAATAAAACACCTAATTGATCAATTAAAGTATTATCTAAATGAACATTTTCAACATCTGCATTAGATATAGTAGATGGTAAGTATTTTTTAAGTTTTAAACTTACATCTCCTTGAAAATAATTTAATTTATTATTTAATTGAGTTTTAGGATTTAATAATTCAATTTTTATATCAGTTTGCATTCTATTTATATTACCAAATGGTATAGTAATAGGAATTACATTTAATGTTGCATCTTGAATATTAACTCCATTTGCAGATAACATTTGTCTTAATGCTCCCAATTGATAATTAGTATTTAATTTTTTAGCAGAATCCCAATCATTAAATGCTTTAGTAGATATTTTTAAATCATAAATATGAGCTTTTCCATCTTCGCCAATTAAAAGTAAATCAATTTTTCCATTAACTTTTCTACCTAGCATATCTTCAGTTACAATTTGAAGATTAGGAAATGATGTTGCATTTGGATGTGTTGATGAAATTAATCTTATAACTTCTATAATAGCATCACTAACTTTTCGTTGTGCGGTTTCATCTGTTGTACCTAATACATCTTTAAATTGAGCCATACCTGCTAACTCAGATATAAAATCTGAGCTAGAAGTACTTTTTCACCCTTTTTGTAAAAGTTTATGCATTCATGTACCTACATTTACCATCTTATTTTCTTGAGCAATAGTATTTAATATTTCTGCTCTAGCAAATGCTTCAGTATAACTAGGATTATTTTTCATAATTTGAGTAATAGTATTTTTAATTCTATTTTCCTCAATATATTCTGGAACTAATCTTTCAGTATTTTCTCCAATTTGATGTTCTTGTACAAGAAAATCATTAACAGATAAAGAAGTACCATCACTTACACGTTGGCTGTAAGTTTTAATTAATTCTTTTATTTTAGAAACATTAATTTCTTTTTTATCTGCCAAACTATAAACAATATTACCAGTATGGTCAAAATCATCAATATTATTTTTAATATAATCATTTAATTCTAATTCAGAATCAAATTCCATTCCTTTACTTTTTAATATATATTTACATCCCTCCATTAACATTTTTCTCCTAATTCTTTAGATTCCATTAAATTTTGTTTTATATTTAAGATTTGAGTTCCTAAATTACTATCTGTTTTATTATATAAACCTTGTTTACCTTGTATTAATTCACTTCCAAATTGATTTATATAGTCTGTTATAGATAAATCAAGTAAATCTTCAGTAGATATATTAGAAGTATCTTTAGTTGGTTGTAATATATCGTTTAATGATTGTTTAACAGCTGTCATTAAATCAGTACTTTGCATTAATTCTGTTGCTTTACTAGAAAATAATCTTACAAATGCTTCCTCACCTAAATCTAATCTTGTTAAATTTGGATATAAATCTGCAATTTGTTGATATCCTTCTACTTTATACATATTTTTTACAATATTTTCAAATAAAGTTGGATTTCTAACTTTTAATGTATTTAAAATCAAATGCATAAATTCATGTAAAGGTTCTTCAATAGTTCCTTCTGTTTTATTAAAGTAAATTACACCATCTTTTGCAAATGCTTTAACTTTATTTAAATCTTCTACTGATAATTGTTGTATATCTGCATAATTATCTTTATTAAATTGTACAAATTGTATACCAAATTTAGAAGTCATTTCTGTTAATATTGTATCTAATAGTTCATTATTATCTGTTGGTTTTATTATTTCTTCAGATATTACTGGTTTATTAGGTATCTTTTTATTTATAGAAGTTTGAATAGTAGACATTAATTGCCCTAAAGTTTTAGTATCTAAATTAGATAAAATACTAGAAAATAATGTATCAGATTTCGTATCAAAAGGTGAAGGTACTTTAAAAGTACCTCCATCTTTAGTTGTTATTATATAGTCACAAGCCATTAGTTACAGTTTAAATCTATTGTGAAATGCCCATTATTCATAGCATTCATAATTTTGGTTAATAATTGATTTTTTAATTTAGATTCATTATTTGAAGGAATTAAATCCACATTTAAAGTATAATGTTGATTTAATATTTCTAATGATTCTGGTATTGTTTTTTCCCCTGATTTTTTTACAAGGTCTAATACTCCATGTTTATTATATAAACTATACATTATATCATATGGACTAATATCTAAAGTTCTAGTTTTATTATCAAATTCTGCAAAAAATATTGGTAATTTAATAGCTAATGAATTTGGTTTTTGTACATAATCATCAAAAATTCTACTCATTCTTTCATTTCCAATTGCATTTTTATTTATAATAGTATTATAAACAAAAAATATGTCACCTCAATTTAAGTTTGTATCATTTTCTCCAGTTAAACCACTATTTTTATCTGATAATTCATTAAATGAACTAAGTAATTCATTAAATAATGGTCCAGATATACTATCATTTAAAGCACTCATGTTAATATTTAATTTATAGAATTCTCTTTTAGAATATTTATTAGTAGCTTTAATTAAATATTTAACAAATGTATTATCAGATTCATTTTCTTTTAAATAAGGAATCAAATATTTCTCCATAAGTACTTTAATTGTAGCTAAATTATCTAAAGATTTAGTATCTATAATTACATTCCCAGCAGTAGTTTCTACATTATCATTTGAAAATCTACCTTTATCATTAAAATATTCAATTTTAGAATTAGATGTTAAGTTTGCAATTTGTTCTAAATTAAGACTAAAAAAATCTAAATCAGGAGACTTCATTCATTCATATATAACATGATCAGTAAATAAAGTACTCATTGCTTTTGCCCCATCTTTAGAATATATTAATGGTGCAAAGGGATCATTGTTAATAGTGATTTTCTTTTTTAATGTATCTTTATAATATTTTAAAACTACTGGAACTGTATCTTCAATAAAACTTACTCTAGCTGATGTTACTTTTAATAAATTTACTGATGAATTTAAAGATTGTAACATTTGATAAAAATGAGGAAGATTATTTATACTATCAAAGATATTAATAGTATGTTTTAATATATTATAATAATCTACAATTACTTTTCTATACATAGGATCATTAAGATATTTATCTAAATTAAAATTCTGCATTATTATATTCTCTTTATGAGCTTGTATTAATGTATTTTTAATATATTCTTTAGTTAAGTATGGTTTATTAACACTAATTTCTTTTACCATTTTATCTACAGTTGTATCAAAATTATTTTGCATATTTCCAGTATTGCCTTTATATAAAATACTTTCTCTAGTATAAATAATTTGATTCATAGATTCTAAAGAACCATGAATTTCATAGATATTAGATTTTACTCCTTGATTTAAAGCCAAAAAGGTATTTAATGCTCTTAATTCTTTAGCCCCTTGATAAATTTGAATAAATTGTCTATCTCCACTTTTAGTTACTAAATCATCTACTGATGTTTTTTCATCTGTAAAGAAATTGTATTTAAGAGAAGCAACTAATCTACTTACATTAGGCCCCATCATATAATCTGCAACCATTTTTGGTGTGAATCCTAATATAGTTAAATAAATATGCATACTTGCTAATTCTAATCCAGCATTAAGTTTTGCCAATGCCAATTCTTTAGCATTATCTACTGCTAAACTAGTTAATGCAGATAATGAAATTGAAATATCATTATTATTAAAATACATATAAGTATTATCAGTATCAGCTACTTTATTAATATAATTATTAATCATATCAGCTTGTTCACTAGTAATTCTAATATCTCCAATTGTACTAACATATTTATCTCCACCACCTATATTAAATTTCTTTATAAAATAAGCATTATCATTTGGAGAAATACTGTCAGTTGATTTATAGTATTTATTAAAATATTGAGTTAATGCAAAAAATGTTTTTAAACCATTAGCCATTACACCTACTGTATCTTTACCCACAGAATTTGTTTCTTTAAGTTTATATAATGAAACTACACTATGTGCAGATAAAATATCTCCTGTATCAGCTTTTTTAACTTGTTCAGTTCATGGTGCTGTTCCAGAATCAATAGAGGTATATGCAGATACTTGATTTTCTAAATCCATATTTACATTATGAACCATTGTTACTACATTATTTTTTAATCCTTCTTTTTGATTACTATATGTATTATGTTGATTAATTTTATCCATTAATCCACTTTCATCTGCTATTTTACTATAAAAGAATTCATCAGGATTTTTATTAATACGTGGAAGTAAATCATTAATTAAATTCAAAGTTTCTATATGATTTAATTTACCATTTGCTGTTTTAATTGTATCAGTTAAATCAACTCCAGTTCTATTTAATCCTTTAATTTCTTTAGTAGACATAATTTGAAAATTAGTAGGAATACCAGTTGGTATAGGAAGTTTTTCAGATAAATCTAAAACTTCTTTACTTGAATAATCAAATAATGGAGACCAATTTTCATACATACCATTTGCATCTAATGCATAAGCCATCATATACACTTTATCAATATCAAAATCGGCCCCTTGTAAATATATTTGCCATAATGATACATATACATCACTTGAACCTGTTTCAGTAAAAGCAACATTTTGCATTGACATATAAGATTGTAATGCTTGTGATGGAATACGACCTGCAATTATTTCTTGAGTTTTAAGAAATGAATTATATATTGCATTACCTATAACATCAATATTAGTTTGTTTATCTAAATAAAATATATTTGCACTTGTTTGTGAAGTTTTGTAACTATCTTTATTATCAATATTAGATTCTAATGTATTACCATATTCTCTATATTTATTAGAGTAATATTTTACTGAATTATAATCAACTCCTACTTTTAATAGGGTTTGCATATCTTCATTTGATTTTATATTATTACCAAATATTTGAATACTATTAGTTTTGTTCTTTAAACTTCCTGCAAATTGTGCTATTTGATTAACATTATTCACTACTAATATATCTGCCTTACCTTCTTTAATTATGTAGGAATCTTTAGGCATTTTATACATTTTTTCACCAAATTCATCTACTCTAAATACATCATTAGAATCTTCATAAACTTCTAACATAATATTTTCTTTTAAAGAAGGATCTATTTTTTTATTTGAAACCATAACTCCTATATTTCCTAAAGTAGTTCTAAACATAGCATCTATATTTTCAGTACTTTCAGAAAATTCATAATTTGCATTAAGTTTTCCTTTAAAATATTCTTTTCCTTGAGATAATATTTCATGTAAAGAATCATTATGTAAATCTAAAGTTGATTTATAAATTTTAGGAATAATAGTCTCTGCTCTATTTAATACAAAATTTTGTATAGGATTAAAATTATCTTGAGTATAATAACTAGTATCCACTTTATGTACTAAATCATCTCCTTTAAAATAGGTACCAAAATCATAACGACCTATTTTTTTATTTAAAACTAAATCTTTATACATTACATTATTCTTCAATGCACTAAATAATTTTTGAGTCCAATTATTAAGAAGTTCATGAGTTACTGTATCTGCATTAGATTTAATATCTTTATTAGTAGATTGTAAATCTTCAAATAATTGTGTACCTTCTGATTTATAAATAGGAACTTCATCTTTAGGATTTGTTAATATTAAAATAGGTTTAGCAAATTCTAAATAATCTTTTAATACATCTGAATTTTTATATTGTTCAAAATTAGTTACAATTCTAAGTGGAGTTGTTGTCCAAATATTTTGTGTTTTCCCTAAATTATCTACCCAAGTTAATTCAGCAGGTTTTAAATCTCTAGCTTTTCCTTGTACTTTTTGAATTATATCAGTTGGTTTTATAGTATCAGTAAAATTTTGTATATCAGTTGGTGTTAATAAAATTTTTTCTTCACCGTTAACTAATATAGTATCAAATAGTTTTACTTTATCAGCATCAATTTGAATATTTTTAAATTTAGTAGCTATATATTCTTTTACAAGATCTGCATTAACATTAGTATTATTTATTTCTCCTGTTGCAAGTATAGTTCTTAATCTACCATATAATGGGTCACTTTCATTGGGATTTTCTAATCCTTTATAGATATCATTTAACATGTCACTCCATAACATTTTACGTCCATTAGAGTCTTCAAATAATTGAATAACACCATGAGAAGGATTTAAAATACCTGCTAGACCTGATAATTTACGACGTAGAGTATCTTTATTTAATTTAGATAATAAATTAGTAGTAAATAAGTTAAATATACTACTATCACTAAATGGAATACCAATTGCTTGATTTTTTGATAAAATTTCAATTACATTTTGTGCAGTACTAATTTTATTTGCTCTAGAAAATTCACTTATAACAAATTTAGATAAATACTTATAAACTTCTTTACCAGTTTTATCAGCTAATACTTTATCAACTTCTTTTAAACTTTCTTCCATAATATCTGCTAATGCAGTATAAGCAGTTTCAGCATAAGTAGAAGTATATCCTAAAGCAGAAAGCATACTAATAATTTGTGTCATTTCAGTAATTTCAGAATCATCTGCTTCATGATTAGCATCCATTTGAATACCAAAATTAGTTGTATTTACTTTAAATGATAATAAATTTTCTGGACTTTTCCAAGTATCAACAATATTTACATTAGTAGCTCCCATTTTAACTGCAGATTTATTAGCAAGCATAGCAACTACAGAATCTTTTAAAGGCTGATTAAAAGTATTTTTAGATTGACTACCTATATTATTCATATATTCTGAAACAGCATTAATAGAAAGATCTCCCCATTCTAATTTACCATCTTTTAATTCCATAGAATATTGACCACCTAATGTATTCCATAAATCAAATACTGAATTTATATTTATAGGTTTTGTAATTATATTTCCATAAGGAACTCCAAATTCATCAGTTTTTTGACTAACAACTACATATTTATTTGTAGTATCAATTATATTATTAATATCTCTATTAAGATTAATATTAGTAATCTTTTCATAACCTCCATTCTTTTTTACAAAAAGACCTTCAGGATTATACTTATGTATAGCATCATCAATTTGAAATAATTCTTTATTTAAATTTTGTGTAAAATTTAAAGAAGAATCTAAAGGTTGATTATTCATTTTTCTCATAATTTCATAGAATGAATTTTCTGACTCTGTAGAATTTCTAATTAAACTATTTGTTATAGGAAATTGTGCAAATTTAAATAAAGATGAAAATCCATCTCCAATATGTAATCCTAATGGTTTTTTAGTACCTTTAATACCTGACCCAGGTAATGAATTATTTTCTAATACTGCAATAAATGGATTCATCCAAGCAGATCCATCATATCCATCTTGTTTTTTAAAATCTCCAGAATAATTAAATACTGGAAATGCTGCATCTTCTACAATTGAAACATTATATTTACTAGGAATACCATTAATTAATCCTTGCATATAAGGTTGTATAGTACCTGGATGACCAACCATACGTTTAGATAATACTTTATATCTCATAGAATTTTCAATATCTATATTCTCATTCATATTAACTTTTGCAACATATAGATATTCATGTTTTGTAGTTAAAGAAGAATATTGATCTTTAGTAAAATTAGTAAATTGAATAAATTTATCTATAAGAGGATTAATTATTACATCAGAACTACCAGATTTCAATTTTTTCATTGCTATATCAAATTGTTCTGATTGAAAATCAATTCCTACCCATTGTCCACTAAAATTCATAGCTATCGGATAAAATTCAAGTAATGTATCAAAATTACTAGTAGAAGTTGTACGATCAAAATTAACTTTTTCCTCTGGAGTAGTTAATGTTCCTCTAATTATTGCTAAATCTTGATTAAAATTATATGGATTAAATATATTATTAATATCAGTTAGTTTATTTAAATCTAATAAAGATTTTACTTTATTATCTAAATTCCATTTATCAAATGCTTCTTTAGTGCTATTATTTTTTACATAATCTAAAAAAGAATTATTTAATTGAATTTTCTTTTTACCTTTATCATTATAAACTACATAATGTAATCCTTCAGTTAATTCAATCCCTGGATTTTTTAATAATAATTTATAAATATCAGAATATTCTAATTTAGCTAATTTAGTATTTAATGCTTTAGTCCCGCCTGGAAGTTTACCTATTAAAGTAGTCCAAGTATTCATCATTCTTTTATTTAATTCAGTAAAATAAGTATTATTATAATAATAATGTAAATGTTCTAATTCTTTAATAGATAAATTTTCTAATTTAGTTTTTACATTTGTTATAATTTGAGTATTTAATTTAGCTGTTTTTCCTTCAAATTTAAAATGTAAGCCATCTTTTAAACCTAATGCTTTTAATTCCTGCATACTTTTGCCAGATAAAAAAGTATTAATATTTTTAATAGTATCATCAAATTTAGAAATTTTATAATTAGTATTATCAATTTTCACACCTAATTTAGAATAAGCATCAACAATAATATTTGTAACTAATTGACCATTAATGGCAACATCTGTATTTATAGAAACTTGTTTTAAAGAATCAGTTGATTTATCTGAATAAGGAAAAGGTTGAACTACAACACTTTTATTATTTAAATAACTACTTAAATAATCAGCAAAGAATGCTGAAAAAATGCCTTCTTCTGCTGTAAATTTAGCTGAATTTTTACCAGTATCAGATTCTTCTGAAGTTCCTTCTAATCTAATAATAGTATTTTTTAATAAAGTTGGATTAGCTGCAAAGAAATTTTCATCAGGATGAACATTATTTTCAATAGTATTTTTATCATTTGCAGTAAAACTTGTTTGTCTATATAAAGGTATCTCACTACCTTCACTGTTACGAATGCTTTGAATTGGTATATACATTAATGTATCTACATATGCATTTGCTAAACTATTATAATTAGTATCTTCACTAAATCTATTATTAATATCAGCAATAACTGTAGGATTATTATCTCCATTCATTTCAGTTTGAGTATCTTTTGCTATAGAATTAGTTAATTCTATAACTTTTTTAATAACTGCTACTGATTCCCATTCAGCACCTGATTGTTTTTGTTTACTAATAGCTTTATATAAACTATTAGTTAATTGTATACCTGTTAATTTTAAAAAATATTTTTTAAATTCAGAAGTTCTTAAATCATTTATATCTAAATTAGTAACTGCTTTACTAGTTCCATTTATATACACTTTATGATCAGCATTATATAAATTATCAAATGCTAGTTTATATTTATCTGGACTAATTGGATCAGGTACTTTTAATATAATTGTAGACCCAATTAAATCTTTTACAACACTAGTTACTTTTTGATAATTACTAAAATCCTTAATTTCTAAAGTATTATTATTATACACACCATAACTAGGAGAAAATACTTTATTTATTTCGAAAGCAAATAATGCCTCAATATTCATAATATTAGTAGTATTTCCAGATAGTTTATAATTACTATCTAAAAAGATATCAGCTACACCATGATTACCATAAATATAATTTTGTAAAGAATATGCAATATCTGCATTCTCTTTTAATGCTGTATAATTATTATAATTTTTTAAATAATGTTCTAATAATTTTGTAGGATTAGAAGAAAAAGATTTATTTGTATTACCAAATTCTAATTGTTTAATTAAAGCTGCAAAATTGTATAATCTACTCATTCCAAAGTATTGTCCATGAATTCTTTTACCTAATTTATCATATAATGGAATATTGTTAGTAAAAACCTTAATTAAGTTTGAACTAACTAAACTAGCAGCTTTTGTAGAATGATTATCTTTTTTCCAATATTGTGTTTCAATAGATTTTTCATCAAAACTATATTTTGTTCCATTCCCATTTTCTAAAAATCCTTTATATCTATAATCAATTTTTACAATACTAGAAAATGTATTACTTACTAAAGCATCAAAATTATTCAAAGTTACAGCTGCATTATAAGCATCTAAATGATGTCTTATCATTGTATCTTGTAAATCTTCAGTAAAAAATGGAGAAAAATTATCTACTGCAAATTTAGATAATATATCATTATAATTTACAATTTCTTCTGTTAAATTACCAACTTCATCATATAATGGTTTAGATTCTAAACCTAAATAAGTTTGTAATGTATTATATAATTTATTTTTTAAATCTACTATATAAGCATTTAATTTATCCTCAGTATCAACAATTTGACTATCTTTTTTATTCATTAAAGAAGCTTCAATCATATTATTATTAAATTCATTAATAAAATAATTATATGCATTAGATTTGTTAGTAAATAAATTTGCAACATTATCTTTAATAGTTAATTCTTTAGATGTTGATGCTTTAGTTTTAGTTAAATTCTCTAATTTAATATTAAATATATTTTTATCAAAGTATAACTTTTTTTCAGCAGTTTGATTATAATCTTTTACTGCTGATTTTATTGATTGAAGATAATCATCAATATCCAAATATTCATTTGTATTTAACTCTTCTTCAAGGTCTGTTTTAAGTGCTAAAAGGGGAGAATATAAATCTCCCCCTTTTGCTATCACATCTACTACAGATTCTTTTAAAAAATCTATTGTATATCCTTTTTTTGATACTGTGCAATTTGCCATTTATTTATTATTTTTATTTTTAACAATCTTTTAATTTTAGATCTAATGTTAATTCATTAATTAAATCCATTTTTACTTTTCTAAGTCTAGCATCTTTTACTTCTTCACCCATAACTTCTTGATAATTTTGTATACCTTTTAAAAGTGGATCAATTAAAGTACTAAATGAGTCTTTAACATTTTTAATAACTTCTTCTATAGGTGTTTCACCAGTAGGTTGGAAATTACCATCAACTACATTTAATTTACTTAATATATTAGATAAATCAGTTTTATAATTCATTAATTTTTCATAGAAATCTCCATAATAAATACTTTTGTAATAATTATTAATATCTGCAATATTAAATCTTGAAGTTAATGCAGGAATTAAATTATTAGTTAAATTATTTTCAATAGCTTTATTAGATAAATTATTTATATAATTAGTTTTTTCATCTACATTTGGTGGTAAAATTTCAGGTAGAAGTATTTCTGGATTTTTATTTAATTTAGATATATAAGGTTCTAATTCCTCATTTTTAAATATACGGAATTGTTCTAATGTTGAATTATCATTACTATATTGAATCCATTTATCAATCATACTTTGTGTATCAGTTGATACATATTTAGTTACAAGATTATGAATCTGTGTATCTGTATACGGTTCTATTGATAAATGATAACTATCATCAAATTTATTGATTAGATGTATATCATAAACTCCAGTAGGATTAACATTTATTCTAAATTTTTGTCCAGATTCTCCTGTAACATAAATATCTAAATCTCCTTGAGTACTAATTTCTGCTTTTGTTATGTAATTATCAGTTCCAGAATTATTATTAACAATAGGATTTACTGGAATATTTAATACTTTTTGATTTATATTAATATTACTAAAATCTACTACATATCTAGGCATTTCAGGTATAATATTCATTTCAAAATATTTTAAATCATCAATACTAATACCTAACATATCTTCTGTTATACCTAATGAATAAGGTCTTCCATTATAAGCATAAACTAAATCTTGACCATTTTTAGATGTTAAAGAATTTTTAATAGTTTCTATTGTATCTTTAAAAATTTCTTTATCAGAAGATTTATCCATTGCATCTAAAGTAGTCATTATTATTTGGCCAACATTAAATTCTGGAAAAGCTAATACATTATCTTTTATATATTTAGTAAATTCTGCAGGAGAATTAAATTTATTTAATAAATCTAACTCACCATTAATTTTATTAATTTTAGTTGTATTACCAGCATAAAATTTATTAATTTGAGATTTAAATAATTCAACAATTGATTGCATATTATTTATATTACTAGATTTTATATTATAAAACATCTCAAATCCAGTATATTTGCTAAATAATTTACTTACATTAAAAGAATAATTATTATTAATATTTTCAAATTTTTCTTCCTTATCATATAAATTATCTTTTATTTCTTTAAATTCAGATGTTAAATCTTCATATCCTCTAGTTTTTGGAGTTAATACAATAAGTTTTTTAAATTCATTTCCATTTTCTCCACTAAAAGATACAATTACATAAGGTCTAGACCTATAACTTGCTAATGTATCTGCATCAATTCTATATTTTGGATCGCGATTATAACCATATTTTAATATAGTTTGTTCTATAGTTTGATCATTATAAGAATCATTTTTATATACATTTAAACCTCCAAATATTGGAATAGTTTCAATTCCATTTGTAATTTGTGTCTCAATTTTAATATCAGGGTGAAGTATTTGTAAACTATCGGCTGATATATTTTGTGATGATTCAATAAATCTTAAACCAGATGTAAATTTTCTAACTATGTCACCATTAAAATCTAATTCTATAATAGGATTTTTATTAGTTGTAGATTGGTCAGTATCATTATTTAATAATGTAGTATTAACTTTTTTATTCATACTACTAAATAAATCTATTGTTTCTTGGTCTACTATACCAGTTTTAGATGTAAAAGATTTTGTTAAAGTATCTAATGTTGGTAATGCACCTATTGTTATATAACCTACTTTATTATTCTCTAAATTTAATTTTAAGACTAATCTAAGAAATATATCATCTCCAATATTTCCATCCCCTGTTAAAGTTTTAGTAGCATCAAATCCAGCTTTAAATCTAGGATCATCTATATTATTTATATATCTATTTCCAACAACTTTTATATTAGATTTCATTGAAGATATTAATAAATTTACATCTGTAATACCTAACTTAGACATTAAGTCTGTAAATTTAGATTCTTTTATTGAATCTCCAATTAACAATTTTGTTAAAATTTCTTCATTATCGTAATACAAAGATACTATATTTTTAAATTCTATAAAAGTATTTACTAATTTTGAATCAAATAAATCTCCATTGTTATGACTAAGTAATTGTAAGTTTTCATTTCCAGTTTGTTCTAATAAATGTTGATGTTCATCAACTGGTACAGACAAATGATTATAAAAAGCATGAATCATTAAATTATTCTTTCGTTCTTCTGGCGTTAGATTTTTAGTAATTCCATCTGTATCTGTCTCTGCAGTTTCTTTTTTACCAAAATTATTCACTATAACTAATGGATTTTTTAATTCATCTAATTTATCTTGTAATTTTTTATCTACAATAGGTTGTTGAGTAGTTATAGGATTTTTTACAACTGGAGTAATAGTAATTGTTGGGATATAGTCTTTGATTCCCATATCTACAAAATCTTTTTTTCTTAATTCTTTAACATCATTTATAATCTTTTCTCCTAATCTTCTTTCTGAAGTATAATCTTCTTTTTTATTTTTAATATTAAATTGATTTAATATACCATTTTTATCAAGAATTAAAGAACCTTGAAAAGCTCTACTACCTAATGTATTCATATCTTGAAAGAAAGTTTCAATCCTATTATTAGAATTTATAGTTAAATCCTTATCAATAATCATAAATTCTTCTTGGTTACCTTGCATTGGATTAGTACCATTATTATCCGATGAATAGAATATATAATGATCAGGAGTAATACCAACTTTTGCTAATTGAATAACTAAATTATCATCTATTTCTCCTTTATCAGTAATTATTCCTACTTTTGCAGTTGGATTATCAATTAAAGTTCTATCTAAAGCTTCTTTTATAGTTGTTAAATCTTCATCAGTAATAGAACTTACAATTTTCCCACCATTAAATACATTTTTATCTTGAAAATAATTTAAAGTAATATCTAATTCATCTAATCTTTTAACAGCATTTTCTTGATCTAATTCAGGATCTAAACCAGGACTCATTGCTACTGCTCTAATAACACTACTACTAGCTAATGCAAGTTTAAAATTATTATCATGTTGATGAATATTAGATGCTCGTATAGATGATGTAAGAACAGGAGAATTTAAAGTAAATATTCTATTTAAATTAAAAGAATTATTATTAATCATTGCTCCATTTTGAGTTTTATCTCCAAATATAATAAATGGAAATCCAAATTTCTTTGAAATATTAGCAAATAATGCTAATTCTAAACTATTATAATGAGTACCTTCATCTAAGAAAATAGCTTTTGGAGTATCTAATTTATTTAGATATTTATAATTGATTTGATTATTTTTTAATACTAATGTAGTATTGCCATTTATTTCAACTTCATCAAAGAATTTATAAGTTTTCTTATTACCAAATGATACTGTTTTAATCTCATTTTTAAAATCTGCATAATTAAATTGTAAAAATTTATTAAAGATTTCTTCTGTTGTTTTAGTTGTTTGATTTAATTTTTTAACTTCATCCTCTGAAAAAGTAGATAATAAAGAATTTTGTAATCCTTTAGTTTGCGTTGCAGTTGGTGAACTTATAATAATGTTTGATTTTGCATCATCTTGTAACATGTATTTTAAAATAAATTGCCCTACTACTGAAGTTTTACCTGATCCAGCAACACCTGTAATTGACATAAGATTAAATGCACCAGGTTTAAGTTGTGATTGTTCTCCATTAACTTTTCTATAAATTAATTCTTGAGCTTCATAAAATAATTTAGGATTTTTAACTAATGCTAAAGCTATTTTTGCTGCATATTCTTGTCCATAAAAAGGAGCATAATTAAATTCAGGAGATTCTATAATACGTTTATTTCTTTCTTGTACTTCTGTAGAACGTAAAGAAAGATTTGTTAACATATTTATGAATATATCATATTGTGATAGAACTTGTGTAGTAGAAGAAATTCCATTACTATCCCCATTAAATACTGCATTAAAATCAAAATCTTTAAAAATTTCTTCTAATCCAGCAGCATAATTTTCTGGAAGAGTGTCTTTGAAATTTTCAAAAATACTATCTTGACATTTAAGTAATTTAGCTTCTTGACTTATCGGAAGATTTAAAATAGTATCTTTATCTGCAATTAATGGTTTACCTTTGTATTGAAAATCTTGCTTATCTAATAAATCTAAAAATAATTTATCCATATTTTCTCTAGAAAGTATGTGTTCTTTTGCTTTAGATTCAGTATTAGAATTAGATAAATCTTTTAAGAATACTAATTTAGATAATAAATTATTTAAATCTGTATTAATTAAAGAAGCATCTTCTGATTTTATTATTGCATAATTGTCTAAACCTGTAGATTCTTTATATTTTTTAAGATAATTTTGCATAGCATAATTAAAACCATACATAGTTTCTTTACCATCTATTAATGCTCCTTGTTTAGTATACATACCAGTTAATATAGATTTAGCCATTTCAATAGTAGTTATTGCACTATTAATTTGTCCTAAAGTAAAATCTGATTTTAAATAATCATCTATAATAGACATAGATAACAAATTATCTTCATCCTCTAATATATTAAATACAGTTTTTGAAGTTCCTTTATCTAATTTTAATTGTAATTTTCTTAGAAAATCATATAATGGATTAGCAATAGCAGTTTTCTTTGAAACATATTTATCAAACTTATCAAAAGTATCATTTAATTTAAATTGATCATCTATATAGTTATCAATAGTTTTTTGACTATTAGTTAATTCACCTAATAAGTAATCATTTTCACTTAGTGGATTTATTTCACTTTTAAATTTATTTTTTATAAATTGTTTAAGTTCACCTTTAACTTCTGCCACAGCTTCTGAATGAGTTTGTCCTGCATCAATTTTTTCTTGTAATCTTACATTTATTGCACTACTATCATTAAATTGAAAATCAGTAGAAGTAGGATCTGGAATAGTAGCTTCAGATATAATACCTAAAATATTATCTAAACTCATATCTCCAATATTAGTTTGTATAGTTGGAGATTTCAATTCATTATTTAATGATTTTTTACTTTCATTAAAAGATGCTGTTAATTTTTTATTAATACCTATTAAAACTTCATTATCAATTGTACTAACTTTACTTTCAGATAAAGCATTCACTAACATTTTTAATTGAAAATCAAATTTTTGTAATGGTTTATTGTAATTTTGTAATGGTTTATAATATTTATCTTGTAAAGCATTAAAATTAGTTCTAAATGCAATAGCTTCTGGTGAAGCAGTAGCAATATTTTCAGGAGTAGTTTCTAATAAATATTCTTTATTATTACCTTCACTAATAATATTTGCAAAGAAATCTTTAACAGTATCTTGTAAAAATTTCACATTCATCTCTTGCATTGGTATTTGTTGTACAAAAGTTTTATATTTTTCTGCTATAGGATCATTTGCAGGATCAATTACTATACTATTATCAATTAATCCTTCTTTACCTAAATATTCATTAATATCATAATCAAACATATCATTTACTGAGAAGTTTTTCAAGTTATTATTAGCAGCAGATTTAGAAATTTCTCTAAATGCCCCATTATTTGCTTTAAAATTTTCTACTAAATCAAATTGACCAGTTAAATTATATAAATTTTTAAATGCAGCAGAGCGAACATCTTTATATTTACTTTCTGCATATTCTTTAATTGTATTTGAAAATATACCTTGTGCATTTTTATATGCTCCTAAAATAGTATCTAAATTAGAAACAATATCTGGATTTTTAATATATTCATCAAAATTAGTTGTTACAGATTTTTTTGTAACTCCAACACCACTGTCAGGTAAATCAAAATAACTTTTATCATAATTAGCTTGAGTATATTGCTCTTTATTAAGTGCAATAAAAGGTTTATGCATATCTGGAATTAAATACAATAAAGATTTCATTAAATAATCATCTGATTTATCACCATTTGTTATTTCTTGAATTGATAATCTTTTTTCATCTAATTCAGCTTTTTTTAATGCAATTCCAGTAGCACCTTCTGCAGTAACTGGTGCACTTTCTAAATCTTTAAGTTCAGATCTAAGTTGTACTATTTGACCAGCTGTTTTATTAAAATCACTAATAATTAATTTATCAACACCAGATTTTTCTAATTCTGGAATCATATATTGATTTAATAATGCCTTATTAAATAAAGATGTATCATCTACTTTTAATCCTTCTTGATTAAAAATACTATCTAAAGTTCTTATATATTCTTTTGTACCATCTACAATTAAATCTGCATGAGTTTTAGCATCACCTGCTGCATTAAAAATTTGTTTACCATCTATTGTAGTAGTACCAGTTGCTAAAAATTTATTACCTACATACCCTCTCATATTTTCAGCCATAGTAAGTGCTTCATCAGTTTTACCATTAGCTATCATTGAATACATTGAATATTCATCTTCAGGTTGTGCAATACCACCTTTAAACATTGGTTCAATTAATTTTTCATTCATTTTAAACATAGGTCCTCCAATCATACCTCCAACTAAGTTAGAAACATAATTTTCTAATCCTGCTTTTGAGAATACAGTATCCCACCCACCAAATGAACCTTGTTTTTTAGTTAATCCTAATGAACTAGCAACATCTATAGCTCCTTTTGTAGCATCCATAACCATTTGTTCAGTTACTTCTTCTACACCTTCAATCATAGATACTTCCCAATATCCTCTTAAACCACCATTTGATGCTTCATTAAATACATTATATAAAGCATTTTTACCAGATGTAATTGCTTTTTTAAGTACATTTTGACCTAATATTGGATTAGATTCTAATAAATTAGTTCCTTCAGCAATTTTATCCATTACTGGCATTAAAGCTTTTTTAACTAAAGATCTATTAGTTTCTTCAGAAAAACCAACAGTTTTATCTAAAAACCAAGTAGACATTTTATTATTCATCATAATTCCATATTGTCCAGCAGCAGCTAATCAAAATGCAGTACCTGCTGTACGTCTATCATACCCACCTTTAATAGCATCAGAATAGACATCAGTTGAGGTTGTTAATGCCATATATCCTAAAGATAATGCTTTAGCAATTTCAGATTGTTTTTCCCCCATTGCTTTCATTGCTGGATTTAAATTTACAGCATCTTTATATAATTTAACAGCATCTACAGTTTTGCCCTCTGCTTCTAATGATTGTAATTTACCAACAAATGCTCCTTGAAATCTTGCCATTTCTTCTGCTTCTGTTTTACTTAAACTTGTTGATTTAAATAAATTAGATAAACCTGCCATAGCTCTTTGTTCATAAATTTGACCAAATACACTTGATACCATTCCCCCAATTTGTTCATAATTAAACATACCTTGAGATCCTTCATCAGAAGTGCTAGTACCAAATTTACCCATAAAACTTTCAGTTTTATTAGCTAAATTCCAAGCTCCTGATTGTTTATTAATATCATCTTCACCTGTAAGAATACCTTCAATTGATTTATATAATACTGGCATAGCAGATGCTAATCCTACAGCAGCAGAAAGACCACCATATATATTATTAAAACCTTTATAAGATATTAAAAATGGAGCAATTTTTGCAGCAATTTTAAATGTAGTTCCCCAAGCACTTTTATTTTTACCATCAGAGTCAAAAAAATCTACACTATTTAAAAATTCACCATCTTTAGTTAATAAATCTAATGAATTAACAGTTTCTTTTCCATAGATTTCTCTATTACCTAAAGTTTCTGTGTAAAAATTACCTGTAGGATCAATTTTATATTCACCTTTTTTATGAGATACTTGTCTGCCTGTATCAGTATCCATATGTTTACCATCTTCATCATACTGTGCATATACTAAAGTATCTTTATTAAATATACTTCCTAATAATCCTAAATCATTTGCTGATTTATCTGTAAATTTACCAGTTTCTGTATCAAATATTTTACTATTTTGAGCAAGTTCTCTAACACTTCAATTAGATTCTGTAGTACCATACATAGAAGTAATACCCTGTTGTGTATGATATGGATTTTTAATTAATTGTAAACCTACTGATAAATCTTGTTCTTTAGCTCCCACTGGTTTAAATCTACTATCAGGTGCATATTCTGCATCTTTTTGTAAATTTTGTATATAACTTGTATCAGTTAATGATTTAAAGTTATTTGCAGCAGTTACATAAGCATTTTGAAAAGCGGCATTATTAAAATTACCTTTATCATCTGTAAAAGTTTTCTTTGCAAAACTTGTCTCTTTATATTCATCCATTGGTAATAAAGCTGTATTATCTGGAGTTACCCCAGCTTGGGATAACTCTAATAAATTTGCTTGTGGATTTAAAACTGTAGAAACGAACATATCGTTCGGTTTTTGTATTTCATTCATATTATTGGTGTAAAATGTCTGCACCTGTTCTACCTGTAGCAGAACTTGGTTGTCGTTGTATATCTTCGAATAATGTATTTGCATGAACAACACTTCCATGTCCTTCATAAGCAGATACTGTATTTTGTGCTCCTTGTAAAATAGGCATAAATATTGGTGCTTGTACTATTTTATTTGATGTAAATGTAGGTGCTGCTGGAAAAGTTAATTTATATTTATTATAAATTCCTTGCAACATTGTTGTTACTCCTTTTTGTTCAGATGAATCTACTGTATGTGTATAATCATTATTTAATGCGGATGCTACTCCATTTGTACTATAACCATGAGTTACAATAAAAGGTTTTAAATATTTAGTAGACATAGTTGTTAATTTACCATCTGTACCTAATTGAATCCCTTGTAAACCATATTTAGCATATTCAGCATTTTTTTGTTCTGGAGTTGTTAATCCTTTTGAAGCAATAGATTTTTCAGCAGATTCAAATTGTTCTAATGCTTTTAAATTAGGATGTCCATTTACATCTACTGGAACCATAGTTTTAATTGCTTCACCTCCACCATATATAATTTGATCTTTTTCATACGGTTTAATTCCTTTATCTCCAAAAAACATATTATTTTGATCAACAGCTACCCCTAAACCACTATCTAAAACTCTACCTAAAGGAGCCATTGGTAATGGTTTACCATTTATATCTGGTAATTTACCAATCATAGATCCTTTTAAAATCATACCATAATTAGATTTATCAGGATTTATTAAACTCATTGTAGTAGTGTTCAAATCCCCATTAATAATTTGTTCCATTGGAGTTTGATTATAAGTTTTTTCTGCAGTTCCTTTAACTCCAGTTCCTAATTTTGATATATCTGCTTCATAACCTATATTAGAAGTATGTTTATCATTAGTAAAGGATTCAAATGCAACTGCAATAAGGTTTTCTGGAGAAGCACTTGTACCATTAACAATAGCCCTAGCTTTTAATAAATTAACTGCATTAGGGGACATAGTTGCTAAAATATAAGCTGAAGCATCTTTTATATGATTTCTTTGAGTTTCATTTTCAGTTTTAATATTTAGGATTCCTTCATTACCCATTTTATTATACATTGTACTTAATTGTTTAAGACCCTCTGTTTGTGATTCTGTAGGTTGTTTCCCACCTAAAGATGTTACTCCTTTTTGAAAAGCATTTTTATAATAATCACTACCACTTTGATACCTATTAGATTCAGTAGTTTCTGATCCTAATTTTTTAAGTACTTCTACAATATGATCAGAAACTTTATCAATACCAATTGCATTTTGTACAGTAGATATGATAGTTTTATCAAACGATAATTTAGTATCATACCGTCTTGCTTGACTTAAATCATTAACACTTAAAGCTTGGTATTTATCTCTATTTTTAGCAAAATCCCCCATACTAACAGTTGATAAAGAACCTTCTGAATCTCTAACATATAATCCTCCAGTAGAAGTAACTGCTAATTCATCTAAACCTCCATTTTCATATGCTTTAGTAGTAGCTTCACCCATTAATTTAGAATTAGTAATTATTTGATTACCTTTTGCTGCTAAATCATATAATTTATTAGTATCAAAACTAGATGTAAAAGGCCCACTATTTTCAACTTGTTTCAATTGTTTTAAAAATGTTTCAACTTCATTAGGCATACCAGTTTTAATAATTTCATTTATTACTTCTTTTGAAAGTAAATCTGTACCACTTTTTTCTTCAGTTTTTGCTGGAGCACTTTGTTTAGGTGCAGTCTGAGTTTGTGGATTATAGTCAAAAGGTTGGTATGACACGAATGGCATACCTCCCCCTTGTTGTAATTTTTGTATATTGAATTTCATTATTTAGTTCCTAATACTGTTTTTAATAACATTAATTTTTCTTTAGATAAACCATCCAATACTTTAGAAGTATTTTTATCAGTTCTATCTAATGTTGTTTGAAAATTTTTATCTCCGTGTTCTTTATCTTTTTGTTTTAATTTCAAAATTTCAATTTCATATTTTTGTCCTGGAGTTATAGTATCTACTGAACCACCTTTTTTAAATTTTGCAGGTGTATTTCCAAATGTAGGAAATCAATTAGGTTTTTTAATTGTATACCCAGTAGGATCATAATATTTATTAAGACCTTGTGAACTTATATCATAAGTTTCCATAGCTCTTTTTTGTGTATTAGATAGATTTCTGTTTAATTCAGTCATTCTATTAGTATATGCATCTCTATTTACTGCATTTTTATTAGATTCTCATGAATAATATCCATAATCTCCAGGTTTTAAACCTTGTTGTTGTTCTTGCCAAGTTTTATATTCTGGTGTATTAACTACATTTTCTCCAGATGTTCCATATTCAAAATCAAATTTATCTTGTAATGGTTTTAAACTAGTTTTATATGTATCTATTAAACCTTGTTTTTGTGCATTTATATCATACTCATATTTAACTATATTTCTATCAGTAATTCTTTTAGATGTAGCATCAATAAATTTAGTAAGATTAGCATAATCTTGCATCCTTTTTCCAGCAACTAAATTACCAATAACACCTCTGTATGCTGACATTGTAGCAAGATTTTTATTAGCAGTTGCATTTCTTAATTGTGCATTTTCATTTGCAACAGCATTGGCATTTTGTTTATTTTCTTCTTGAACTCCTCATGCTTTTTCAGTACCTTGTGTTCTAATTTCATTTGCTTTAGTTGCACCTTCTAAATTAGATGCTGCTTGTAAACTAGCATTTGAAGTCATTGGTTTTGAAGCTATTCTTTGTGTTTCTACTGCAGTTCTATTAGTTTGTTCTTGAATAGGTAACCAATTTTTATCTACAGTAGCTTTTTGAAATGGAGTATCTAATACTGGAGTAAGATGTTCTATAGCTGTTTGTAAATTTTGTTTATTAGTTGCTTGCCCTGCTAAATATTTTATAGGTTCTGCAATATTTGGTATAGTTAAATTATTACTTACTGGAGTTATTGCAGTTGGTTTTATAAATGTATTAACTAATGGATTTTTAGTAGTGATCAAAGATTTTTTTCCAACAACAGTTACTTCTGGTAAAACTTTCCCAGGTACTAATGCAGGTGCTTTATAAGTAAATGAAGTTGCATTTGATGCATTACCTGCTATCCAGTTAGCTTTATTACTTTTATTTATATCATCTTTATATAGTGGAGATTCCCAAGGATTATAATCATTTGTTGGAGTTCTTTGAAATTTTAATATTCCAGAATTTTGAAACATTGGTATTAAACCACCTTGTTTTAAACTAGGTTTAATTTTTCCTGTATCTTTTAATCTAGTCATTGCTTCTTTAGCTTTAGTCTTATTAATTTTCTTTTGAGAAGCACTAACTTCTGGTAAAGGTTTTCTTTCTTTTCTAATTGTATCTTCTTGTGGTTGTGATACTTTTTTTGTTTCTATACTTTCAGGTTTTACTTCAATTGGTTTTTCAATTACTATAGGTTTTGTTGTAACAGGTGTTTCTTTTGTTTCTACTAAATCTCGTAATTTTTTTAATTTTGCATCAGATTCATCCATACCTAATTTATATGTATTTTCACGAGCATTAATTTTATTTATTGCTTTTTGTTGAAATTTTTGAGTATACCAAGATCTAGGATCTACTTCTGTTTTAAGAACTCTTTCATTAGGATCATATTGTTCTTTAGTAGTATTAACACCTAATTTACTTTTTATAGAAGATGTCCTATCTACAGTTGCTGTATTTTTAGCAGCTTCTAAAGCATCTACTTGTTTAGTTAATTCAGCAATTTTAATTTCATTTTCTGGTGAAGGTTGAGTTTTTAAAGTTTCAATTTCAGATAGTTTTGGAACTTTTTGTAAATCTAGATGTGCATCAATATCCACTTTAGGATTTTTCATATCTTTAATTAATACTTCTTTATTAACTCCTTCAGGTAATCCTTTTAAATTAACTTTTGATCCAACTTCAGATGCATTATTTATCTCTCCTTTTGCAATATTTGTACCTGCACCTCTTAATGCTCTATTATATAGACCTTTTCCAGCCATTACTCCATAAAGTAATCCTTTTGCATCATTTGCAGAAATATTTCCTAAACCTCCTTTAATATTTTCTAAAACATCATTTCCCTCTTTATCAGATTGATTATATCCAGTTGTAATATCTTGAATAGTTTGTTTACCTGCTTGATATCCACCATATAAACCTGTACCTACTAATCCAGTTCTACCAACAGTCCCTAATAAACCTAATGCATTTGGATTTGCAATAGAAGCTACTTTATTAGCAGCTTTTATTATTGTAGGCATTCCATGTTTCTCAGCTAATGTAGATCCAGTATTTACAACTTTTTCAGCTATTGTACTAGCTTCTCTCATTTTTTCTACACCTTCTAAAGCTTTTTCAGCTTCAAGTACTTTAGCAGTCTTAATTCCACCTGATACAGCTTTTTCTGATGTAATAACTGCATTAGCTGCTTTTTCAATTTTAGCTAACTCTTCTACAGTTTTTATACCATGTGCCACTTTTGCAGATTCTAATGCTGCTTTACTAGCTAATTTAGTAGCTCCACCAATTCCAGGTAATAAAGATAAAGCTGTAAATCCTAAATTCATACCTAAATTCTTTACAATTTCTCCTGTATCTTTACCCCTCATTAAATCAGAACCTAAAGTAGCACCAGTAGCTACTAATCCCCCTATTGCCCCAACTCCTGGTATAAAACTAGCAGCATCACCAGCTAAAGATAATGTATCTAATGCACCAGCACCTGTTCATTTATTCGGATCAAGTAACTCATTTACTGTACCAGTACCAGATTCTGGTGTATGTGTTATATTAAATGCTTTATTCTTTTGTAAATTATATTTATCTGCATTTGCTTGATTTGCAGCATTAAATGCTTTTACTTTTATATTATAGGCTTTACGAGCATTAATTTTATCAAGTAAAGTTTGATGTGCTAAAGCAGTATTAGTAGCAGTCAATGCATTTGCATCTGCTGTAGCCTGTGCTGTTGCATCTGCTAATCGTTTATTTTCTACTTCTGTTGTTGTAGGTTGTAATAAATCAGATAACTCAGTATTTAATCCTAAATGTCCAGCTATTTCAGCTAAGCGTTTATCAGTAGCTCCTGGTATTTCAGTAATATATTTATCTGCATCTCCATTTTTTAATTTTGTTGCAGTTTCTTCATCTAATCCTAAAACTTTTTTATCTCCAGAATTTTTAAGATTTGTTAATTCTGTAACTATTGCTTGTTTTACTCTAGCTTTTTTTGCAGTTGGGTCTATAGTACTTCACCCAGTTTTAAATCCTTCTTCTTTATTTCCATAATCATTATGAATAATACTCCCAATAATTGAATTAAAACGATGATATTTATCATCTCCTGTAGTAGTTGTAGATGTAGGTGATTGTTTATTTAATTCAACAGATTTATTAAGAAAATTATAAAATGCTTCATTTTCAAATTGTTGCGATTTTGATTTATCACCACTATCTAAAAATTTATTTAACCCTGTAATTCCATTAACTTGTACAGGAGCTGTAGTAAAATTTGGATTTTCATTTATAACTGTAGAGTTTTGTAAATCACCTATTCTTTTATTTAAATGTTCATCAATATCTTTATATTGATCAGCTTGTCCAAAACCAGTTACATTATTTTGAGCAGTTGTTTTTAGATAATCTTTATAACTATTTATTAATGAATTTTTATCAAAATTAACTCCTTTATATGTAATACTATTAGTATCTATAGGTGGTGTTGGTGTAGTATTTGAAATACCCCCTCCTTTTTGTAATTTTTTAATTTGTGCCATGTTTATAACTTAATGTGAAAAGTTGTTTTTGTTTGGTTTTGTTTAATACTATATTTTGTACAGTTGTTTCTTTTAAATTTAATTTTACAGAAACATCTTTTTTAGATTCAAAGATTTCTATATCTCCATTAGGGTAAATACATTGTATAGGTTTTTTTATACCCACATTTCCATTTTTTTGTGAAAAAATATCTTCTTCATTATCATATTCCCATTCAAATCCTTTATGTACTTTTCGTCTTCCAGAACAAACATCTCTTATAGATGATGGGTTAAATCCTCCTTCTTTTTCAGCTTCTTTAGAAGATTTTCAGAGTTTAATTAATTGATTATTTTTTAATTGTCTTACCGGTTTTGACATTTTTCCAGTAATATCTTCATGTGTTATTTGTAATTCATTCATACTATTTTTTAAATTGGTTCTCAGTTGAATAATAAAAAAAAGGGATTTCTCCCTTTTTTCTTATTTTATTCTACTAATAACACCACCTTTTCTTTGGTAAGTAGGTGCTGGTTGTGGTTGTTCCCCACCTGCACCATTAGCTCCACCACCTTGGGCTTGTTGTACTAATTGCACTAAAGCTTGACAAACTTGTAATGCCATATTAGGATCTTTAGCTTGAACTGCTTGTGCAGCAGCTTGTACAATTTGCATCATAGGATCTTGCCCTTGTTCTGCAGGAGCCCCACCTTGATCTTGAGCACCTTGTGCAGGAGCAGCAGCTTGATCGTCTGCTGCAGGAGCAGCTCCACCTTCTTGGTATTTTTTAACTTTGAAATTCATAATTTAATTTTTCTTTAAAGATTTATTGATATATATTGTTGCAAATTTACTCATATTTTTTGTAATAAAAAAGATATTAACTATTTTTTATAGGAAATATATTTAGGATTACCATTCTTATCTTTTGTACATCTTAATGCTTGTTTTCTATTTAATCTATGTGAATCATAACTAACATGCACTCAATCAGGAGATTTTGTTGTTCCATATTCTCAAATTAATTGATCAAAATCAGTATGTTCAAGTAAATAAGTAAATAATACGTCATTACCTAATTCAGGGCATTCAATATCAGCAGCTGCACCATTATTTGCACAATGTTGTGAAGTTCCTGAACCTTTCACTCTTTCATTTAATTTTGTAGATCTAAATATAGAATTTACTATGAATGGATGTCCTAATGCAACTCTAGATGGTTCTAACAAATTTGTAATTAATGATTTAATTCTAACTCACTGTGAGATAGAAGGTTCATTATTAATTTTATACTTTTCAGCAGTAGGGGATGAAACAACTTCTTCTACTGTAAAATGTTCTGATAATTTTTCTTTTAAATCCATATTATTCTTTTTTAGTTGGCGGTTCTACGAATTCCGCTTTGTTATTATCTTGTATTTCTAAAAATTTAAAAACTTTAAGTCCTAATGCTTTATAATCTGAATCTTTTTTTGATAAATATGCTTTATTAGCCATTTTAATAAGAGTTTTAGTATTTGGTCTACTAAAAATTCTTTCTCCTCCATCTAATTCCATTTGAGTATCTCCTTTTTCATTTAATACTAACATTTTACTAATGGATTGTTTATCATCTGGAAATTCTAATTCATCTCCAATTTTAACTTCAGAATTTACATTTAATTCTAAAACAAATTTAACATCTTGACCTGTCATAGGAGTTTCAGAATTAGGTTCTCCTTTATGTATAGATGTAACTTCATAATCATCATTAATAAAAATTATATCTAATGCTAAAGGAGTATCTTTCATTCAAAAACTAACTTCATCAGGTTCATCATATACAAATAACATTCCTTCATTATTTGGAAGATACCTAGTATGTTGTAATCCATTTTCTTTTTCTTCTTCTGTTTCTGCTATTTGAACATTATATTCTTGTTCTCCAATTTTAATTTTCATTTTCTGTTACTTTATCAATTAAACCAGTATTATCTTCTATATTCTCCATTAATTCTTTTGAAAGTAATTTACCAGCTTCTATTGCAGATTCTAGTGTATTATTTTTTTTAAGTTTTTCAAGTTGATTTGTTAATGATAAATGAAGAATAACTTCATCACGTTCAATTTCTGCATGTTGAATAACTTCACCACCTACTGCTAATACTTTAGGAGTTTTACCATCTTTTTCAAATTCTAAAACATCTCCTTTTTTAGCTATATTAATAACAGGAATACCTTTTTTAGTCATTTCATCATTAGTATCTTCTAGATTATTTATTCTAGCATGTAATGCACCACTTGGAATAACATTTACATCTCCACCTTTTTTATCTAATTCAATTACATCTAGTGCAGAACCATGTTGACTGCTTTTAATATTTTTTGATTTATTTTTAAGTTCTTTAAGTTTTTCTAATTTAGAACCTCTTTTTGATAATAATACTTTTGATGGATCAAAATTATTTAAAACAGATTGATTATTAACTCCTGTATTTTGTATTGTTTGTGTTCTAGCTTGATCTTGAAATGCATTTGTTCTAAGATTAGTTGCTTTCTGTGCATTTTCACTATTAATTCTAGCTGTTTCTTTTTGTTTACTTTTCACTAAATCTTTACCGCCAAATAATTTACTAAAGAAATTAGATACTCCACCAATTTCAGTTTTTTTAGATACATCACTTGCACCATAAGCAGAACTTGCTGCACTTTGTGCTAATGCTGAACTTGAACCTGCAACTTTCTTTTTAGTCAATGAATTTACTAATCCAACAGGAGTTAATGCCATTACATCACTACTTAATAATTGATCTCCCACATTACTAGCATCATTAATAGTTGTTGCCCCGCCAGTTATAGCAGAAAGACCTTTATTTGCAAATCCAGCAACTTTCATAGCCCCACCAATTACGGGATTAACTGTCATCATAGTATCAGATATTGCATCTGTTGCTGTATTTAAAGCATTTGTACCTTGATTATTATTAGCATTTGGCATAGATGCAGATAAGTCTCCAGCAAGATTTCCATATTTAGATACACTACTTAAAAATGAATTTTTATTACCAGCAAGACGAGTTTGTCTTGCTGTATCTTCTGTTAATGCAGAATTAATAGGTTTAATTTCTGGTAAAGATGTTTTAAATCCTGATAAATCTATTGATAATTTTTTAGGTTGTACAGCACTAATTAAACTTTTATAATTATTACCTAAGATACTTCCAATATTATCTTGTGCAGAATCCCAAACATTACTAGTTTGTTGGTTATCTTTATATGGGGTTCCACCTCATTGATATTTTTTAATGTTATGCATAACTTATTGTAAAATTTGTTTTAATTGCTTGTATAATAGTTAAATCTTTTCCTGTATATTTAACTCTAATTTTTACATATTTATCTCTAATTCTTAATTCTTTACCTACTGTATAGTTTAAAATGCCATTTTTTAAATAAGCATATTTAAAAGTTATTGGTCTAATTTCTACATCTCAGACATCTTCTTTATATTGCATATTACCTTTTACTCTGCCATATTTTTTCATATTATTAGCATTTTGTTGAGTATGAATTCTGTCTTCATTTAATAGATCATCTACTCTTAATTCTACATTTGCAGAATTAGCTTCTCATAAACCATTAGATTTTCTAATTCTATTTAAGTATGGTAATTTAGGAAATTTATATAGATCATATAAAGTATCTTCTTTTGAGAAAGGTCTAATAAAATTAGGATATATTTGTTCAATTTCTGATAAATTTAATCCTAGAATGTATTTATATGCCGTTGGTAAGTCAACAAAATGAGAATTTGTAGTTGAATAAGATTTTACTTGATTATTTATTCAGATAATTAAATCTTTAATTTCAAATCAATCATAACTTTCCCCAACAATTTCAAATTCAAATGATTCAGGTTCAACTTTATTACTAATTAATTTTAAATTATTAAAAATCTTTTGTGCAATTGGTATATCTGCTACTACAAATTCAAATTCAAATGGGTGTAATTCGCCATACCAATTTGTAGGCATTATTAATCCTTGATTATCATATATACCAGATTGACCATGTTTTCAAATTTTATTATCAACAACTCCAGTAATTGGACTCATTAAACCATTGGTACTTTTTAAGATATTATTATTTGCATCTAATTTTAGATTATTCTTACTTGATTTTTTATCAAAAGTAAAAAATATATTATCAATATTAGCAGAATGACTTGGAGTTCATGAATAGAATGTAATAAATTTCTTAAGATTTTCATTATAACATAAATTTCATTCTTTAATTCCATTATAAAATGTAAATAATATATCTCCTTTATTTTTATTATAATGAGTTTTTACATTTTTTAATCCCATTGTAGGAATTTTATCAGCTTCTTTTAAATTTATATTATCATTTAAAAATTTTTGAACTTTTAAATCAGATATAGTTTCTAATTGTATATTCCCATCTCCACCAGAAGTAGCACATCAGATTTTTTTAGCTACTGTATCTAAACCATAGATACCTGTTTTTGTTTTAATAATTGATTCTTGTCATGTACTTCCAAATAAATCAGATATAACTCTTGGATTTTCAGGTAATACATTTGAAGTATTAATATAAGCATTTCCACCTGCACCTTCTGCAGCTATAGCCCTTTCATTTACAGGTATTAATAAACAACCATGTTCCATAGTACAAAATAAACTTCCATACCATTCTTTTAAATCTACTATAGATCCATATGTTTTAGTATAATCTTGATAATGCCCTCCTTCAAATACTCTATAACCATTTTTAAATGCATCTGTTACATGTATATCAGAATATAAAATTCTTGTATCAAATTTATTTTTAATAAATGGCACATCAGGTATAATAAAGTTTTTACGTTCTGATAATGTTAAATTAGCAGCTCCGTTTATTACAGAAGAATCTGGTAATTTAAATGGACCTTCTGAAGACATTGGTTGTAATGGGTAAAAACTACGTTTATGTCCAAATATAGCTTCTTCTGCAGTATTACTATAATCTATATCTCGCATAGATAAATTTATATTAGACATAACTTTAAAAGTAACTCATTGACCTAATTGAACACTATTTACATCTGCTCTATTTATTTTATCAGCACCTTTAATTTTATAGGAATCATCACCACCACCCAATAAAGAACTTACACCAGATCCTTTATTTGCATAACTAGCATCTGAAGGTTCAATAGGTGTATCAGTTCCTTTTTGTTTATAACTAATTAAAACTCTATTAGCAGCTAAATTATCTGCAACACCATCTTGATAAACAGTATAATTCTTTTTTCAAGTATTTACATCTATTATTTTAGTATTTGTTGGTAAATCTGGATCAATAAAATTACGATTCATTCTATGTGTAAAATTACAGACAAAACAATCACCTCTATATACATTTAAACCATTACTAATAAAAGTATCTCAAGAAAGTCTATCACTAACTGCAGAATATGGTTCAGATGAATCCATTCTTACTTTAAACATATTTAATTTATAGTCATCAGAATTACTAAAATCTATAGGTCTTACATTAAATATAACCCCTACATTGAAAATAGTCCCAAATTCTAATGATCCATTAGATAATCCAACATATGATCCATACATTCCTCTAATTAAATTAGAACTTGTTGTCAATGGATCATTTACTTTTGCAGCAGTTTCATTTAAATCACTTGGATCATCTTTAGTAGTTCATTGATTAGTTAAATCATTTGTTAATCAAGCTTCCTCTGCTTCTCCTGATTTTGCTGAAAAATAATCAGTACCATTTGTAGTTAATTTTAAACCATCTTTAACCATAGTTAATAATGATGATCTTATATTATCATTTGATAAAGTTACATTTCTATCTATTATAAAATTATTATTTACTTGTGTTAGTAATTCACTCTGTTCAAAAGCACTTGTTAATTTATATTCAGAAGATGTAAATAATTGACTAAATAATGATTCTCTTATTTCAGCTTCAGGAACTATAGCTGCTTTATTTGAAATATTAGTAGTTGTTAATTGTGTTGTCCCTAGTAATAATTTTGGGGTAAGAAATGATTGAGTAATACCTTTTCCATCTATTCTTAATACTGGAATATTTCCATAATCTTTTTCTGTTTTACTAATATTTAATCCTTGCGCATATATAGTAGGAATACGTTCTTGTCTAACAATAAAAAATCCTTTAGTATATTTTTTTAATTCTGTTATAGTTTCAGAAGATATATTAAAACTTAATCCAATTGGTTTTACACCATCAGAAAATATCACTTGTTCTTTATTTAATTTAATAACTCCTTTTGAATTTTCAAAAGTATTTAATTTATTTACTAAATAATTTGATTCATCCACATTTATATAATTACGTATTAATTTAGTTTCATCTGTAAATACAGAATAATTTTGATAATTATAATTAGTAAAATCTAAACCTCTAGTATTAAAAACTGGTGATAATGTATAATCATTTAATAAATATACAATACCTAATCTATAATATTCTTCAGGTCATAATCCTAAATTGTAATAAATATTTTTTGTATTATAATATTCAAATAATTTTTGTCCTGATTTATCATTATAACTACCATCTAAATTACCAATAGATTCTTTATTAGCTAATTTAGGTATAAATTGTAAACTTAAATCTTCTAGTTCTTGATAAGGTATTTCAGGTTTAAATATATTTCCAAAAAATAACATATTCTGACATTGAGCTTGTGCTTTAACAGAATTTGCAATTTCATATAAAGGATTTATATCAGTTAATGATATATCTATAACATTTTCAAATCCACTTATTAGTATTTCAGCGATATTACCATTAATTACATATTTATTATCAATTAAATGTGCTGTTGTTACATCTTGTTGACTACTATCAGATGTTGTTCTTGTATAATACACTTTAATAAAATCAAAAGAAGTATCTAAATTAGTAAGTTTAAATTTAATTGCTTTTTTAGAATCTTCATTTTGCATTCCCATTCGTATAGAGAATGGATCATTAAGATTACCAATATGACAAGTTACTAGACCAGATTCTGATATAAAATCAGTTTCATTTCCATCATTATCAGTAAATTTAAAATAAAAATGATAACCACCACATTTCATTTTACCATTAATAGTTAAACCTTCAAATTCTAATGAAGGAATTTGATTAATAGTTTTATATAATCTAGTATCAAGATCTAATTGCAAATCTTCATATAAATTAGTATCTTTATTACCTTTATGATCTATAATTGTATATGTATTATTTTCTTGAACTGAAAATCTAGAATTAATTAATTTAGGTTTTATCTTATCATTATTTATTATTAAATTAACACTCCCATCAAAAGAAGGTTGAATTTCTATATTAATAGGTGAATTTAAATCTAAATCTAAATTTGAAGTTGTAAAGTTATTTATAACTCCATCATTAGTTAATAAATTTCTTAAAGGATTATAAACATTTGATAATGTACCTTCTTTTGGAATATAAGATAAATATAGTTGTTTTTCTATAGATAAATTTGGTAGATTTTTCATAATTAAACTATATTTAGAGTTCTCACTGTTATTAAATCAGATTCATGTGGTGTTAATACAGCAATATTATTATCATTTATTGTAAAAGTCCCTATTTGTTCATAGTTACTTATATCACCTGTATAATTAATATATTTATAAATAGCTTGTTTTAACCCACTATTTATGATAGATACATTATTTTTATCTAATTTTATAACTAGGTTATTTAAGTAACCAAAACTTCCAATTAATGGATGTATTTTATAACCAGATGTATTACCATAAGTTAAATTTATAGGAGTTGATAGAGTCATTTCTGATGTTACATTTGTAGAATCAATATCATCATAGTTTACATCTATTTGTAGAACATAACTATTATCTTTTTTTCCATCATCCTGAAATGCAAAGGAGGTTCCGAAATTATAATAATTAGCATTATGAACTCCTGTAAATGTGTTCATTGCTAAAATTAAACGTGCATCATTATTTATAAATAAAGAATAAGTTACACTCCCAGTAAAATCACCTGAATCGGGTGCTATCATATTTAATGCTAAATTAGGAATTGTAATAGTTTTTTCAATATTAGATATTGTTGTTATTGTAAATGCATCTGTTACTAAACTAATTGTAGATCCAGTACTATTAACTACAGATGGGTGTGTTAAATTATATAAAAATAAATATGTACTAAGTTTGGTATCATCAATTAGTTCAGCATAACTAGGATCAGGTACAGTTATAAGAGCTAAATAAGGTTTTAATCCCCAAGTTAATGCATCTTTTGATAAATCTATTCTATCACTTATTATAAATTTTGTAAATTCATAATCATAATAAGAATTAGATGGTATTATTGTATATTCCATAGTTTTATTCTTATTTGGAATAGCTATTTCAAATTTTCTTGGAATTACATTATTAATATCAGATACAATATTAGTTGCAACAATTGAATTACTATCAGTAAGTAATCGATGTCCTATAGTTGTTGTTGTATTTTCTATTATAAAAGGATTAGATACATTAGATGAATCTAAGGCTCCAGTTATATTATCATATATATGATAAATCATACTAATTTTATTACATTTAAATAAACTAGGATGTTCTATATAAAATCCATCAAAATTTACTGTATAACTTTGATCTACATTTACATATTTTAAAATTGGAAAATAATTTCCATTATTGTCTGATTTAATATGAAATTTATCAATACTTTCTAAATCAAATCTAATACCTAATATTCCAGATTTAATATTTTTATACCTTTGAGTTAAATTTGCTGTAATATATTCTTGAAATGTATTAGATATAGGTTTTGATAAAAACCAGAAATTATCTGTAGATTTATTATCATAGTATTTTTGAATTGAAACTTTATCAGTTATATCTATTTCACCTGAAGCAGTAATACTTATAAGTTTTGGAATGTAGTAATTTCTATTACCAATTAAATTACTTATTAATGGTTTTTCAGTTGTTTCATCTAAATTTAATATAACCATAAAAGGTTCTCCAACAGAAAGTTCATGATCTGATAGATAAATAGTTTTTCCAGTATTATTAATATCTGTACTAGGTATAAATTCTCCTGGAATAATTACTTGTTTTGTAATTATATTTGATGGATCTGGTGTAGTTGGTATTATAGTTGCATCCAAATAATTTGGACTAGGAAAACTACCAATTTCAGTTTTACCTTGTGAAGGACTATATGATACTATATAAACAATACCTCCAGATTCTTTAACACCTAATGGGATAAATCCATTTGATAATTTAGCATCACCAATTGTAGTATTGCCCATATCATTTTGTAATATAAGTTCATTACCATTCATTGTTAAAAGTGATCCATTAAGACAATCTGTGAGTACTGTTTTAGGTGTAGTTATTGGATTTAAGTCACTGATAAGTCCACCAGTGAAACTTGAGATTGTTTCTTGTCCCATATTTTTATTTCGTTTATCCCAATATACTCTAATTCTTTAGTTATAAAATTATTAATTATAAATTTATAACCACAATCTATTGGGTATTTAATTTTAAATACATGCTTTATTGCATGATCATGTTCTATTTCTTTAAAAACTTTATAGAAAAATGTTCTACCAATTTTTATATTTTTTATCTTTTTATTCAATAATTGTTTATTAATATCCTGATATTTTTCCTCATTAACCCCAAAATAGTAATAACCATCTCATTCAATCTTCTTTAATCTATATAACATCCTTTCCTTCATTCTTCATTTGAAAAGTCCTCTATTATAATGTTTTAAAGGGCAATATCCTAATTGCCCAGTAAACATAGTATATTTTGTTGTCATATCATCTTTAATTAGAACATCACAACCCATTTTATTTACAAAGTGATACATTCTAAATCCAAATGTAATGATCTTTTTAATTTCTTTCTCTGTTAACTGTGGAAATTGATTATGAACTATTTGTATATAATCTTCAATTGTTTTTACCATTAGTTATAGTTTTTTCCATTATTTGTGTGCTCAGTTATTCTATTTTTTAAAACCTTACTAACTTTAATAGGTTTTAATTTTCAATAACCAGTACGTTTTGCTCTATAGACAAGTTGATTTCCTGTAAAATGAGATGTAGTTAAATTTATATCTTCAAATGCTCCATTTTGTCTAGCCTTTTTAAAATCATCTCCTGTAATACTTGTCATTTCAATATATGCTTCAGTATTAACTGGTAATTGAAAAATAACATTATTATCTATAATATCATTAAGAATTTGCAACATACAATATGTAAATATCTTACCACAGACTTTTTTCTTACTTTTATCTCATAATTGAGATTGTGGAGTAGTTATATTTTCTAATTTAAAAGTAGTATATAATTCTTTAGGAGATATTCCATATCCTGTTGCATAATTCATAATTTTTTATTCTTTAATTAAAGTTCAATATAATTTTCATCATTTAATACTACTACTGAATTGGTTTGAAACTTTTTCCGTACATTTTTCTATTCCAAGATGTATTAGCATCTAAAATTTCATTCATTTCATTTTGTGAAATAGTCATTGGAACTCTTGCAGCACTACAAGCTTTATCCCATAACTGTTTATCAAGCATAGCCATTTGTTGAGTAGCTTGATCATGAGTTTGTCTAGCCTTTTTAAAACCATCAGTATATACAATATATAAAGCAATTGCATCTACTTCTTTAATATTTAAATAAGGTAATCCATCTTCATCTGCATAAGTTCCTTTATATAATATATTAACTACATTATATGGTTCTGTGAATGTTAAAGTATTTCCAACTTGTCTATATTTTAAAAATTTTCCTGATATATAAAGATCATTTGTTCCATATTTTTCAAATTCAATATGATTTTCTGTAGGCATACTTAATATTCCTGGAAAATTTTGAGTTGGACTAGTTTTTTGATAATCTTCATAATTAGCAGTAACTGTTTCTATAGAATCTACATTACAAGGTAATTCAATAGATCATCCTCCAATTGTATTAGGTTCTGGTTTTAATTGAATACTGTATATTCTAGATTGCCTATTTCCTATTTTATTTCAAGCCACCATACCTAGTGTCTCAAATAAATCTTCATTTATTTCGACTCCATATACATCATATAAATGTGAATATGCAGTATAAAAGTTTAGTGTATTATCCATTTTAATGTGCTACTTGAGTATTCGGTTGAGGTTGAGCTACCATTTGTCGGTAGTAGTATAATTTTTCTTGCGTAAGTCTTTTTCTTACTTCTTTATTTATAAATGTCATATTATCAGAATCTTCTGTACAACATGAATATTGTTCTACTTGCCTAGGATCTTTAAAAATACCTATAATAGTTAATTGTTTTAATAAAGGAGCATTAAAAATTCAACAATCATATAAATTATTTTTATTTGGAGTAGTTTCAATATAAACATAAGGTTTATCCGCACCTCTAAATTTGGTTTTATGATATTTAAACATTCTATTAGTATAAGCCTTAAAATGTATCATTTTATCTGTACTTCCTAAAAATCCAATTGCTTGTTCTCCAAAATCATTAACTAATTGTGGTATTTCAAAATGAGAGATAGGTTTGCTGTGATTATTGATTGCAATACAGCATTTATCTAAACTCATACAATCGACTTGTATGCAATTTATTGAATCCATTAAATCTCTAATAGGTAAAAGATTTTTAGTAGAATATTCTTTTATAACTTGTAAACGTGTATCTACTACATCATCTTCTAATTGATCCATAGATATTGCAGGAGTAGATCTTAAACCTTCTAATCCACCTACTACATCATTTCAGATTGCAGATGCTTGTTTTTGTATAATCATAGTTTAATTTAAATAAAAAATTGCGAACAGGAAGTTCCCTGCCCGCAATTTAGTGGTGATTAGAAAATGTTAATATTAGGCAATTACATTGATTGTAATAGTTCCTGTATTTCCAAGTGAATCAGTAACTGTAACAATGTTTGCGCCTGGTGCTAAAGCAACACTAGTTACACCATTAGCATTTACAGAAGCAAATTTAGTTGCATCAGACACTGCATAAGTTACTGCACCAACTGCACCTTGAGGTGTTAAAGTAGTAAAGTCTCCTACAGCAATAGTTGTATCAGGAGTAGTTACAATGAATTCATTACCAGTAGCAGGTTGTGCATTAAGTATAGTTAATCCAGCAGTTGTCATAGCTGATTCAAAAGCTGTAGTTACAGTTGATAATACATAGAAAATAGCAGTTACAATAGATGTCATTTCTTGACCTACTGCTCCCATTCCTGTAACACTACGTTTGATAGCACTACGAATAGAATATTGTGTATATTGTCCACCTGCAGCAGGAAGTTCTTCTTGACCAATTGCAGTCCAATTAGTACGATCAATAGTTGGTAAACGTAAGTTTTTAGTCAACCATGTAGTTGTACCAAATCCTTGTTTTCCAGCTGTTACTGCACCAGTTGCAATTAAATCTTGATAAACATTATAGTTATCATAACCAGTAAGAACTGCTCCGTTAACTACTGTTCCATCAAGTAAAGTTTGAATTTCTGCTTTTTTGAAACGTTGATATTCTGTACCTGAAGTTATTGTTATAACTGCACCTGCATTACTAACAGTAAATAAAGAGAAACCAGTTACAGTTGCTTCTTTTAATACAGCTGTTGTAAATAAAGTTGCTAAGTCTGCTGCTACTGTTGTAGCTGCTTTAACTTCATAGAAGAATCTTTTTGAACGAACTACAAAATCATTTGCATATTCTGAATTAGCTGAACCAGATAATTTAATATCTAAAGCTAAACGATAGATTTGACCAACTACAGGATTACCCGTAATAGTAGTTACTAAAGTTTCTTTAACAGCAGCTGAATAAGGATTTTTAAATACACTTACTACTTCTGAAGATTTATAATTACCTGCACGTAGTACACTAAAAGTGTTACCATTTGCGAAAAATTTAGTAGCACCACTTGAATCTACATTTGAATTAATAATGGTTTCTGTTGTGAATTGAAACATATTGTTTTTTTTTATTTTTGTTAATAGAGTTTCCTCTTAATCTTTTAATGTACTAAATAATAGTACGAATCTTATCTTTTTCCTTGAGGTTGTTGTTGTGCAGGATTAGCTATTGATTGGTTTATAGGAATAGTCGTTTGTAATCTTTGATCACCGGCATTTTCCATTAATAAAACAACTAATTCATTTACAATTTCTTGAACTACATAATCAGGAAATTCTAATATTTGAGAAGTATCTTCTACTGCATCAACTTGATCTGGTGTTAATCTTATATATTGAGGAGTTTTTAAATAATCTACATAAACACTTGTTGGTTTAAAAACAGTATCATCTTTTCCAAAACGAAGTTCCATTCTTACAGCATTAGTGTTTCCATATCTCATTTCTTCTTCTTTTTCTACTAAATTCATATTAAAATCTGGATCAACTTTATTTAAATTTAAATAAGCATATATATCACCTATAAAAGTAGTTTGCGAATTTGAATAAGTATCTAATGTAATTACAAGTTCTGTAACTTCAAGTATTCTTGCTGTTAAAGCTGGACCACCAGTTGCTATATATACCAAATCATTAATTTGTAAACCATCAGTAATAAAATTTCCTGTAGTTCTTGTATATGTAGTAGGAGTTTTTAATAATACATCTTGTCCTCCTACTGTAAAAGTTCCAGTAATAATTTTTCTCGTAATTGGTTCAGAAGTATAATAATATGTAGTTTGATTTGTTTTTCCTACAGTATTTATTTTATAATATCCTTTCAATGTTAAAGGCCCTATATTTGAAATATCAGTAAAATTATCTACTACTAAAGGTTTTTGAGTATCTTGTGTAGGAAATGTATTTTGTATATTTACATTATGAATATAGAAATAGGGGTTATTATATGTAGGTCTCATATAATAATTATTTATAACTTGTGATCACATATCCCCTGTTAATCGTTTAGCCCCAAATTGTATATACGTTCCTTCATTATAACATTTAAATCGTTTTTTAACATTATATTCAACTAAACAATTTAAAATATGAAAATAATCATCTGGCAGATTTACCTCATATGTTGCTTTAAATAATTGAGAATTTGATACTGCTGTTGACCCCGAACCAGAAATAGTAGGATATACATTTTGTAATTTTGGAGTTAAAACAGCAGTACTTTTTAACACTCTTAAATCATCTGATTTCTGCTGATTTATATCATAAGCATTATAACCTTTATTAATAAAAACATTAATAGCTTTATTGATAAAATAATTATAATCCTCTAATAATAAACTTGGAGCACCAGTTTTATTTACCTCTGTTAAAGCTGCTTCGAATACTTGGTTTGCTGTCATTGGTTAATTAGGTTAATGAATGATATTATTTTTTAGAGATTGGTTTCTCTACTTTATTATAATTTGGGTATGTTTCAGAGTTAATTTCTGCAACTAATTTAGCATTTCCTTGTTGTTTTAACCATGCAATAGCTGCATTTTCAGTTACACCAAGATTTACATAATCACCATAGGTATAAATACCTGATTTAATTAATATAACTCCTGCTTTTAAAGCATCAATTAATAACATACGAATTTCTGTATCTGTACCTGTATACAAATCAATAATTTTATTTGGGGTTTTTTCTGCAATACTTAATAAGTAATCTTCAACATCACTGTAATGTGCACTACCCATTTCTTTACCAAGTAATTTACATTTTGTAACTCTACCTTCTTGTGAATCTTCTAAAACAAAATTTTGAGCTTTAATAACTAAACGTTTTTTAGTATTTTTAATCTTAGTATCTTCTCCTGGACGTTGTATATATAAATCTGCAATTCCATATCTTTTTTGACCACCATCAATAAGGAATTCACCTTGTTCATTAGTAGCGGTTCTCTCTTTTGCAATCAGTTTAGAATATTGAATAGCTTCCCATCTTGCTTTTTGATAATCATTGTCTAAATCGAACATAGTTCCATCAACTATTTCAATTGCTTCATCAGCGGCAATAAATATTGCACCTTGACTCATCTCAGTTCTATCTTTTTCAGATAAAATCATATCCCCATTTGAATTTATTGGTTTTACATGTGCAGGTAATTGACCAGTTTTTGGATTAGGACATGGTTGGATAAAGAATGATTGTTCAACTTTTCCAAATACACTTCTTATAATAATAATATTATCATTCATATTAATTCATTTTTAATTTAAGTAGTAGTTAAACTACATATCTATTTTTTATATTTTATTATCTAATAAATATAACTGCTACACGATTTATGTAGCAGTTATATTTTAATTTTGGATTATTTAAACTTAATCCTAGTTTTGCATAAGTACGAAGCTTCTGTCAGTGTTGTTATCTTAAAGGCTCTTTATCCCTTAATTCAATGGCTTCTTTTGTTATACCATTGCTCAGACTATATCATCCTCTCTAAATAAAGAGGTCGGGCACTCGTGTTAGGATTATTGTTTACTATACTCACCTATTAGTCGTTAGCGGTTTTTGGTACTTTAATTAGTTTTCCCAAACTTCCGACGGGATTGACCACTTCTGGTTATTCCCCGTTTTCACCCAATTTGCAATCATTGTTACCAATGAAGGCCGCATCATTAATGCATTCTACTTTGTATCGTTTTTTATATAAAGTTTTATTTTTTTCAGCATAACGTAAACTTGTATAAACTAAATTATGTTCAGCGGCAAATGACTTTAAACCCATAACCCATTGTTCATTAGTAATTGTATCTATAATTAATTTCTTAACTTCTTTAGCAATTCTAAGTTTTTCTTTAGTTTCATCTGTTATTACTCTACCTTTTTGAGCTTTACACATCTTTTCTCTAGTTTCTTCTGTAATAGTACGTCCTTTAAGTGATTCAGAAATTTGAAATTTAACTTCATCTGTATGATGTTTACCAAACATACCATTTCTTTCACCACATAATTTCCGTTTATTTATATGTTCCTCAGATTGTTTTTTACCCAACCAACTAGGAATTGAATCATATAAAATATTGATACATAAAGAATTATGTTCATTCTCTTTTAATAATATAACTTCATTAATATCTGCTTCTTCTCTCGAAGGAAATTCATTTAGAATCTCCTTCTTAAGATTTTGTTTATTATCTTTAATATATTCCTTAGTCCAAACTTGACTTGAACCCATATATCTATCTTTTTTTACTTCACAATCACAACTTCTTACACCTAAATAATATTCTTTAGTTATTACATTGGTAATTTTATATAAATAGTGATTATTTTTAATTTTGTATTTCTCCATATTTATTTTAATAATATGCAAAGTTACGAAACTTATGTGGTAAAACAAAATGATTTAGAATATATTTTAAATATTACTATAATCAGATATTTAATCAAATATTTCTATATTGATTATGATTGACAAAGTACGAACGCTCTATACGGTGTAAATACCCCAATACCTGCAAATCCACTATTGATTAATTTGCTACCTGCAACTGGAGTAGAAACTACACCTGAAGTTGCACCATCAAGACCACCAACACCAGCTAAAGTATTACTTGTAAATTCAGCGCCTTTTAAAGAGAATAATTGTAATGCTGGTTGACCACTTGCTTTATCAGCAGTTAAATCTACTAAGATTGCATAACCTTTATTTGGATATTCACGAGATAAAGCACGATCTACTTTGAATACGATTGTGTTATTTAAGAATTCATAAGAACTATAAGTAGCACCAACTTTAATAGTTTTCCCTTCTGCTTGTGAGTAGATGTAAGAATTTAATACTTTGAAGTTGTTTAAGTATTCAGCTAATGTAGTTTGAACATCAGCATAAGCTACCTCATTACATACAAATACAAATGTATTTCCACCTGGAGAAGAAGCTTTTTGAGTCATTGTAGTAATGGCTTTATTAAATACAGCTACACTTAATTTAGAGTAATTATATTTACCTGCAAAACGGTTAATTTGAGGGATTGCTCCATCACCAGCAATCAATGGACGACCTAATTTGTCAATGATTGAAGACTTACCATTCACATCCATAGTACCTTTTTGTAAAAGTAAAGCATTGTTACGAGCTTCCATGAAACTAGCTAATGCTTGTTCTTTTGCTTTAGGCATTTTAAAGATTGCTTCTTTGTAAGCTCCACCATCTTCTCCATTAGAGATTTTCAAGAATACATCTTCGGTTAAAGCATAACGAGAAGAGTAATTAACATCAACTCTATGTTCAGTAATCCAATTACGATGTTTTTCAATATTTGATTGGAATTTAGCAAAACCTTCTTCATGATATTCTGGTTGAATATTAGATACGAAACGAGTAGTCATACCAATTTGACATGATGTAAAATCTAAAGTTTCTTTATAAGTTGAATCGATTAATCTTACTGAATATTCCCAGAAATTATCTGATTTACGAATTGGGGCTTCCATAACAATACATTGTTGTTTTGATTCTTCAATAATGAAAGTATCATTACGTTCAAAATAACGTTCTGTAAATTGCATGGTAATATCAGAACCATTAGCACCATTTCCAGTTGGAACAGCTGCAAATTCTATACGTTTGATAAAGTTAACATCAATTTCTCACTCAAACATAAGAGAATTGATTTTTTGAAATTTAGAACCTGTTTTTTGACTATTGTACATAATGTTTCCTAGTCCTTCTGTTAAATATGAAGCAGTTAAATGTTCATACATTTTAGACACGATACCCAAACGAGTTGGACGAGCACCAAGAAATTTATAAAAATCTTCATACGTTTTAGAGTGAGCTAATTCAGGTTTTACTGTTGTAAATTCAGCAATTATTGCCATAATTAATTAATTTTTTAATTGATTTATTTTTTATCCCAGATACCATAAGTATCTTCTGTATTTTCCTCTGACTTTACTATCACTGTCCTTGGAGGTTTGGTAGAACCCTGCTTTCTAACCGTATCTATTTCTTTTTTATAATATTCATGTGTTACATCAAATGCCTCTGCACCTTTAATTGCAAACCAAGCTAACTTAAATAAGTCTTCTGGATTATCAAGTAATTTAGCAAATTCACTTTGTCCATTAATATCTCTATCTAATAAAAATGATAATACTTCTTCTTTATCATTATCTTCTAAATCTAAACTATATAAATCATTAGTATTTTCTGCTACTTTTACCATAGTTTCTACTAATGCATCATAAGTTTTTTCACTTTCTTGTGTTTTTTGTTCAACTAATTCTTGTTGTTGTGCATCTTCTAAACCTTTGTATTCTGTTCTTAAAGCATCAGTCATTTTAGTAAAAGTATCAGGTTGAAGTATTTCTTGTGCTATTTTTGCATCTAATTCTTCATCTGATAAATTTGGATATCTAGATTGTAAATCATATCTATATAATTCCTCATTACTTAAATCATCTACTGTATAATTAGTTTCTTTATTTTGTTCAATATATTCTGCAATTGCTTTTTCTTTTTCATATTGCATTACTTCGTCAAAAGTAACATTATTTTCACGCATAAAATTTAAAACATCCATTTCATGTTCTGATATTTCAGGTGTTGATGTTTCTTCTGAAAGAATTGCTAATTGTTCTTCTAAAGATAAATCATTAAAATTTATCTCTTCTAATTCCCCTTCTTCATTTTGAAATTGAATCTTAGAAGAATCTACAATTCCTTTTTGACTAAGTAAAGATGCAATTACATTATTGCTTTCTTTTTCTGTTTCTGTATCTAAAAAAGTATCAGTAGTTGTTTCTGATGGTATTGTATCATCTTGTTTATCTATTTCTGATAAAAAAGGATCATCAATATCATCATTATTTTCTACTACTGGATAATTATCTAAATTAATATCGTAATCATTAGTATCTACTGCCATAATTTTTATTTTTTCATATTAGTTCATATTTTTATTTATGTACAAAATTAATACATTTTTGAGTAAAAAATAAATGAAATTAGATTTATTTTAAATTTAAAATGTATTAATTTATACAATAAATATTTATATAATATAGATAAGTAAAATCTAAATTATTGTTGCATCTTTATAATCATCTAAAGTAATTAGATATAATTCAAGATTTTGTAAAATATTGCCAGTTAAAATGTATTTTTCAAATAAATTTTCAGTAACATTAGTATTTCCTATATTAGGATAAGTATTAATGCCAAATTGTTTATCTGAAATTATAGTACTCAATTTAGAGTCTTTTACTGTTTTATTAAGATATGTTTTTACAGTAAAATTTACTGTTTCATTCTCAAAATTTATGTTTATATTGCTTATAATAATATAAGCTTCATTTGTTACAACTCCATTTCCGAAGTCAATTTTTTTAGTTAATGCCATAATTTTTAATTTAAATTGTTATTTGTATTATTTATGAATAAGTAAATGTCATGTCATAAGTATGACCAGATTGTATGGTAAGTTTGTAGTAGTTAGTACCAAGTATGTTTGTATATACAGAACCTGAAGTTGTTGTATTGTATATAATAGTACCATTATCTTTGATTACTAAAGTACCAGTATATCCTACTACTGGTCTACATACTATGTATATTACAATACCTCCTAGGTACATTGATCCATTAGCAGATAAATAAGTTGTATAAAACTTTCATAAATAATTCCAAACACTACTATCAGTATAATTAATCATGCAACTTAAATCACCACTTGCATCTGTATTATTAGTATGATCTACTATTGCATAAGAAAAATAAGTTAGTGCATTTCGATTATAATTTCTGAAATTTAATAGACTATTTTTATTACCTACATAATTAGAATCAAATATACCAGTAGCATTAGTAAAACATGATTGTAAATCTCCAGTGACAACTGTACTACCAAAAACTTCTTTAGTAACATCTTGTAAACTGAAAGTTATTGTATTTGGTACTGACATATTAATTATTTTCTAATTGTTTAATTCTAGTTTCTAGATTAGATATTTTTGCAATAAGTAAATCTATATACTTTACAGAATATCCTATTTCTTCATTACCTGATACGAATTCATCATTACCTGATTCTAATAACTCTTGTGCAATAACACCATATCTTTTTTCACCAAGTTTATTTTTGAATTCATATTCTTTAAATTGAATATTAGAATAATCTTTAGTGATAGGTGTTATGTTAGTTTTAAGTTTAATATCAGATGGCATTATAAAATTAGTTGCTGTTATAATGCCAGCTATAAATGTATCAGCATCAACATGAAGAGTGGAATCAATCCAACATTTACCAGATGCATAAATACCTCCAGATACTTGAAGTGCTCCTGAACTACCACCAGTACTATCATCACCTTGATTAAAATATCCAGGACCATAATAAATTGTAGCTAAATCTTCTCCTCTGAAAGTTACTATGTGTTCCATTTTACCATTAAATACGTCAAAGTTTCTGAACTGGGTAGTCCCGCCTGCATAACCAGTGTAGTTGTAGGCAATAGCAGAGGTGGCATTCGTAGCGGGTTCATTAATTTGCTTTTCAACAATTTGAATATAACCTGTTGAAAAAGCTGTTGCTTTGATTGTTCCAGTGCTAGATTGAATTTGAACACCTGCACAAGAATACATTGAACTTACATTACTATCGGTACCCCATAGTACCTGATAAAATGCTCCATCTGTTCTATTAGCATGCATAATAACGTTATTGGAGTAACTAGCGTTGTTTACTGACTGACTACCAATATTTCCACTATGTATTACAGTTCTCCATGGTGTATAACTATCCCCACCAGCTAAATTACTTGTACCTCTAAAATACATATTATCACTTGTGTATCCACCAGCAATCTGAAATGCAACATCACCACCATTTGTCATATGTAACAAATTTAAATACATTGCACCAGGACCATCACCACCATAATCTGAAATTGCATATATACCAGTTCCTCTACCAGCTAAGTTATAAACATTACTATCTGACCTATCAATTCTTACAGTGAAATTTGAAATACTTCCTGCACTATTAGCATAATTAACTGATAAACTACTAGCAGTTCCTGTTAAACCAGCACCACTACCATTAAATTGAGTTGCTGTAACTGTTCCATCTGTGTTTATATTCCCACTATCATCAAATTTAATTGATTTAGATGCACCGTTTGTTGATTTAAAATTTAAACCACTTGATAAAGTATCTATAGTATAACCCCAAGAAATATCTGGAATTCCTCCTAAATATAATTTTGAATCACCAAGATATGAAGCTGCAACAATAAAATTATTGGCATTAAATTGAGTTGCTGTAACTGTTGATGTAAAGACTGCTGCTCCTAATGCGTTGACATTAAAATTGCTACCAAAAATACTGATTGGAGTTACTCCTCCGTATGTCTCAATATACATATAAGGTACTCCTGAGTTGTTTCTCCAACCAAGAAACCCAGAAGTTCCGCTCCCGAATTGTTTGCCTATTGAATATGCTATATCATCGACAGCTGTTAAGGTGGGGTCGTAATTATCTATTCGATTGCCTATTATCCTTCCATCCACCCACACACTACCACTTTGAACAGATGATGGGTTGTTTTGGATATACTTAGAATCTAAAGACACTCCTGCAATAGTTGGGGTATTTAAAAAGTTTACTATTCCTGATGGGCTAATAGATAAGTCAACTACTCCACCTCTCGTATATGAAAATCCCTTTCCTGCTGGATTATAGATATTAAAATAATCACCACCATCAGTAGCTCCTACATTAACCCCTGTTTGAATAAATGTTGACGTACTCCATAAAGTCGAGTACATATTTATAAATGGAGCGGAAGCATTTATCTTTATATTTCCCGATACATCAACATCACTACCCCACAATTTACCCAATCGACTTGCACTTGACCCTATTATTTGTTGGGTGGATTGATCTGTTAATACTGCACCTAAAAGAGAATTAATATAACCTGATGGATTAGTTGAATTATAGGGCGTATAACCTAATGCGGTAGTTACCATTCCACTACTAATGCCTGTTATCCAATTACCGTAATTACCTAAATTATTTGTAAATTGGGATAACTGAGTAGGTTTATTTAGTAATACTCCTATTCCAGATGTAGCATTCCAATCTGTTTGAACTTGTGAAGATG